GGATACAAAATAGTTCATTGGAAACAGAACAAATCAACAAATATAGGCAACGTTACTTTATGTTCTAATAAAATTACTGAGGATAATACAATTCTAGAAGATTCTAGCACGTTTGAATGTTTTGATGTTGATAATTCAACAAAATCATTTTATTAAAAAATATACGGAATACGCATCGTTATTCAAAACGAAAAATGCAAGAAAACTCTAATTATCAATGGTATAATAGAAGATATACATATTAATTGTTTCACAAACCTTTATATAAAAACTAGAATTAATGAGATAAAATCAATTGCTAATTCTCAGGAAGAATCAGAAAAGGACGTATTGTTGCGTATAGTTGAAACAATTACATTAAAAGAAGTATTAATATTTGGAAACGATGATATGCGTAAAAAGATGATAGCCATATTTACCGAAACTAATTTGGTGAAACAAACAAAACTAGAGATCACTATTAAAAAGTTCTTAGACCTAGACGTTTATTCGCAACGCAATATGTTAATTAATCTTTTAATATATAATAAAGATGATGAGATACAATATATATGTTACTTATTATATGATTTAATTACAGCTAATTCGGTTGATTCTGTAGGAAGCGACCATAATTTTCTATATGAAAGTTTGCCATGGAAGATTAAAATGTATTTTAAAGACGTTGTAAAACATACAATAAAATACACAACCGACATGATGCAAAAATACGACATTAATAAGGTATCATTAGAGCAACAAATATATTTATTAAAAGCTAATGAGTCAGTAAAGGAAAAAGCTATGGCAAAATTAAAAGAAATAAAGGGTAAACCAGACGAACTAAGCACAAAGGCAAAGCAATATTTGGAAGGATTAATTAAAATCCCATTCGGAATTTATCGCGAAGAGCCCATATTAAAGAAAATGAAAGAAATGAATAAATGTTTTGTTAGGGCATTAACTTTAATAGAACAACTGTTTCCTGAGTTTGTTGTAACTAAGAAGGAAAAGTATTCAAATATAGAAATAGTTAGTATTGTCCGAAAAATTAACACTTATATTAACGAAAAAGTTCTCACCAATATGGAATCAATCATTGATAAAAATTCAAACAAGCAACTTGTAAAAGTTGTTCAATTTATAAATACTATTAAAAAAACAAGGGGAGAGAAAAAATATTCATTAACGAATTCCAGTAAACCAGACAATTCTATTCGTATATTAGACTACATTAAAAACAGTAATCATAATGATTCAAATATTACTGAAATATTTGACCAATTAAACGTTTTATCACCAATTTCTTTAACCAAAACCAAAAATGAAATTGCGGAGTTAAATAATGGTATTTCAAACATAGAGACTTCTATGAAAAATATAATTGATATTCTAGACGAATCCATATATGGTCACAGTCATTCCAAAAACCAGGTGTTAAAAATTATAGCTCAATGGATGAATGGCGAGCAGACCGGTTATTGTTTTGGGTTTGAAGGATCTCCAGGAATAGGAAAAACATCATTGGCTAAAAAAGGATTAGCTAACTGTTTAAAAGACGATAAGGGCCAATCCAGACCATTCTCTTTTATAGCGCTTGGTGGGTCAAGCAATGGTTCTTCATTAGAAGGTTATGGATATACATATGTACATTCTACATGGGGTAAAATAGTAGACATATTGATTGAAGCAAAATGCATGAATCCCATCATTTATGTAGATGAATTAGATAAGGTAAGCAACACAGAAAACGGAAAAGATATCATAGGAATATTTACACATTTAATAGATTCTACGCAAAATGATTGTTTTCAGGATAAATATTTCTCAGGAATAGATATTGACTTATCAAAAGCATTGTTCATATTTTCTTACAATGACCCTGAAAAAATAGACCGAATATTGTTAGACAGAATCCACCGTATAAAATTTGAGAATCTATCATTAGACGAGAAAATGGTCATTGTTCGCAAATATATTTTACCAGAGATTAATAAAAAGATGGGGTTTGAGAATATTGTAGAACTATCTGATGAAATGATAGAATATATAATAGATTCATACACTGTAGAACCAGGTGTAAGAAAATTAAAGGAATTATTGTTTGATTTATTTGGTGAAATAAATCTGAACATATTAAAATCTTCATGTAGTGACAGTTTTGAGTTACCAATAGTTATAACAAAGGAAAACTTAGAAAATAAGTATTTGATTAAATACAATAAAATAAATGAGAAACGAATCCATGATACTCCTGAATTGGGAATTATAAACGGTCTCTGGGCAAATGCTCTAGGAAGAGGCGGAATTATTCCTATTCAGACATTATTCTTCCCATCATCCACATTCTTAGACTTGAGATTAACTGGATTGCAAGGTGATGTGATGAAGGAAAGTATGAATGTAGCAAAGACGTTAGCATGGAATTTAACTGACGATGCTATTAAAAAAGAATGGTTAAAACAATTTGAAGAGACAAAATGCCAAGGATTGCATATACATTGTCCAGAGGGTAGTATATCAAAAGATGGACCGTCAGCTGGTGCCGCAATTACTGTGGCTATATACAGTTTATTAAATAAAAAGCACATTAAGAATGAAATTGCAATTACAGGAGAAATAAGCTTAAATGGAGAAATAACTGCAATAGGTGGTTTAGATGTAAAAATATTGGGTGGAATTAAATCAGGCATTACAACGTTTCTCTATCCAAAGTCAAACAACAAAGAATACAATGAATGGAAAAAGAAATATGAAAAAGAGAAACACGCAGATATTCAATTTATAGAGGTCTCTACAATAAAAGAAGTATTTGAGTATGTATTTATAGATGCTTAATTACTTTCTATCAATATAATATATTCGCATAGTTTAGAAAAATGGATTTGAACATCATATCGTTTACCTATTTATTTTTACGTTTAGCACCATTTGTACTTGTATCTTTTTTTTCATTATCATCCATATTTAATCAAGATTTTAAAGGCTTAATATATTTGGTAGGGTTGTTATGCGCTTGCTTTATTAATGTTGCCGTAGGAAATGTCATGTCATTTTTACCAACAATTGATCCCGAAAATAGACCAGAAATATGCAACATGATATCTCTGGGTCAAACCGATATTTCAAAATTGCCATTGGGACAGGCTGTATTTGGATACACTTTTGCTTATTTATTATACACGATTATTGTAAACGATTTTGTAAATCAAAACATTCCAACATTAGTATTCTTTCCACTAGTTATTGTTTTTGATGCGTTATGGAACATTAAGAACTCCTGTTATACCGTATGGCAATTATTAGCATCGCTCGTTTTTGCTGGATTCGGTGGTTGGTTATGGGCATACATAATTGAACAAACAAATAGCACTAGCCTACAATATTTTGCGGGCGTAAATAATAAAGAAGTTTGCAGCAAACCTAGCGCATCAACATTTAAGTGCGCTGTTTATAAGAATGGAAAATTATTAGAAAAAAACTTGACAACACCAACTGCATAATAAATATTATTTTTTACAATAATGTTTATGGTTCAAAACATTGAATGTTCTTATAGAACCATTCTTTTAGAACATTCGTTATTCTTTCTCTATGCATTGAATTTGCAATAGCAGTAACATTAAACGATTTGTCTTTAAAAAATACGAAAAAATTCTGAACAATATTTATAGTCACAGCAGAATTGTATTTGTTATTTAAATCGTTGTATTCAAATAAAGACGCACCCGTTCTTACATTAACGTCATTATGGAATTTAAAAAGCAAATTTTTTAGATCATCTTTAGTCTGGATTGCACCGATATTAATTTTTTTCATATATTGGGTTGCGTGTTCAGCACATTTTGGACAGGGCAAATTAATGCATATTGTTACAATATTGTTTAAAAGCTCAGATTTAATTTTATAAAAGTGTTCATCTTTAATTTTGTGAGCTAAGGTATGAAATAGAAACCAAGTAGGAGGACCCCATCGTATTTTATTAGGATTGTTTTGAGGAACTGCTTGCACATCAACTTGTTTATGTTGAACAACCGGTGTTTGATGATAATTCTTTCTCGCAAATGGTAACATAGAAACAGTATAATGTGGATTTATTTCTTTAGCTCTTGAATTGTATCTACTATTAACAAATTGCATATTCATAATCTATATAATTGATATATATTATCCAGTTAAAAATTACTAAATAATCAGATATAAAAATATATTATTTATATATGATAATGGAAACAAAAGAACAGCTTGTTAAAACTATAAAAGATTGGGTTAAACTAGACAACGACATTCGTAAGTTACAGAAAGAAATAAAACAAAGAAAAGCAGAAAAAACAAAAACTTCAACTGTACTTATGGAGACTATGAAAAAAAATGAGATTGATTGTTTTGATATTAACAATGGCCAAATATGTTATACTAAAAAGAATATCAAAAAACCGATAACAAAAAAAGTATTATTGGATACACTGGCAAAATACTATAAAGGCGATCTGCTAAAGGCCAGTGAAATTAATAATTTTATTTTAGACAATCGCGAAGAAACTGTGAAAGAGTCAATTGTTCTTAAAGTTACAAAAGGTTCAGACTAGTCCAAGTTCAGGAATAGTAGTATTTCCACCGTTCCTTACACACCTTGCAATAATTCTCGGGTTTTGTTTTCCCTCCAAAATATCCTCTGTTTTATACACGTTATTAAACTTATCAATATAATAAACAATTCCACAAATATCTTCGGCTACAACCTCCATCTTTTGAACCGTGTTTTCAGAGGTTTCGTCTGTTTGAAAGAATCCGTGCGGTGTTCCCTTCATATGAGTTCCGCAAAACTCACACTTAGCTTTGCGACGTCTAGTGCATTGTTCACCATTAGCCCTCTTTGCGTTACACCGGTTGTTCACCGGAATTGCGTTCTTAATTCGCTTACGTTTTACAAGGTCATCCTTAGCCAAACTAAGACGCTCATAATCGTAAATATATTCCAAAAGCTCATTTACAAGAGGCTTCTCCTGAAATGCTAATTCGGTAACCTTGTTTCTGACACTGTCCTTGAATTCAGTAACGTACTTCTCAATCTTAGTATTCAATCTCTTCTCCATGTCTATCTTGTTTATATACTTTATCAAAAATAATATCTAATTCAATTTTTCAGATATTATTATACAATCAATATAAAGAATCGTGAAAAATTGATTTCGGTTTTTGGTTTTTTAAAATTGTTAAAGAAAGAATCAAATCACAATGGCGAACATTATTATTAAAACTACCAATCCTATTATTATTAAAAGAAATGTTGTGGATGAAGCACTACAATACGCAGAGTCATTGGTTGGACTACCATTCAGGTGGTATGACCCAGCGATACATATCTTCAGCGGAGACGATGTGTTTTGGTGCGAAAATTCGGCTGCACCAACAGCTGATGAAATACAAAAAAATGATAAATCCATTGCTTGCACTGGACTACCGAATTTGCTTCGCCGGTTTCGTGGGTTAACAATCCCTGGCTTGGGACCAAAAATGCGTGGAAAGTTTGCACATATTTACCAAGCTTGCCCTGGAGGAACTGGTACGTGGTTCGCACATCTCCGTCAAAACAAGCGGCTTCAAAAATTGGATATGAAAAAATCATATCCGAGGGGAACCCTATTAATTGCGAGATTTAAAGACATTGGTAAGGACCAGGGACATTTGGCAATTGTCTACGACGATGTTGACGAAACAAAAAATATAACCGACCAAAAAGTGATACACGCAACGCCAACAATTGACTACAAGGAAAGGGCGAACCATGAAAATCACGGTGCAGTAAAAATAGAGTCTTTTATGATAGGGAATGAATTATGGAAATGGGACAAGATAGGTTATTACAAATATGTTTGCTTGCCAGAAAATTGGTTAATATTTAATTAGGACCAATTAGTTACAATTCATTGTCCCATTCTGGTGGACGCACCTTTTTACCTCCATCATAAGGAACCGCATAATTGTTATCCAACATCCATTGATTAATGTGCAAATTCTCAATATAAATATCAGCCAATATTCTACCATATTTTTCAGTGCCCACGTTTCGCAAGACAATTATTTTACCAAATATCAAATTATGGAGAGCATCTCTAGCCACAATGGCTGCTTTTTTCTCTGCGTCTGTATTTCCTTTTATTTCGGCAGAATCTATTCCCGCAAGTCTAACACGAAACCGGTAAATGGGAAGCGCCGTTCCAGGAATTTTTGAAGCAACAGTGATAGTGTCTCCATCATAAACTTTTATTACCTTACCTGCTACAATTGGTGGAATAAATGCAGTTGTATCTTTATATTCAACATTATTTAAATATTCGTCAAAATGTTTATTGGAAATTTCAGTATACGTTATCACGTCAGAAGACGCGCTTCTTCTTCTAAAAAGGCAACAATTAGTTTTAATAGCTTTCAAACAATTCATTTGACCCAAGTAACTTAATAATAGTAATAAAAAAGATATATTCATTCAATTTTTTTGAACGCGTATATACTACTAAACCATTATTTCTCAAACATATCATGCACTTTCTTGAATACAGCACCTGCATCAACACAAGCAAAGCGTAAATGCTGCGCCGCCATTCTCTTATCCGCATTTTGTGCATAAGCTATGCGAAGTGTGCTGTCATCATTATGAGGATGAAACTTTTTGAAGCCGCAATAGGTAAAGATTTTCTCCTTGATATAATATTTCTCATAAAGGACATATTGTAATACAGTTCCAAGAGTATAATCCTCGTTCTCAAGAATAATATCAAAGCAATAATCCATAGTTGTTTCGCTGTTGTTAATGGGGACGCCATCCGAATCAATTAGCTGAATCATAGCAATCAACTTATCATGCAATACCTTACATGCCTTTTGAATAATCTCACGGTTTTCAAATACACCAATAGTTTGAACCACAAAATCAAAACTATCAGCAACGTAATAACGTTGAGCGTCCAATAGATAAAAGTTTTTCTTCTCAAAGTCAATTTCATCCACAGACAATTGCTCTGACCTAAGCTTCTTCTCATGTTCCTCCCAAACTTCATCAATCTTTTTAATGTCAGGTGTATTGCCATATGAACATTTAGATACAACATTAAACATGCTATTTTCTTTGGCGTTATGAACTGAAAACTCAGCGGTTAACTTAATTTGCTCACCGGGAATATTATCACCAATCTTTGGACGAACGCGAGCAAAATCAATATATTGTTGTGTCTTTTGGCATGGTGGGAATATGCGTCTTGTCTCGTCCTTGGAAAGGAAATTGCCATTGGTCTTGTTGCGAATGCGGAAATGTTCGGTGGTTACAATAATCATCTCGTCTGTGTTGTTTTGAATGTCCAAATCTAAAATGTAAGCGCCTGGCAAAATATTCAAATCCTTTTCATGAATTGGAATACAACTCAATCTCTGTTTCAAAATCTCATTATGCAAGCGAGTGGTATTTATTTGAATATTACATTGATTGTCCTTGTACGTTTCAGTATAAAACGATAGGGTGGGAATGTCAGAAAGAATAGTGCGGCGGATAGCGTTTGCTAAACTAACGTTTATGCCATTAATGGTAAACTTATAGACGTCTCCAACATCCGAAAGATTAGAGATTTGGGGATTCATGGTATAAAATATAGCGATATTGTTTTATATATTTTATAACATTAATAATCAATTTTTTGAACGGAACCCTATTTATTATGAATATGAATATGTGTCCCATTTAATCCTTGCAATGATGTGGTGTGTGCTCGCATGTGCACATGCATTTTTACACCTGACAAATCCATATCTCTATAAAAATAATCATCGTCCATCAAATATGGATAATAAGGATATCCATATCCATATCCATAACGATAATTTGGGTAATATGGGTATCCATATTCAGGAAAACATCTAGCGCCGTCTGAATCTCGTTGATTAGACTGTGTTTTTTCAATACCTTGTTGATTCGCCGAGTAAGGTGTTAAAACGCATGGTAAATAACCACTAGACGTCTCATCACATGCTACAAAATTACCAGATGAATCGGCGTGAATACAAGATAATATGACACCATCTTTATTAAATGTAACAATTCTAAGATTTTCCAATACATTTAAAGACAAATCATATTGCGTCATAATAAATTTGTTTAATTCTGCAATATTTGATTGTAATGTATTGATATTGCGAGCCAAATCTGCGTTTTGTATTTTCAAATAATAATTTTCATAACTTAAGTGCTTAAATATAGCACTCATTGGTCTTTTTAATTGCGCCATTTCAAATAGAGTAAACTATTTATATTATAACTAAATAATTTATTGTTGACTAAATGTGTTACGATATTTGCTGTTGTGATTTATTATTGTGATTACAATTATTTTATTGTAAATATTATATTATATGTTATAAAGAAACATAGAAATAAAAGTAATAAAATCTATATAATGAGCAAGATTAACGGTAAAAAGGTAGTAGATTGTTTTATTTTTTATAACGAACTTGAACTTTTAAATTATAGATTAAATATACTATATGACATTATTGACCATTTTGTTTTAATTGAATCAACCCATACATTCGTGGGACAACCTAAAAAACTATACTTTGAAGATAATAAACATTTATTTGAAAGATTTAATGACAAAATTATTCATATTGTAGTTGAAGATTTCCCGTTTAAATATCCTAATATTAACTTGGACGAAAAAAATCAATGGTTAAATGAATGTTTTCAAAGAGATTGTATATCTCGCGGATTAAATAAATTGGAATTATCAGATGATGATGTATTTACAATAGCTGATTTGGATGAAATTCCAGACCCAGAAACATTAATAAAAATTAAAAACGGCGACATAAGTGTATATGTAAATAAACTAGAAATGGGGTTTTACTATTACAATTTAAACGTCAAACATAAAAACATTTGGGAACCCTGCAGAGTAGTAAAGGTAAAAGCTTTTAATGAACTAGGATTCTCTTGTGATAAAATTCGCAATTGCGATTGTCCAAGTATAAATAACGGTGGTTGGCATTTATGCTATTTTGGAGACGCCGATTTCATCAAAAACAAAATAGAGACTTTCTCACATCAGGAATTTAACAATGATAATTTTACAGATACTGAAAAAATAAATGTGCGAATTAATAGCAACATGGATTTATTTGATAGAAAACACGAAGAATGGATAAGAACTCCAATTGCGGAAAACAGTTATTTGCCCCCATTTTATAAAACATTTTTGCGTAATTTTGTTTTATTCTAATTAGACATAATCATCTTCAATCACATAATTATTAATAAACAAAGTTCTTTCTCTTGGATTTAGCATTCCCCATAAGAATTTTATTTTTCTTTCAGGATTTAATACAACATCTCTGTGAAAAACAACAAATACAAAATTATTACAAGTAGAATAAGTCCATTTTTTCATTCTGAACATTCGGTTTAATAATTTCACAAAACTATTATGCGTATTATAGCTGGGGATACGCGAACGATTACAAAAACATATCATGTCATAAATCAAGACATCATAGTTAAAATCATAGGTGTAAGCGTTTTCAAGTATAGAAAAGTCAGTATAGAAACTGCGAACGTCCATCATAAGTCTTGGAGGCTGGGGTAAATACGTATATGGTAAAATATGATTCATTATAACGTCTTCTGGAAGTGAATTTAATAATTTTGTATCTAGCTGTCCGTTCATAATATTATTTCATATAAATAATATTACCATTAAATTTATTGCTTAGACAATAGGAACAATGCAATTAAAATAAAAAATAGAACAAATGGAAACAATACCAAAAACCAAGATACACCAGAATATCCAGCTCTGCATATTAGGTTCAAAACCCAAGTCCAGAACAAAATGTAGAGTATCTTAATAATAAAAATGAGTGATACACTGGAAACATCACATTGATAAATTCCTAAACAATACATATTTTCATTGCCTATATTTTGAAAAAACATAACGGCTAATGCTATTACGGATAAAACCAAATATAAAGAAGCAGGAGTGCATAAATCTTTTAAACCGGCGATTGCAATTGCCATTATATATAATCATTAAGAAAATTATACTAAAGGTGGATTGTTTGAAGTATATCCATTTAATGTGGGTTGACTGTATACTGAAGGGTTTGTCGTTGTACTTCCATACAATACATCAACTGCGTTTCTAGCGCCGTCTAATGTGCCAAATGACATAAATGGATTATTTGAGTAAGCTGAACCCAATAACATATCACCACCTTTTATTTTTTTATTATTACGTCGCTTGCCTCCTTTAATTATTCCTGGTAAGTTTCTTGCACTCTCAATGGCAATAGGAGATGTTGGGTCATTTTGATAATCATTTTGGCCATAATAATAACGAATTGGCAAATTACCGTCAAAACTAGGAGGGTTTATATTGCCACCTTTAATAATGCCGCTGTTACATCCACACCCACCTTTAATTTTACGAGACCCCTTTCTATTTTTACGAGTGTGTCTTTTTTTATAAGCTGATTTTCCTTTAGTTTTTCTATTAATCTTGACCCTGCTCATTTATATACTAAAATGATAAAAAAATTCAAACAAATCTAAATAAGTATGTTTTTATTCAATGTCAACATGTGTTAACATATGTCTTCTGCAACAAACATTATTTAATGCTAAATTGTCTAATACTGTACCCTCTGGTGTTTTATCTACCTTGTTTTTAGTTAAATAAGTCACCTTTTCTAAATCCATTCCTTGTGACAGTTTAATTTTTCTAACTTCATTTTGAAAATACCTGTATTTGTCAGCAAGGACCATACCGCATGTGAAACACTTTACTGGAATAATCATTGTTCTCTATAATTAATATACGTATATTCTTTTATATATTTTCAATTTTTCATCTATAACAAAATATTACGATATTATAAAGAATGTCTAAACCGATTTATATTTTTAGCATAATAGTATTGTTTGTTGCAATATTCTATTTAGCTAAAGAACTATACAATTACTATTTTAAAGAAGGTCTTGGAATGTTTGGTCTGGTCCAAAACCAACAAAATATTGTAGCCGCAGCAGCTCAAGACGCCACTATGGTTCAAGGATCTCCTTCTGGATACGCAGCAGAAACTCCAACTGCGGCAAGCACTGCGCCTGTTCCTGACCCAAGCGTTGCCGCTGCTTCTGCTATAAATGAATATCAAGTTTCTACTAATGAATATGAATACGATGGATTTAAAAAAGGGTATAATGACATAAGCAATAATGTAAACGTTCAATTTCATGACGATTATTTAGATGAAAAAGACAAATACGGAAATCCATCAGGAACTTCATACATAACAGATAAAAAGGGAAATGTAACCGCAATTCCACCAACAGGATTAGGTGTAAAACCAACATATTATAAACCCCAGGATTACATATATGGTTCATTAACATATGTTCCAAATTATGAAGATAGTGTATATTTAAGCAGAACAGCAAATATGTTTATTGGACAACCAATGGTTGAAACATCATCAATTCAAGGTGGTGTATGTAATTACTACAAAAATAATCCAGACCAATTAGAGCAAGCATGTCAACGCATGGATCCCAATGTTTGTGCTTCCACGAATTGTTGTGTTCTTTTGGGTGGTGCAAAATGTGTAAGTGGTACCCAAAACGGTCCCAAAATGAAATCACATTATAGTAATACATTAATACCAAACAGAGACTTTTATTATTATCAAAGTAAATGTTATGGCAATTGTCCAAGGCAATGAATCCATTGCTGAACCAAGGCAATGAATCCATTGCTGAACCAAGGCAATAAACAAGACAATGAGACATTGCTGAACCAAGGCAATAATTCTACATCGTTTTAAAACCTTTAGTTGTCTTCTTGCGCACAACAGTTTTTGCATCATTTTGTGCGTGTATTTTATCATGACATTCTTGACAAATGTTTTGTAGATTGGCTGGATGATTTTTATGAAATGTCCCAATAAACCCATTATCATTTGCGTCTTTTTGCTGCTGTAAATGATGAACTTCTTCTGCTTTATTAATACCACATTTTTCACACAAGACACTTTTTAATTTCCTTGCATTATAAGACGTTCCTTGAGTAGACAAAATTCCCTTTGTTTCAGGATAATATTTATTACGCAGAAAATATGCCTTTTCTAAAAACCGATCACTTAAATGCATTGATTTACAAACTTCAAGACCATAATTTTTATCACCAGACCCCTCTTTAAGTTTTCGGTCATAAACTAAACAATCATCTTGTCTATCATAATGAACAGTCATATGCTTAGTCGCAATACTAGGAATTGCTTTTATTTCGTCATAGATAAGAATCTCATGAAAATGCGTAGCAAAAATAAAAGACACTTCTTGTTCAGCAAGATCCATTAACCCGGCTCCAAAAATGCTCAAAGCTGACTCTTTCTCAGTTCCAGAACATAATTCGTCTCCCAAAATTAAACTACGATTGTCAGCGTTTTCTAAAATAACGCGCAGTTCAGACATTTCCACAGCAAACGTAGAAAGCCCCTTAAAAATATTATCGTTTCCCAATATTCTGGAATAAATTGCGCTATATGGTTTATAAACAAACTTGGAACAAGGAACATAAATGCCACTTTGCGCCATTATTACTGAGATTCCAATTGCCCTAATTAAACTCGTTTTTCCCACAGCGTTTGTCCCATAAAGTAAAACGCCCTTTTCTTCTTGACCCAAACATATATCATTTGTAACATATATTTCATTTTGTTGTATATGTTCTATCAAACAATGCCGCAAATCCGTTACATTTATGTAAGAGGAGTCAGAATCAGAATCAATCTCCGGTTTACAGTAATTATATTGTTTTGCCAAATATGTCTTACATTGCATAACATCCGCTTTCGCGATATATGTGGTAATATTCTCAATATCGTCTATCCACTTATTTTCCAATTCATTTAATACGTTTAAATATGCTTCGCTAATCAAAGTATTAATAGTGTCTTTTAATACCAACATTCGCTTGTTCAAATCAGTAAGTTGAGGAGATTCAATATCCATCGTGTTTGATGAAGACCCCGCACTTTTAAACGTTATTTCACTAAGATTTACAATTACATTGTTATCCAATGTAATTTTTCCTTGGGATGTACTATGTGAAATAATTCCAGCTAAAATCGGCTGCAATTTTTTTGAACGAACAGTTGTTATCTGTAAATATTCACCCGATTTTTCCTTCTTTTGCATATTAACGTAATCTAATTCTGATGATTTCTCGTTCTTCTGCATAAGATCATTTAAATAATTACGAATCGTTATAAATGTGTCCTTGCATTTTACATATTCATCATTGGCTGCGTCTAGCTTTTCTGAAACGCCACGCTGTATAACATTGTATTCAAAATTAGTCATAGATGATACTTTTTCACAATTTTCAACAATAAATTTTTTATTTATGAATTTACTAATATTTGAACATAAAGAATCTATATAATTATAAGACGTTTCTACGTGTGTAAACTCACCACATAAATAGTCGCATATATCCGGCAATTCGTATAAGCACGTATTAATCTGAGAAACACAATCAATGCTTTTGTAAAGAGTTGCGATAGATGAAGGGTACACTTTTTTAATTATAATTTGCCGAATGATTTTTTCAACATCCTTTATCTTTAATATAATTTTGCGAAATGAATCCACCATAACATAATTATCAAGCATTTTAGAAACAATATCATATTCTTTATTTAACCAATCCTCATCAAATGTGGGATTGGTAATTTGATATTGGAACATACGTTTCCCAATAGAAGAACAACATTTATTTAAAAACGATAAGACTGACGAATATTGTCCATAACTGTTGCTTCCGTCATCAATAATATTAAGCTGCATAAGAGTATGGTTTGCCAGAACCATTCTATCAGATGTGTTATTAAATGTAGGAATGCTAATCTTGCGAATCAAATCGGGATTATGTTCTTGAATAAAGTTCAATAAATAACAAAACGATTGTGTAGCCATAATATTTTCGTGGAATTCAGCACATAGATCAAATGTGTCTTCTTTATAAAACGCTGATAAAATCTGTTTAATATATCTTTGATTCTCGCAATTTACTACTTTTTGGTTAGTGACGTCCTTGGTATTAATCTTATGAATTGTATTGGTTTTTATTCCAGTGTATTGAATAATTTTCTGTATATCAGATGTATCAAATGGTGACAATAAAATAACCTCACTAGGACTATAAACAGATACATAACGTTCCAACTCATCAAATGTAGTGTTCGTCATTATAAAAGGACTTTGGCTTTCAAAAATAGCAGACTTTCCTGTAAAAATATTAACTACAGAAACTCCATAAGTAATAACGTCTTTAATTCTAGAAGGACTTGTTTTAAATACGGGTTTTGCTAAGTGCATCCAGACACACATTATATTGTTTGTAATTTTAGGAGAAGTATCTGTGTCGCATGAAATAAAAGTTCCTGGAGAATAAACCTTATCTAAGTAACGTTTGAAGTTTTTCCCTTTCTCCTGTTTTTCTTCTTGTACATAAACGCAAACTGTATAACAAGCATCAAGCAACATTTGCAAATATTTATCCAATTGCACCGTCGGAACGCCCGCCATTACTACCCTTCCAAATTTGTCCATAACGCCGGGTCTTGGTGCGATTATGGCTTGACATGTATCCGAAAATTCCAATATTTTACTATCTTGATACTCTCCAGTTTCCAAAGATTGAACGCCATATACTTCAAAGAACTTTCCATTGTGCAAAAGAACTATGGTTTTTTTACCATATTTTTCTTCGTTTTCTTTGCTATATTTTGCATATTCGTGATGTAGTTTATCTTCAACCTCTACTTTTTTCTTCTCTACTTTTTTCTTAGAATTAGACATTTAGCTAATATCTAACATTAGTTGGGTTTATATGTTTTAAAAAATTGATTTAAAACATATTGGGTTATAATATAACAAAAAAATCCTAAACCAAATGTTAGCAGATGAGATTGCAGAAACAACCGATTATGGATATTTTGTTGATATTGATAACGGAACATTTATGTCAAGCAATGTTACGGAACGTGGTGAATATAAACGGTGTATTGAAAAAGATAAACCATTAAAAACAATAATTAGACCACACTTCAAAAATGGTTTGTTTTGTTTAAATACAATTTGTTGTGTCGCCGTCTCGTTTTTGTTTCTGAAAGCATGGGTACTTCCATCCAAGCAACTATAGTTATAAAATAATTACACCATATAGTATATAAATGAAATCTGTGTCGGCAATTATTTCTAATTTAGGCGAATATAAGTATTACATCATACTTATTACAATTTTTTTAGTATTAAACGCAATTTATGCTTACGGAACAAGATTTGATAAAACAATTCGCGTAAAAGAAGTTAACAGTTTGAGAGGAAAATATGGAACAAACGTAGTTGCCGATCACGACGGAACAATTTATTCAGTATCAAATTCTATTTATTATCTCTTCTTTAACAGCGCTGAATTATACACTCAATTTGATGCTGAAAAAAGTTATAAAATAACTGGATATGGATATAGAGTGCCAATTCTAGGATTGTTTCCAAACATTATAAGCGCAAAGAAATTATAATCATTTAGGCCCATTGATAAAATTATAAAGCAAATAATCCGGATTATGATTATGTACATCACCACACATCATAATAGAGCTCTCATACATTTTTCGTAAAACATCATTTGGCGTTATAGTTCCAACTCTTATTAAACCACATTTCATTAAATGTTTTTTAACCTCTTCTATGGGAGTCTGTTTTAATAACTGCGCTTTCGTAGATATATTATTTCGTATTGTTTTGTTTGAAACCAATACTGACACTTTTGGTGCTATCTTTGATTTACCTACTTTGTACGTTCTTCTTATTGTTTTCTTTCGTTTCATTTTCTTGAGTTTTGTATTTGAACGTATTTGTTGTATTTTTTCTTCTACATGTTTCATTTGATTTACTCTGTTCATGCTTTCTTTTAATCTGTTTTCTATATGTTCATTGCGGGATTCAGTGAACGTTTTGGGTGAAGGAATTGGACTAACGCTATTGGTTGAGCCTCCAACATTTATATGTGGTTGAAAAGCCTTCTGTGTTTTATTCACATAGTTTCTGTAAGTTGGCAACTGACCATTCTTTAAACAACCAAACTGTGGTGGTGTATGGATAGGATTATTAAATACTGGTTTTAAAACCATAGATGGTTGGGTATATGCATTAGTCATAACACTACTAGTAACATCTTTTATAGGAGCAGAAAAAGTATCAACAATAGGATTATAAAGTAAAGAATTTGTTTGTGTCGTAGGATATTGTTTTATTGTACTGTTCTTCGGTGCAGAAACAGCTGTTTTCTCCGTTAGATTCTGCATAAACTTCTGTGCTTCCTCAAATTCTTTATTAAAACCGGTAGATTCGTTCGGTTTTATAGTTGGTTTCTTTTCATCAAACAAATTATTATAACGGTCCTGTTGATGCTGTCGTATCATTTTCAATATTGAATTCTTTTTTAAAGTTTCATTCTTCTTTTTTTGAGACGGCTGCTTTATCTTTATCCCCCCGTCTTTTTTATCACCTGGGGGTTTTTTACGAGTTTTATTATTGGATACCTTAAATAAATTCATGTCTATATTAATTTTCTTTTGTTCCGACATATTGATTTAAATATATATTATATATTTAAAACTAATATTTTCCTAAATACGGCTTCTATGTATACAATCCATAAATCACCTTCGGTTTCTTAATATTCTTATTCTTCAAAAATACATCATATGCCTTGTTCATATCATCCATTGAAATCTTCTTTCGTTGGTCTTTGTCTTTGCCGTAGATGCGACGACCATGAGCAATCTTAGTATAAGTAAAAAGTAACTCCATATCACGTCCAAAACTCTTAAAATTATCTTTACGGTCACTAAACCAACGCTCTTTTATTAGTTCATCATCTTCAAACTGCCATTCTTGGTCAGAGACCTTTTTCTTGAATATCTTCATTAATTCGGGTGAGCTATATTCATCCATAGTAAAACGCCAAATAAACCGTGATTGCAAGCCTTTGTTTACTCTAAAAAAGGTTTCATTCAATTCGTCTTCGTATCCTGCAATAATAACCATAAAATCATTCTTGTGGTCGCTCAATGATTCACATATTGTATCCAGGCATTCCTTAGAATAACTATCTTCTCTTTCTCCATTTGCTAATGAATATGCTTCATCAATAAAAAGAACACCACCCATACATTCTTCAATTACCTTTTTAGTTTTAATTGCTGTCTGACCCAAATAGCCACCTATTAAATCACTGCGTGTTACCTTCTTAAAAATGTTGTTTTTCAAAATACCCATCTTAGAATACATTTTACCAACAATCTTAGCAATCTCTGTTTTTCCTGTTCCAGGTGGTCCATAAATTGCAGTATGTTTAAAATCACCCGAATCCTTTCCCACATGCAAGTTCTGAACAAAGTATAGCAATTGGTCTACAACAGATTGTTTCATATTTTCCATACCAATCATATTATTCAAATCAATAAGTTCAGCTTTAATATTATGTAGCGATTTCAAATCAATATTGTATTCTGTGTCTGTTCTGTATTCGTTATTTTCTACTATATTAATTAAGTCTGACAATGATGTTACTGAAGCGTCTATTGTTTCAAACTTTGTAGGTGGAGGAGTTTTTGCGGTTAACTCTTTTTTAAAGTCTTTAAGTTTAAGTAAATCTATCGTAACTTCATGTTGGTTTTGCCACATAAAATATGGGCTTTCAAATAAACTATATGGAGTTGTATTCATATTATTCCATATAGACGTAGATTGAGAATGGTCTATTTGGCAATTTAAAGAAGCATCATTAATTGACGTGATTTTATACAATGGTCCCAATAAGTTTTTATCTGCGATTTTTGAATTATTAAAATGGTCTTTAATTAAAACAGACATCATTGTGTAATCTATCATATTAAAATCATGAGTTTTATCATAACTATCCAAGAAATCTATAAATTTATTTGATTTTTTTATTTTATCTTTCGTCATATTTTCTATACTGTGTGCTTATTTTTATCTGTTTTAACATAATCATTATTATATCAAAAAGTATATTTACTAAACCAGTTAAAAAATTGATTTCAATAATATATTAACTTATCTGCATCAACAGATAATGATGAATTATGAAATGAAATCAGCGGATAGCTCTTCGGGTTATTTGGAGGCAAAAACAGTAGAAGATATTTTGCCTAAGAAAACAACCAAGAAGAAGTTGGTACTTCGCGACTCTCATATTATAAAGCCATCAGAAACCACCGAAGATCTAAAACAATTAATAAAACAAGAGGAACTGCTAGAGAAAAAGGTTGATGAGATTCACGCCAAGATTTCAGAGAGTGAGCGTGCTGTTCTGGAACACATGGGTGATTTCGTTGAAGAGCCTTATCATATTATTGAATCCTACTTTGATGGTCAACACTTGGAGCGCCTCGTGCGTCACCAGATTGAATCCTACAATCACTTCGTGAATTACCAGATTCAGCGTACGATTCAGATGTTTAATCCTGTTGTGATTCATTCAGACAATGATTACGTGCAAGATAAAGATAAGTATTTTCTGGAAGTATTCATTTCATTTACGAATTTTAAATTGTATCCTCCACAAATTCACGAGAACAATGGTGCCACAAAGATGATGTTGCCACAGGAAGCCAAGCTCCGTAACTTCACATATGCCTCAACCATGACTGTGGACATCAATATTCAATATGTTGTTCGCAATACTGAAAATATGGAGAACCCCAAGACAATTGAGAAGACACTTCCCAAGATCAACATTGGTAAGTTGCCTATCATGTTGAAGTCTTCTGTTTGTGTCTTGACCCAAAACAAGCATATCAGTAACCAATTTACTGGTGAGTGCTCTATGGATTCTGGTGGATACTTTATTATCAAGGGTTCTGAGAAGACGGTTCTTGGTCAAGAGCGTGCTGCTGAGAATCGTGTATACTGCTTTGATGGAAAGAACACTACTAAGTGGAGTTGGTTTGCCGAAATAAAATCTGTTCCCGACTTCAAGTGTATTTCACCAAAGCAAATTGAGATGATGATTGCTAGTAAGAACAACGGTTTTGGACATGGTCTTTTCATCACGATTCCCCGCATTAAACAACCCATTGAACTGTATGTACTTTTCAGAGCACTTGGTATCATGAGTGATAAGCAAATAACTGAGTATATTGTTTTGGACATTGAAGATGACAAGCAAAAGGATATCTTGAATTTCTTGCAAGCTTCTATTATTGACGGGAACAAGTACATGACAACTGAAGATGCGCTTCGCCATATCACAGCATCTGTTGCTTATACTCCTATCAATCTAGATAGGGAGGCCGGTGCTAAGAAAAAGCGCGAGTTTACAATAGAGGTCTTGAACAACGACTTATTTCCTCACTGTAAGACCCTGCAACAAAAGTTATATTTGATTGGATACATGGCAAGTAAGCTTATCCAGACGAGCATGGGTTGGCTTCCTCCAGATGACCGTGATTCCTATATTAACAAGCGCATTGAGCTCACAGGTACCCTTCTCAACAACTTGTTCAGAAACTATTTCAATAAGTTGGTAAAGGAGATGCAGAAGCAGATTGTCCGCGAAATCAACAACGGCTCATGGCGCTCATCCGAAGATTATGAAAATATTGTAAATATGACAAATATCTATAAAATCATGAAATCCACCACGATTGAAAACGGTATCAATCGTGCTCTTTCAACTGGCGATTTTAGTATTAAACAATCTAATAGCAGTAAGGTTGGTGTAGCTCAAGTGCTGAACCGATTAACTTATGTTGCTAGTTTGAGTCATCTTCGCCGCATTAATACGCCATTGGAAAAGAGTGGTGAGTTGATTGCACCTCGTAAGCTACATAACACTACATGGGGTTTCCTTTGCCCAGCGGAAACTCCGGAGGGTCAGTCAATTGGTGTTGTAAAAAACATCAGCTACATGGGTCACATTACTATTCCAACAAGTAGTTCTTCTCTCTACGAGTACGTAAATCCGTATATTTTATCAGTAAATGATGTTGCTACTCCTAAGGAGCTGAACAAGAAGGTAAAGGTCTTTGTAAATGGTTGCTGGTTGGGTGTTGCTAATGACCCCATGCAACTCTATACTGATATGAAGGATAAGAAATACAGAGGCATTGTTAATATTTACACATCCATTACATTTGATTTTAAGAAGCTAGAAATCCGTATTTGCAATGATGGTGGTCGTCTTACTAGACCTGTTTTACGTGTTCGTGATAACAAAGCTATTATATCTAAGGAAGTTATTGAGCAGTTGGTGTCTAAGGAGATTTCATGGAATGATTTGCTAACGAATTGCAAGCTAGACGAATCTGTCATTGAATACATTGACCCCGATGAGCAAAATTTCGCCATGATTGCAATGCGTTGCAAGGACACGTATCTACAGGAGCCTGATAATAAAATTAAGTTCACTCATTGCGAGATTCATCCGAGCACAGTATTTGGAGTGCTGGCTTCTTGCATTCCTTACCCTGAGCATAATCAGGCTCCCAGAAACACTTATCAATGTGCGATGGGAAAACAAGCAATGGGTGTTTATGCAACCAACTACGACCAACGTATGGATAAAACAGCATATGTCTTGAATTATCCTAGTCGCCCGCTTGTTGATACTCGTCTCATGAATTTCATCCAACTGAATAAAATTCCATCTGGAACACAGATTCATGTAGCTATTATGACCCACACAGGCTATAATCAGGAAGATAGTGTTCTTGTAAACAAGGGTTCCATTGACCGTGGCTTGTTCTTGGCTACAATTTACCACACAGAGAAGGACGAAGACAAAAATATTATTCGCGATGAGATTATTCGCTGTAAACCTGACCCACAGAAGACAAAGGGAATTAAGTTCGGCAATTATGATAAGCTTAACAGCGAAGGGTTTATTCCTGTGAATCAGCTGGTAGAGAATCGTGATGTTATTATTGCAAAGACAATTCCTATCAAGGAAAATCGCAATGACCCGACGAAGACAGTCAAATACGAAGACCAGAGCAAGACATTCCGCACAACAGAGGAGACATATATTGATGAGAACCACACTGGAAGGAATGGTGACGGATATAATTTTGCAAAGGTTCGTGTGCGTACTTTGCGTAAACCCGTATTTGGCGATAAGTTCTCCAGTAGACACGGGCAAAAAGGTACTTGTGGTAACATTATTCCTGAATGCGATATGCCGTTCACTAAGAATGGACTTCGGCCAGATATTATCATCAATCCACATGCGATTCCTTCACGTATGACTATCGGACAGCTTAAAGAGACGATTCTTGGAAAGGTCTTATTGGAACTTGGTATGTTTGGTGACGGTACCAGCTTCGGTAACCTGGACGTCAAGACAATTACCAAGGAGCTACAGAAATTGGGATATGAGAGCTATGGCAATGAGCTTATGTATAATGGTCTCACTGGTGAACAATTGGAAACAAATATCTATATTGGTCCAGTATTTTACCAGAGACTGAAACACATGGTTAATGATAAGCAACACAGTCGTTCCATTGGTCCTATGGTTAACTTAACTCGCCAACCTGCCGAGGGTAGGAGTAGGGATGGTGGCTTCAGAATTGGTGAGATGGAGCGTGACGTTATGATTGCACATGGAATGTCCAGATTCTGTCGGGAGCGTCTTTACGATGTATCAGATAAATATGCAGTCCATGTATGCAGGAAGTGTGGTATGGTTGCGTCGTATAATGATGGTAATAAAAACAGAATGTATGCTTCGGCAGATTTCACGATTCATCATTGTAAGACTTGCGACAACAAGACTGATTTCGCCAAGGTTGAGATTCCATATGCTTATAAGTTGATGGCTCAAGAACTACAAACAATCAATGTGGTACCACGTTTGATTACAGAGTAAATAGAACCCGAATAATTTATATTATGATAGTGTATAATATAAAATCTAACCACCGAACAATTCCTTGAGATTACGTAAAATTTTAAAGACGATTTTTACTCTATTGTCGTTTATATGTTTTTCGTTTGTGTATTTTTCGTTTGTGTATTTTTCGTTTGTGCGTTCTTCGTTTAGAAAAAGGAGTAAATCTATTTAATAAATAATTTTTATTAATGCCACCGGTTGTTGGGACTATGTCAGTTACTGCGTCACTCAATATTGGGGCTGCTAATGATAACGGCCTTTTTTTTCTAAATCTGTCTAAAATAGATCTTTTATTATTAGCCAATGCTTCGACCTTGAGATGTAGCTTAAGAGAAAGTAGAGACATATCAAACAATGATATAAAATCATTCATCGTTCGGCTTGGATCTGTTAAGAGATCTGGCAAGCCGTTTATTTTATCATAGTCAATCTCTTTTAATAATACGTCGCTGGTTCCATCGTCATATACTTCTTGTAGTCTTCCGCTGACACAAGCCCCTGGTATTGTAATGTAGTCTGTTGCATGCGGAAGCAAACCCAATTTCTCAGTTGGGCTTATCCCCCCACGTCCAATACAATGAATACTATCTGAAAAAATCCATGCTGTATTATTAGTACAATTAGACTCGCTCAGCGCCTTTCTAAAAACGGTTGTGTTACGAGGATTTTTTACTATTTTACTACTCCTTCCATCGGTGCTACTAACATCTTTATATTTACCTTTCGTCCAAATATCATTAAGACAAACTGCCGAATATTTAGATTTTAATATATACGTTAATAAAGAAGGACGTATATATGGGTTTCCATGCTTGTCCTTGTTTGTGCGAAAATTAAACCTAACATCAACTATATTCAATAAAATTTGTTTTATATTATCAATATGGAATTGTGTCAATACCCCAATATCTATAATATAGTTTCCTGTGAATGGACTTGATGCTAAATTGAAAAATAAATTATTTATTTTGTCATTTGATAACCGGACGAATTCAACATAGAATTCTTTTGGGACTAAAGGAGTATGTTGTTGTTTTTCTGCATCTTCAATTATTTTAATCAATTCTATAAAAAATCTTATACTACCAAATTTTAATTCCCAATCACGCTTGTCATTTTTAAGTGTGTCTATTAAACTATTATATTTTTCCGAATATTGAGACAGATCAGCCCTCTCAACTTTTATGGATTTTTTAATGACTGATAAAATAGAAATTACTCTATCAACAAAGTCCCGCATTAATTCAGGGTTGTCTTGAAGATAATGATCATTCATAAATTGTTTTTCATAACCACGGTTACGAGACATTTTATTATAGAAAAGCAAAGGATCCACTGAAGATATAACTGAATTATCTTCGCTATCTTTCAGAAACCCCAAACTATAAAATTTTTTTTTAAAATAAATAAATGTACTTACGTGCGCAGTTGGATTATCATAAGATCCTTTTACTACAAAATAGATAGGAACTTCAGTAATTGATACACTGCCCGGGTTATCTAAATCATATTTTAATACTGCTTCAGTTATTTCACTGTTTATTTTAATATTTGGAATGTAATCTTTATTAAATAGAGGTGTAACATTATTGACTATGATCTTTTTTATTTCAACTAAATTAGAATTACCATCAGTAAGATTTATAATAGGATTATAAGGATAAGGTTCATTAAATGGAGTAGAAACATTTGAACTGGTAGTTTTACTAAAGTTTTTTACTATGTCTTCTTTGATATCTTCGGTTTTAAATAATTCGTTATTTACTTGATCAAAATTAGCTTGGGTCTCTTCTATCTCAATCAACGGTCTTACACAATAATTTTTTATTTCTTTTATATCAGTGATATTAATCAAGTTTTTAAAAACATAGGAGAATGCAGCATAATGATCTTTTGGAGGAAATGTTGCATCCACTATCACGGAATATGAATCATCTTTAGCTGGTTCTGGAAGCCTTTTGGGATTAATATAACGATTAAGATCATTTGATTTATTTTTTATAAATGATGTCATTTATACTTTTAATATATTTATATATATACTAATTATATTTTAGCCCAGTTACATAATCCTTTACGACTCTTTATTTGAACAATACAAATCTAATAGCCAAACAATTCCTTTAGATTGCGTAACAAATATATCCTATTTTTAATTAGTTCAACGTTGATTTTTTTCTTATACGAACTTGGATTCTCTGAAATATTACGCAACAGTTCCATATCCTTCTGTAAATCACCCGATAAAACAATTACATTATCAGGAAAATAATGCTCTATATTGCGACAACCCATATAGATTGGTGTGGTATCACACAAAAGCGCATTGGTTATCTTCTCAGAAAAATAATGATTTGTCTGAAAGTTCTCAATGCATATATGAAAATCATAGTTTTCATATGGTTCCATCTCTTGAAATTTACCTTTGACTCGTGGATCCCCCATAAAATCATAATACATGCAACCACGACCGTATATATCTATTTGCAAATCTGTCTCCAATATCTTAGTTATCAAATCATGTCTGTATTTGTGTCCTTCTTGTTTGTTCTTCTCACTAACCATCATTGAAATTCTCTTTGTTTTGACTGGCACATATTTAAGTGGTGGATTATGCCACATATGCGAAAACCTCTCCACAAATGGCTCTGGTAAATCATATTTATCTCCAATGTAATACTTACCAATATATTGTTGAGCATATCTAACAAACTGTTCAGTTAATCCCAAAAACATAACTGGTTCAAATGCGAACCCAATAACATTCTGTTTGGGAATATGCGCAATTTGAGGCATAGCCGTATTCAATATAATAACATGAGTGAAATCATTGCCATTTGTAATATAAACATCTTTGTCTGGTCCATAATTTTCCATCAGTTGCGCTTCACATAAACGTTCATAGACATCCTTGCAATTATCAGATTCACAAAAGTTTGAGAAAATACGAATACGATACATAATACATAATGGGTATAAATATATTTATATTTTTATTACTATAAATATATTATGAATGAAGATGCCCCAAAAGTAAATGATAATAGTGATATTAATGATGTTCGCCAAGGACCACATTTTAAGAGTATATCTTTCTCTGGTTATAAAAAAACCGATGTGCGCAAACAACTTATTGAGAATATGAAAAATGGTAAATTAGAACCCGCCGCAAATTGGTGTGCCGAATTGATATGCGCAGGGCATTACATGGAAGTTTGGGAGATCATTTTACATTATACAGGCAAACACATTCATTTAGGAAATCCTAAAATCGTTATTTACTTACAAATGCGCTTTGAGGTATTTAAAAATATTATGACACAAGGTCAATATTTAAACGAACTCCAATTACGCAATCATCCCACGATTCGCAAACTATTTGCTGAAGTAATAAGCACATTGACACTTTCAAACCGAAAACATAGTTTTGAACCTATTAAAATAAATAGAGTAGAGGAATTTGATATGACACAAATGACAGATAGATTAAAAGCGCCTAGTATGACTTATGGAGCTGACATATTAAAGAAAGAAGACCCCAAAGAGCTGTTTATTTCCATTAATGAATTTTCATATCATATATCACAAGATTCTCATAGCACGATTGGAGCAAGTTATTGGATAGAATGGTTAATAGAATTTGACGCAATATGTAAAAAACGCAAGGAGCCTTGTCTATGTGAAAAACGTAGTAAAATATCTGTGGATAAAAAATTTCAAAGAGACATTATTTGGATATTATGGGATGCGCTTTTTCATTATTGTGATATGTTGGGAAATCAATATATTGATAAACTTATGAAAGCCATTTTTGACATATTTTGCATAAAATATACAACGGCTGCATGTAAAAAACGCCGATATCTACTTTATTTCGCAGTCGCACTTTTAACAGAGCCTGTTCCTACCAATATAGATTTAATGTCAAACAAACCGCTAATACAAAATATAGTTGAAAAAATAAACGAGGTGTATAAACAAATAAAGAAACAAGAGGAAAGCCCTAATACCGAATATTTATTTGCCAATTTACAGAAAGAAAATGCATTTGAGAAATCGTTGAAGAAGATGGATTTAGTAAATTCAATAGATATATTTAGTAATACAAAAAAATAAAGTGTAATCACAAATAAAATATATTCGCATTAATAAAACAATCAATACGAACAAATGGAGAAACAATATCATGTGGATTTTAAAAAATATTACATAGATTCATTAACACTATTACAAAAAATAACAATTCCGACGATTAGTATGTATAATGATTTTGAGGCCATATTAGTTTATTTTGAAACATCTCAACATATTGAATTTATATTAAAAAACACAATATTACGATTAGGGAAGAAATGGAGTTACACAATAATTTGTTGTTCTTCAAACTATAATTTTATGCTTTCGCTTTGCAGTAAAATATCGGAAAACATTAAGCTTATTAAAGTTAATAGTATTTATGACATTAGTAAAGACCTTAATGTTTTATTTCATGGAGAAAAGTTGTTGTTTTATAACGATAATACAATAATCGTAAATGACAATATATATGATTTTTTACATTGGGATTATATTGGCAGTAAAATAGTTTATGACATCCATGACAATTCACCTTTTGGTGGGTTTTCATTAGTTTCAAAATCGTTTGCTTCAGATTTTAATAATAATATTGGAAATTCGGAATGCAAAATAGCAGATATTGAATCATTTAATAGGTTTATGTCGGTAAAAACAGATAATCCTGATTGTTTTGCGTATCATAATTTTTGGCAAAACAACAAATCATGGAAAAAAGAAATTCATAGTACCAAATATCAACAAGACGCTATGTATAATCCAACGCATTATAGAATATTGAACATTGATTTACAAACGCTCAACAAAACAGAGTTATTAAACCATTTCAAAAACTTTGGTTATTATGAGAAGAAACCTTGTTACATTAAAAACAAGGATATGCATAAATACATATGTGAATACTGCGATTTTGATATAGAATTCGTTTCAAGTCATTATCTACATCATAATCCCGAATTATCAAACCTAACCAGTTTGGAACTATTAAAGCATTACAATATAGTTGGCAAACACGACAAAAAAATTGCGTACGATAAGAATTTAAATATAGACAAATTGATTGACTTAAAGAATCCATTAGTAGGAAATTGCGTTATTTTTATTAACTCTTCTCATGAATTAAACGACGAGACCAGATTTCTATATGAGTATGTTATTCATTTGCAAGAGAATGGGGAACATGATAATATATTAATATTAGATGTCTTTTTAAACGAAGACATTTTTTATTATTATTCAAAGTTAAAAACAAAACCTCTTTTTCACTGTAATAACTTTGTATTAATGCGAGAACTATTAGACTATTATAATCCAAAATTTATTTACGCAAATGGTATGAATTATCTTACATTAAATGTTGAGAAATTTTCTCAGGACATTATTAATAAAACAGTTTTTCATTTTCATGATTCTATGGAACTTATACCACCTGCGATAAAAAATCTAAAGAACAATACCATATATTGCTCGCATGAGAAAATAAACGAGCATTTATACAATTCTTACGGATTAACGAATACTCATGTATTCAGACCGTTTATTAAGAAAACCCTCGTGTCAAAAAGTACTAACTTAAATTTATTTGGAAACAATAATGTTGTCTTTGGAATGGTTGGTAAAAACAATTATGAAAACGGGTATGATATTTTTGTTAATTTAGTTAAACATTTACCTCAATACAATTTCATATGGGTAGGGGGCGGTGATTACGATTCTAATTTCTCTGCTGACAATTATATTCAAATATGTAATTATGTAGATATATACAAATACATAAATTTATTTGATTATTTATTAGTAACTTGTCGTAATAAAACACAGCATGTAGTTTATAAATCACTTTACATGAATTGTCCGTGTATTGTTCTTGAAAACAAAATGTCCCAAAATTTGATGACTTCTGGTTATTATAGAATAAAAGATCATTGCAATGATTTTAACAACGTTATTGAGTATATTAAAAATGATTTGTTTCTTTTAAAGAAACAAGACCAAAATGTTAATACGCATGAATACATATTAGAAAATTTTACTGAACCATATATTTATAAATACGAGATAGATTCAACCTCAATTCAATTACAAGTTACTATTCACGAAGAGAATATAAACGGTGAATTCAACTGGCGACATTATTTAATAGTAAATCCAGATTTAACAGAACATAATATATTAACATATGAAACAGCATTGGAACATTGGAATAATTATGGAAAATCAGAGAATAGATATTCTGTTATAAGACACTGTGATATTGAAGACCAATTACATCAATATAATAACTTAAAACAAAGAATTTTTGAACAATGGAACGATTATTACATAGAACAGGTAATAAAAATGAAGATAAAAGGAAACGATTCCTCTATTGTTAAAAGGTTTTTATACGACAATCTTGCGTATATTAAATTAAAAGAATGTAATAACAATATTAATAATCTTAGTTCTGCTATTTCAAAATGGATATTTAATGACAATTACTCTGAATTAAAAGCACTACCAAAAAAAAATGGCTATTTAGACTTATCAATATATGGATTAGATATAAATAATTTTGATATTGAATATGTATTTAAAAACTACAAATTGTGTTGGTTTTCATTAAATTCGTTGGACGACGCATTGGTTTTTTGGAACGTCTTTGGAAAAAACAATAATTATTTAAGCTCTACAGAAAACGAGCTTTATCAAGACCTATACTTTGATTGGGAATATTACGTAAAAGCAAACCGTCTAAAATTTACTAATAAAATTCAAGCTTTTCTACATTGGAACAAATACGGCAAACTTGGTGGATTAATTGCATCTAATGTCTCTTTGCGAAAAACATATGAAGAATTTTTAAACAATAATTATGAAACTACTATAAAAATAAACAACAATGTATCTGGTAATTCAAATACTAATAATTTTATAGATTCTGGAGATATAATGTATGGAAAAGAATTCAATAAACCTTTGTTTTATGGCTTAAAAGTAATTGAAGAATTTGGTTTATTAAAGAATCCAATATTGATTATTGATTTCCCAAACTATGGGGGTGGGTGCGAGCATTTTATTAATTGCATAACAATGAAATACAAAACGTCGCGAGATTTTTTAATAGCGAGGGCTTTCAATAAACGCATTCATTTTTATTTAAACGACGAATCAAAATTAGAGAAAGAATTTTCTGACAATGAAGCTATAGAATTTATTAAAAACGTTAACGTAAACACAATATTTGTAAACTCTATAATTGGTCATTCAGAAAATTTTGTGAATACATTGTTCACGTTAGACATACCAATAGATACAATCACTCATGATTATAGTCTATTGTATAAATTCCCACAGGGTTATTATCATGAAATGATGGCACAAAAACCAAATTGTTATTTTCCTTTACATAAATGCAGAACAATAATTACACAAAATGAAAAAAATGTTGCATTATATGGCGCCACAATAAACGAAAACAAGTTTGTAGTCGCAGAACTACCTGACCATGTAAATCGCTCCAAAAAAATAAACACAAACAATACGCAAGTAGTAATTGGAATAATAGGTAATATTTCTAATCTAAAAGGATATTATTTGATAGAAAAGTTAGTAGAATATGCAAAAACAACAAACGATATACGCATTGTCTTATTTGGAAATATACCTTATTTTGACAACACGTTTTTAGAGAAATATCCTTATAAAAACATTGACGAATTGAATAAATTACTTAGTGTCCACAAACCCAATCTTTGGTTAGAAACATCATTATGGCCAGAAACATATTCATATACTCTTACGTTAATGATGATAACTGGATTGCCTATTTTTTATCAGAAGAAACAATATCCTAGCGTTGTTACTGATAGATTAACCAAATACGATAAATCGTATTCTTTTGAAAATATTAATTGGCTAATAAATAATATATCTGTGTTAACAAGTAAAAAGCAAAAATGGTTTCATACAATTGACAACAAAATTTACTTTAACAAATATTGGGACTCCTATTTTGTAGACAAGGTGTTGGAATCAAAAAATATTGTTTTTATTTCATCAAAGGTCATTGTTTCTACTAATAAATTTGATTATTCTAGTTCCAGGTCTATATACACAACAGAAGAACGTTATGAACAAACATTAAGAACAATAGACTCTATTAGACAACACATACCAAACTCATATGTTATATTATTTGATAACTCTGAATTTGATGAACCTCAATATAGTGTTCTAAACGAGAAATGTGATTTGTTTTTGAACGTATGTAATGATATTGACATATACGAATATACAAACAATAAAATATATAAATTGTATGGCGAATTGGCACAAACAGCATATGTTTTGAAATACATTCGTGAGAATTTAGGACATTTGAAATTTGATAACTTTTTCAAAATATCTGGTAGATATTGGATTAATGAAAGTTTTAATTATTCAGATTATGTTAACGACAACAATATATTCAAAAGAAAACCAGATGTTACAGATAGAAGATACTATTATACATCGTTTTATAAAATATCCAACAAGAAATTTAGGGCGTTTGTAGATTTAATAGTTGGCATGTTTAATGACAGTAAAAACCATAATGAATTTGATGGATATGATTGGGAAGTATTACTTTCTAAAAAGTTGAATTACGACTTTATTGAATTACCAAATCTAGGAATAACAGAAAATATTGCAGTTTGGAAACAACAGACTTTAATATAATGAATTAAATCTACGTATTTTTAATATTATAATTATATAAAATGGATGATTACGATATAATTATATTTTGTGGTGGAAAATGTGGAGGCACTACATTAGCTAATACATTCCAAAAAAATGGATATAAAACATTACATATGCATGGTGTAAAATCACCTGGAATGTTTAATCCAAAAATAAATTTAAATAAAAGTATATTTGATATTATTGATAATTCGGCAACTGAACGCAAAGTGTATATTATTGATAGTTATAGAAATCCTTTTGAAAGAAAGATATCGGCATTTTTTCAGCATATAAATAATGATATTAACTTATATGAAAAGTTATCACCTGACGAATTGTGTGATTTATTTAATAATAAACACTTATGCAATGAAGATTATCATCCGTTAAATAATTTATTACATCATTATGAATTAAAGACATTTCCTACTTTTGATTTTAATAAATGTTACAATATAATTGAGAAAGATAACAAGGTATTTATTAAATTGCGGTTTAATGATGTTTCAAGTTGGGGAACTATATTAAGCAAAATAATGGGAAAGGAAATTACTATTTATCCTGAAAATTTGACTAAGAATAAGAAGTCTGGCAAGTTGTATTCACTCTTTAAAAATGTTTATAAACCACCAGAATCTTATATTGATAATTATTTATTGAAAGATCCAGAGTTTAAAATATATAATAAAATAACAGAACAAGAAGAATACATTAATAAATGGAAGGGATTACATAAATCATTGATAGGAAAAAATGGATATTTATTTTTACAGAATGACTCTAGTAAAGAATTAAAAATACATTGTGAAAATTTATGCTTAGTACAAGACGTCACATTGCAGCGTTACTCGCAATATAAAGATAAATATTTATTTATTGTTTTTCCAGACAAGTCTTATATCTGCAAGGATTTTTTACCAGACGGTTTTGAATCAAAATATAGACCAGGAATTAATATTTATAAAAATTATTTTAAGGATAAATTAATAGACGGATATGAAATATTAAAAGGCATTGATGATATTTATTACAAAACAGACTCACATATGAATTTAAAAGGAACATACGAAATGTATTGTAATTTTATAGATAAATTTAATGAATTATTTGTGCCGTTGCAACTTGAAAAAAAAACACTGGTTATAGAAAAAAAAACGGTTATTTCATTAAATCATATTGGTTGTGGCATTGGTGATTTATTATGGGTATCAAATTTGGGAAATCAAACACCATTAACCACAATAGACGATTTTTTTTATTGTTATGACTTACCCGAAATATATTTAAAATATGAAATTACTGAAAATAGCTCTCTACGTATTATGAATCTAGAAAACAAAAATATTGTTGACAAAACACCAGTATTTATGAACAATTTCATTACATGGCCAGTATTATCGTCACATTTTATTTACAAAAAAAACGAGGGCAAACCTAAATATAAATGTCTTATTTTTTATGATAGTTTTCTACTTTCTACCTTGAGTTTATATTTAGAATTGTTTGAGGAAATGTTTTTAGCAAAGAGCGCTTTTCATAAAAATTTAATTGATGCTATTAATCCAGATTATATTTTTGAATTCAGAATTGAAAGATTTTTAACATAATAATGAACCAATGTATTCTTGCATTGTTTTCTCATAATCATTAGATAATTCACTTTCTAGGTCAAAAGCCATTATTAATTTATTGCAGACAGGAGTACATAAGGTCATATGATTTTTTGTGTAATTATAAGTTTTATTGTATTCATTTGAATAACCTTTATGACACAATATTAATACATTCGTTTTTTTATTAACAAAGATACTATTTATCCAAGCATTGCACCCCCATGATAAAATAATATTGTCACAATTGTTAATTATATTAAAGAGAGTTATTACATCATAATCGTTGGGGCTAAATACTTTAAAATCGTTTCTTACAAAGAAATCTAAATATGACTGCGCAAAGCTTTTGTGTGGAGTGTTTCTATATTTTAAATCTATTTCTGATTTGATTAAACAAACATTTTTATAATATATACTTGTGTCTATATTCAGTTTCAACTTTTCTAATAAAACACTATTGTGGTCTACAACTTTAAAATGTGGCGGAGTATATATTATACTTTCTGAAATATTCACAATAGTTTTATCATCAACGAAATGTATTTTGTCTTCTTTAAAAAACAACAACAGGATACTATTAATAAATTTGCCAAAATTTTTTATTGTGTTAGGAATAATAATGTCGTATTCATTTATTAAATCCAATTTGTGTAGCAAATAAATACCTGCCATTATAAAACATAATTCATGGCCAGCACTTTTTGTAATATTATACAACACTAATCCCTTTTTAATATTTATTGTTTTATATTCCGTATCGTTTATTTTTCTATTTACGCTAGAAATGTTTTTACATATATTTTCGTATTGTTTCCCAAAATAATCCATATAATAAAGCTTATCACCGTGCTTTAAAAAATTCTTTACCCATTCATTAGTTAGTTGAACATTAACGTACGATATATTGTTAACATGTTTAATATTATCTGTTCCTTTTGATAACACAGTGCATATTGAAAATCCATCATCTAAAGATATTAATTCGGTCTTCTTTGTAAAATCAACTATCTTTACGGGTTCCATTAAATAAATATAAAATATAGTATTATTTATATTTATTCAGTAATGAATTTATTAGAGAATTCTTTAAAACATTGACCCAAAGGCTCCACCCAATACACTATTCGCCGCCATAGGTCCACTCAATAATCCATAATCACCTCCTTGACTTCCTCCACGTCCAGGCATCATATGGTCATATGAATCCATCACACTTGATTGTCTAGCCGTAGCTACTGGCGCTGGAGGAAACGTGCCAGATTGTACACCGGCATTATCTAAATAATCCGCCTGACTAGGGCTGTGTCTAGATAAGGGTTGACTCACTCTGACACCATTTCTAACAGTATCCTTCTTCTCCTTACCATCTGTGCCGTTCCATAGTTCATATATGCGGTCTACAAGAACATTTACCTTTATTCCTAATTTGGTTTGAATACTTAATACTAAAATCAAGAAAGCCAATATCACATTGGTTAACATCAAATTCTCATATTTAAATCCACTGTATGTAGGCAAATAAGTAATTATTCTGTGGATTACAATAATACCACAGAACATGACAACCAATTGAATAAAGATTTCGGCTAAAAGTTCTAAAGATGATTTGTCAGGGTCGGCCTCAGGAATGAATCGCTGAATCAACTTATTCAAAATTACAACTGGGACAACACCCATAAGCGAATATTGAACTACATTTAACACCTCTGCCTTTCCCTCTTCTGTGGTTGAGAATACATGGGATAAAAATGTTTTTCTATTCAAATCTTTTACTTCATGCAATATTTCCATTTATTTATTGTATAAAGAACACGTAGAAATTATTAGATGCTAGGATTGGATTTATCACTAAAATTACCTATTTTCTACTAGTTTTAGTCCTTCTCTTTTTGGATGCTTTACGTTTTTTAGATGCTTTATGCTTTTTCGCTATTTTTGATTTTTTCCCTCCCTTAACTGATTCAGCTGCTTTCTCTGCTTCATTGTAAACGTCATGTCTGAACTCAGCACCTGCGTCATTTTGTACCGCCCTGCGCACCTTGTTACTATCTTCATCATCTTCTCTATCCGACCTATTTACCCACTGCATCCATGTACGTTTTGGAATCATTTTTTCTACAACTTGAAATGCATCTGGTTTGTTTTTGTCATTATCTAAGATTAATTCGTAACAACCCGGATGGTATGGGAGTATTTCTTTCATTTTAAATTTTATTGCTTTTAAAAACGCTTCTACATATTTTTCATCTACATGTAGAACATCTATTTTTGACATATGTCTAAACATTTTTTCATACCGTTCTGTCTGTGTCCCTAAATTACTTTTATTAAACTGTTTAATAACTGGGGTTTTTTTTTCTAGTATAAAATTATCCAAGTTTTTATCATTCATCCCTTCAAGTAAAAAACTATTAATTGTGAAGATTCTCCGCATTATTGGATTATAACCTTCACTGGGATCTTGTTTACGTTGTGGTTGTGCACGAGTATTAGAATCTAAAAAAAAACTTTCATTTTTAATAAACTCATTATTAGCTATTGCTTTTTGCAATGATTTATTCATATATATATATATAATATTAATAAAAAATGATAGACCCTAAATGTTCATTGAATTAACTCTTTAATCATAGGAAATATCGGTTCAATGGCTTTCATACAAGCTATGGCTACCTCTTGATGCTCTTTCTGCGTCCCATTTGCGCTGCGTAATTGTATATAATGCACCCATGACCTCAACGTACCATTCATATACAATCTTGATACTGTCATTCCTTCTGGTAAAACTGCCCTAGCCTGTTCCTTTGCAATCCCCTTTCCAAGTGCCCATTTATATGCATTACCTGTTATTTCTGATACTCTTTCTTGCATATCAGCCCATTCATTCTGCAATTTCTCATCATCTGTTTCTATACTATTTTGGCGGTTTTTATGGTCTTGAATTCGTGCGTCTCTAAATACCGAACCCAAATCCGCCACTGCATAACGTTGCGAAAACTCCTGGAATGAAAAAGAACGATGTCTCAATATCTGTCTAGCAATATCTCGTGTAGTTTCTATCTCTAAACAAATGCTTACCATCTCTAGTGGCGACCAATGCTGGTTCTTTGTCAAATACTTTATCAATTTCTCATTCGTCTCTGTGTTATGTTGATTTGATGGATTGGATACTCTAGCACAATATGCAACTAGGTCTTGAATACTCTGTTCACTGTTTCCAGTTGTACATGGTGGCCTTGAGTAACTAACCAATTCAACCTTCATTGTTATGTATTCTAAGATTATTTCTATATTGAATTCTACAAATTTAATTTTTACGTTTATAAACATTTAGAGATATCACAATTAATACTATATTTGAGAAATGAGTAAATCAAATGCTTCAGCTAAGAATCGTCGAGCCTATGGTGGAAACCCACCTCCGCCCGTTCCTTTACAAGGTCCTGTCCCTTTACCAGTGTCCGGTACTTCGTCGTCTCAAGGACAATCTCAAGGCTTCACTCTTCAACAGGTAATTGCTGTGATTGATAATCGCCTTTTAAATTTAGAGCATTTTGTGAAGGAATCTAAAGAGGGGGGCGGTGGTAAGCACGTGCACTTTGAGTCAGAAATGAACGATGTAATACCCACTGGTCAACATGTTGTTGATAATTCAGTAGGCGAAATATTAAATGAATTTAGTGCCCGATTTGATATGATTGCAGATGAGGTTGCAAATCTAAAAGACATTGTCCTCAAGTTGCAAACATACACTATGGATGTTAATAAGACCCTTTTGGAGGAAAGAATCAATATTCTTTCAGATTTAGGAAACAACCAAAATCAAACTTTCACTATTAGCAATGAATCTACTGAAGTTACGAGTGACACACCCTTGAAGATTTAAAATGGGGCGCCCAAAGGGCGTTGCACTAGATTTTCAAGTGCAACGTTACCGATAAATCATTTAAAATGCAAACCGCCAAAGGCAGTTTGTCCCATTTTAAATGATCATCGGTGTAAAATAGCTAACGGAGTTTCCCTTGAAATGGCGTAAAAATAAATTTAATTTAATTAATAAATATAGAATTATAGTTTAATAATTCTATATTATGAATACAGAAAGTCAAATAGATTTTAGTAAAAGAATAGAAGAATTAACGAACCAATATTATTCAGATAATAAAAAGAATACATTTTTTAAGTCTAGTCAAAAAATGGATTGTGCTGCACAAGTGACAAATCAAATTGGAATTGATGAGCTTATTCAACGAACCGTCTATTTAATTCCAAATTCCGATTCTGTGTTTATGGACTATACTGTATTTAAACGATACGCAACCCCTGAAAATTATCCCAAAATAGTTGGATATATTTTGTCATTACTTAATTACTGTATTAGTAAATATGGTCATTATTGTGCTCATGTAAATTTGGATACATTTACTATTTCAGCAGCGGAAAGACACAAAACTGCTATAGAATGTTTTTTAACGAATTGTATGAGACCAGATTGTCAATATTCTTTGAAGTTGAAAAATATGAACATTTATAACACACCCAATACATTTAATAATATTTCTAAAGTATTAATGCCTTTTGTTGACCCTGTTGTAAGAGAGAAAATCGTTTTGTATGATAAAAAATGCAGCAGTGAATTATTAAATAACTTGATGAAAAATTGAATAGAGTTTGGAGATTATAATAATTAATAACCCATTGATTATTATAATGAACGTCGTCATCAGTACCCCCCAAAAAGCCGATACTTTCTGTGCTATGTTCCATCATATGAAAGCTTTTACCGAACATGTAAATGTTATGTTTGAGTCAGACCATATGTTTTTACAATCTATGGATTCTGCACATGTCTCTGTCTTTGAATATAATTTACCTGGTGTTTGGTTTGATAAGTATGAACACAGTCATGGTTCGGCCATTCCGCTTGGTCTTAATTCTACCTTGTTATTTAAGATTCTGAATACTCGTGATAAGACCCAGACGATTACTTTGGTATTTGACCCAGAAAATAATGATAAACTGTATATTAGTTTTACATCTGACAACAAGGCTGTCTTTGATAAACACTTTGAATTGCCTTTGATGGATTTGGAGTATGAATTGATGAGCATTCCTGTAATGGACTGTGATGCAGAGTTCTCTGTTCCATCGGGCACGTTTGCTAGTTTGGTCGGACAACTTAAGATGTTTGGCGACACCATAGATATTGAATGTTCTGAGGAGAAGATTGAGATGAATTCACTGAGCGAGGGATTGGGTAAGATGAGTGTGAATATTAATATTGAGGATTTGGATTCCTATGCGATTAATGAGGGTGAGGTCATGAAGTTGTCGTTTAGTTTGACGATGTTGAATAATATTTGTGCTTTTAGTAAAGTGGCGAAGGACATGGAGATTAAGCTAATAAAGAATTATCCTATGAAAATTATTTATTCTTTAGATAGTACATTGGAGGATGCGAAAATGACGTTCTACCTGGCACCGAAGATTAATGATGACTAAGGAAACCTAAAAGCTATGCTTAAGTTCCTTCCCTTTTTGAAATAATATTAGTAGACGTTACTAGTATTATTAATATTTAATGTTTTCTTGTTTTTTTATGTCTACGACCACCCTTTTGTGTTTTGGATTTCTTGTGTTTGCGAGTGCGTTTTCCACCAAACGCAATAGAAGTTAATAACGCTTGCATAAATTGGGTGGGGGAGGTAAATGCGCTTCTCCCAAAACCTTTCCATCTTGGTTTATTATCATTTGATAATTCGAACTTTGGTAAATTAGCTTTAATTCTAGAAAAGTTGGTTCTGTTACCCACACCAATACTCATCTTATCATAACTTGCTATTCCATACAATTTCATTTCTTTAACAATAGTAGCATTATCTGGATTACTAGAATCTGGAGAACCATTACTTTCTATGTATGTTTTTAAATTTTTCAATGCTTTTTTGTAAGAAGCATCCATATTATTCAAATTGTTATTTAGGGCAAATTCTATTGCGTTAATAGCAGCAGTAGCATCTGAACTTGATACAAGATTACTGGCATAAGATGCGGCAGAAGATGCGGCAGAAGATATTACAGAAGAAGCTTGACCAATTCGTGTTACTTCTGATACCAACTCTTTGTATTTATCTAACATAAATGCATCATTTACCCATTTGTCACCTGTATTATCAACATATTCTTTTAAATCGTCGTATTTTTTCAAATCGGTTGGGGTAGAATTAATATATTTTTGTATATTTGTTCTTACTTCTTGAGGAGTTGCTACAGAACCTGTAATTTTCCTTTTCGCTCGTCCTAATAAGTTGGTTGCTCCAACATCAAAAAACCTGTTTACTTTGCTTAATCCAGTATCAGTTCCTGTACTTAGAAATTCAGCATTATTGTAAGCTTTTTGAAACTGTGATTTATAGTTTTGAGGAATCGCACCAGTAATCATAGTGGCTATGTCAGATGTTTTTTTGTTTACATCAATACGTGCGTGAGTGTTATTTATAGATTCCATTGTGACATCAGGTTTATTCTCAACCTTAAATACTTTAGCTATATGCAATGTGGGAGGCCCACCCATTTTATTTGGAACTACTAATAATGGAATGTCAACCTCAAATGCTGAGTTTGATTCTATAGAAGAACTCTTACTAATTGGCTCCTCATCTTCTACCTCTGTGAATGCTGGCACCTCCTCCCCTCCTGCTCCTGCTGCTCCTTGTGCTCCTGTTCCTTCTGTGGGTGCTTCTCCTTCTCCTTGTGCTGCTGCTGCTGGTTTACTTCCAAAAAATCCGTTGAACATATCTATATTTTTCTATACATTAAACCCAGAAATTATTATTCGTTTATGTCCATCTAAAAAACAACCAATCTAAATATATACATGACATTTTACCTAAACATTTTATTATTTCTAATAATATTATTTTTATACATCCACATTGTCCATCAGTACAAACGTAGTGAAGATTTAGAGATATATGAAATGGATTATTCTTCTAACGACCACTTACAAGAAGTGTGTGATATTAAACAACCCGTACTTTTTGAATACCGTTCTGTAAACCCCGAATTTTTTACTAAAGTTACTTACGATAGGGTGTCCGATAATTTTTACGCCAACACCGACATCAAAGTAAAAGATATCAACGATTATTGGGAGACTGATAGCGCAGTTGATTATATCGTATTACCATTCCAAACCGGCACAAATCTCATGCGAACTGATCCTAAATCCAAATACTTCACTGAAAACAATGAAGAGTTTTTAGAAGAAGCTGGACTGCTCAGTTTGTTCCAGTCAAATGATTCTAATATTAAACCTCATTTTACTGCATTGAGCAAATACGATATTTGTACTGCCTCAAAAGATACTGTTACACCCCTACGCTACCACACTGGTTACCGCCAATACTTGTGTGTCAACACTGGTAAAGTCAGTGTGAAAATGACACCATGGAAGAGTACAAAATATTTATACCAAAATAAAGATTTTGAGAACTATGAATTCCGTTCACCCGTCAACGTATGGAAACCCCAGAAAAAATACTTACACGAAATGGATAAGGTCAAGTTTTTAGAGTTTGAGGTTTTGGAAGGCCATATGCTTTTTATTCCACCTTATTGGTGGTACAGTATTAAATATACTTCTGAAGAAGATACGTTAGTGTGTGGTTTTTCATATAATAGTATTATGAACTGCGTTGCGAATTTACCCGATATTGCCAAATATTATTTGCAACAACACAATATCAAGAAGCGTATTACGAAGACATTGGAATTAAATGAACAGGCTAAAGAAGAAAAGGATGAACAAGAAGCGCAGGAACAAGTTGCTGAGATTGATGCCAAAGTAGAGCCAGAACATGGCGCAAAGAAAATTACTGAAGTACCCATTTAATACTGTTATTATACGTCCGTTAGTGCGTTTTTGTCAACAGTTACTTCTTTCAATACATTACGCATTATTTTTTCCACATGTTTATTCTCTTCTTCATTGCTATACCCACCTAATGAACTGAGTGAAATCTTCATGTATTCATTATTCTCAGGAGTATCTGACCTTACATAGTCTGGATTCTCTGCTTGCCATGCAGGTAATTGCTCCAAATTTTTACGGGCAATGCGGCTTACTATAGTTCTTAGTTTGGACTTTTCTGAGTTATCTTTTTCCCAGGTGTCTTGGTTCTTGATATACACTGTTTCACGCTTATAATCTGTGCAATGAAGTGGGCGTTCATAAACGTCTAATTCTTTCAGTTTGTTTATGAAAATCCGTGAGATACCTAGAACGTAACCTAGTTTTCCAGTGGCTTCTAGGTCACCAACATTAAGATTCAATGAATCTACAAAATCAGTGATACTGATTGCATCTTTGCATTGCTCGTTTAAAAAGAGATTCAAATTGAAACTATTATTGTTAGTTGTATTGTTGGTTGTGGTATTGTTCTGGATGAGGGTGGTGTTGGATTTGGTAGATATTTCTATCAATGCTCTGGATTGCTCTTTTAATGCATCTTTTAATGTATCCTTCAACTCTGTTGATTGCTCTTTGAGAAGGTCTTTTAACTCTTTGTTTTCTTTTATTAGTTCCTTAACTAATTCAAACGTTATATTAATGTCGTTTTTTTCTACACTAGCTGCTGCATTTTTATTAATAGTTTCTATATTACATTGTTTTTTATGTCTACATAATGCCATTCTATATGAGAACGATTCCTTACATAAAATACATTCGTATGTCTTCACTAATGCATTAGGGACATTGGTTACTGTAGTTACGAAAGCGGTTACGTTCCGTTTATGTTTAGTAGTAGTTTCATGTTTTCCATAATCTTTTTTATTAGCAGTTATGTAGTTACAATATTCGCAATTATATGTTTTTTTGTTTTCAATATGGGGATTTTGGGACAAATTTTTGGACATTTATAAAATAGAGTTACAAAAAAATCCTCCTAAATATTACGCAAAGAACTGTTTAAAATATTATGCAGTCAAATGTTTTATTAAAAAACAGGATTTACAGCATCTCCGAGTAAAACGATACTTTTAATAAATTTCTCTAGCCAAAAATAAAAAATAGACAAAAATAAATGTCCAAAAATAAAAACATACCCGATTTCTTTTCTTTGTTTCTTCTGTGACTATTTATTGTAAAACTATTTAATAACAAATCTTTGTAAACTAATCCGACGTATAATACACATTCCGCAGTCCATATTTATCAATACATTTATTTAAAAAACACTCACATTTCGCACAGGGTTTAGAGTTAATAAAACTCTCACATTTATCACCACGACCAAACCGCATGACATACATATCCGCACCACGTAATTTACTCTTATCTCCAAGCACGCGAACAACATTCTCTTCAGCGTGTATATTCCTAGGCTCACGAATAAATGTATTATTAAACGTTTTATTTTGAATACTGCGGTATCCAATCCGGTTGGTAGCTTCTGCTATGACCTTTCCACGAGAAACAATTACAGCAACATGTAATAAACTATTTGCGTTTCTCATTTTGGTTGTTTTAGGGTCATCCATAAACTTGTCTAGTATTTCTGTAATTTGTGAGTTTGGCATAGATAAATACAAATCAAATGTTTATATTTATTTTTTTAGGAGCTTATTATATAATGCTCAAATCTGTTCGCGAAGTATTAATCTCTATTGTTGCATTATTAGTATTAGATGGAATTTACATTTATTTAACACACAAAATATTTGCCGACCAAATTGTTAATGTCCAACGTGTAGTAATGACATTGAAACCCATGGGTGCGTTAGTTTGCTACATATTATTGATTGCTGGTCTGAACTATTTTATTATCCAGCGTAATCGCTCTATTCCTGAGGCATTCTTCTTAGGTTTAGTAATTTATGGTGTATATGATAGTACCAACTATGCCACATTAAAAAAATGGGAAGCGAATGTAGCTATTATGGATACATTATGGGGTGGGTCTTTATTTGCATTAACAACTGCGATTACTTATTATCTTGCTTAATAACTAGTTTAGGTGCTGCTTTAGTTATATACATAATGGTATTCGCAATAATAGGTTTGAGAATCCCTCCATATTTCTCACAAAAATCTTCAATAGATAACTGTTCTACAGGATAGTTACCTATCAATTTATTATGCAATTCTTTGGACTGTTCGTCGGGTTCTAGACCCCAATGGTCATAAAATGCATCCAACAAATCATCATTGGGAAAATCAATATCTTGTTTTTCATCATTTGGCTCGCCATCATAAACCGTAATATGGTCTAACCAATAAGGAGACCTACAACCATAATATATCCAGTGGTACCAAAGGGGTACTTGATAATCGTCGCAACTAGTCTCAAATAGTTGGTTATATTGTCTGCGAATGGAATACTTACATACACGATTTAAATAGAACCGCGTCCTCCCTTTTTGAGGCAATATAGTAAGGTATTCTACTAAGTCGGTTTCTTTAAACTGAATTATAAATTTCATTTTAGAGGGCTCATGAACCATAGGTTTACAATCGTATGCCTTGTATTCTTTTAAAAAGTCGCAGATTTGATATTTGCGTGCGCACAAAGTCAATACAATAGAACCAATCAAACACTCAGTCTTGGTCTGTGAGAACAACTTTGTCTCTATTTCAGGATTTTCTGACTTATAATAGCTTTCATAAATTTTTGTTAAATATTCAAATGTATCATCTTCGTCACCACTATAATACAATTCATATGCCCAAAATAGTGCTTCTTTGGATTGCTTTTCTAACATAGCAATCAACAGTGATTGTTTCACATCTATTGTTGGATAAAGATAACGAGTCAAAACTAATTGGTCCATATTGGGTTTTGTTATTTATTCTTACCATTTAAGATAAGAATAAATCAATTTTTTTGTTTATACCAGATGTCTACCATAGAAATACCACAAAATTAAAGACAAAATGCTACCAACAACATAACCACTGCCTGCGCTAGTCAATGTCTTTCCCATTAAATAGTAAAACGCAAGAGGGAACAACACATAAGATAATAAAATATAAAAAGCCATCACGTACAAAAACGTTTGGAATTTGGACATATTTTCAATTTATATACTATACATATTAAAAACATAATAATCACTAAACAACGGCTAAAGTTCTATTTTGGATCAGTAAAATCAAATTTGTGAACAAATCTCTTATAAAACGATTTATACGTATTTTGTAACTTATCAAATCGCATATTAAACTTCCCATCCATAAAACGCTTATCAATATTCTCTACAATAACCTTATCTTGCAGCATCGTTTTCCACATTAAATCCTCAGATATTTTATCACCAATGGCATTCTGCATAAAATTACGATAAGTCTTCACAAAAAGCACGCTCTTATCATCGCTTACGGGTAGAGCAAACGTAATAACCGTACTAACGAATTCACCAAAAATTACACGGGCAACTGTGGTGTGCGGTAATATGAATTCATTCTCAATTGTGAGATTTTTAATACCATAGTATTTGCGAGCTAAAGACCTATCACCAGCCTCGTATGAATACGATGTCTTGTAGTGATGGGGGCCTACCAATCTGGGTGGGTGGTTCTCAATGGGCGCAGGATTTTTCGCATTACCAAACGTATGCACAAACCCAATATGCATGACATCCAATGAGTTCTCGCTCAAAATACGAGAATAACAGTTAAAATTCATCTTTAAAAACACAACAGAATCATTTCGTGCAACTTCTTCTTCTACAAATATGTTATCTTCTATAACAACATCGGTGCGATTTGCAACTAGGTCCGAATAGGTATTTAAATAGACCCACCCATGTTTCTCAACAATTTGATATTTGGTAACATCATAGATAGGAGATGGACGGAAGCAAATCCCGGGCACTTTCGCTAATGTTCCATTGGCATCAAACTCATAACCGTGGTAAGGACAAACAATATTATTATTGCAAACTTTTCCTTTTGACAATGACGCGCTTTTATGCGAGCACACGTCATCCAATGCAACGTAGGAACCATTTTTGTTTTTCCAGACCACATAGTTTTTATCCCATACAGTTACTTTTTGCGGTTTATTGACTACAAATTCTGAATCTATACCAACAACGTACCATTGTAAATCATATTTGTGCTGTTCTGTTAGCTCATGATAATCAAGTTTAGGATAATCAATAAATTTTGGCATTTCCGTCTGTTCTTGCGACATAGTCAATGCTTTACGAACCATATTGGGTAAAATGATACCAAAAGATCCTGCATGTTTTAAAACCCATAATAATGGAAGTAGAAATTTCAAGTTCATTATAATATATTCTGTGAATATCTTTATTTTATTTCGTTAATATATAAAATGGGAAAATCAACAACAAGTAAATCTAAATCAATGAACAGAAAAGGCAAGAGCATAAAATCAAAATCCTACAAAAGCCTTAGGAAAACAACCCATAATCGTAGTGAAAAAAGCGTCAGTAATGATAAAAAGTCACATTTGGTCCATGTATTCTTTGAGATGCTAAACACCGTAAAATTATATCATTGGAAGACAAAATCCTATGCACAACATAAAGCTACCGACGAACTTTATGAACGCCTTAACGAAAACATTGATAAATTCGTAGAAGTACTTTTGGGTAAAGATGAGAGCCGTATTAGAATGATAGAGAAAAGAATAACGGTTGTTGATTATTCAAACGTATCAGATTTCAAAGAGAAGATTTATAAATATCGTGATTTCTTGATGGGTCTCAATAAGCACTTTAATGAGAAAAAAGATTCGGATTTATTCAGCATTCGTGACGATATAATGGTAGACATTAATCAGTTTTTATATTTGATGACGTTTAACTAGGGAAAACCAAGGTTTTCCGTTCCTTGTCCCTTACCCTTTCCTTCCCTTCATTTTTATATTCACTAAGCATTCCGTTTAAACTAGCAACATTATTTAATCCCGGTGGCCATCTTCCACATACCTCTCTATGTCGTAGATTCACCAAGTTGCGTCGCCCTTTAATAACTCTCTTACGTTCTGCATAGATTTTTTTCCAATGTCTTTGCACTAGTCTTAGCCAGTGGGTTTTCAATACGACAGAATAAGTCTCATCATCTAAAATGCAAAGTTTCATAATATGAACCCTTGCATTTTCAACGCGAACAATGCTATATTGTGCCAAATATCGCCGAACTCTTTCAAATTCATACTGAAAGAACACAATAGGTGAAACCGAATTCACCATCAACAACAAATCATTGCCGTCTGAGTACGTACGTTTAGTTAAACCAATGTAATAATGGTCATTCTCTTTTTCACTATATACATGGTGAGAATCCTCTTGATATATTTCATCATACTCCCAATCATTAAATTCTACTTGAAATTCTTCAAACACACTATCAGAATCACTACTATATTCATTATCTGTCCCACTGATGGATGAAATTTCAGAACCATTTAAATCATTCACAAAGACTATAGTTGAATCTGAATCAATACTGTCACTGTCACTGTCATTATACAAATCATAATTCACCATCTTAGATACATAAGTCGTTTATTTTATTTATTAGTAAATCATGCGACAACTAATCAATTTTTTGTCTATTTACTATATATATGTCAACTTACAGTGCAACCGATAAAGATATACCGGTGCCTATAATTTCATCTGGTATTCAATTGGTCCCTAAGCCAGCTGAAAATCCACCAACAACAGGCTTAGGCGCAACATCAACCAAAGAAAAAATAGAAGTTAAGGTTAATCCAGTACAATATTATGTAAAGGCATCCTTTATGATTACATACATTTTATTATTAACAACCGCAACGATAACGTTTATAGAAGCAATGACAACCAAAATTGAGGCCGTCCGTCATATACTTAATTTAGAAACATGCGTTTCAGTAGTTGCTGGTTATTTCTATTCTATTTTTGTAACCCAAATAGAAGGCTACAGTAAAGAAGGTAAAGAAGTGGATTGGTCCGACATAACTAAAACACGCTACATAGATTGGACAATAACAACCCCCTTAATGATCCTTATTTTATGCATTGTAATGGGAAGCAATATTGGTGTGAAAGTAGGTCTTCGCGCTTTAGCTTTATTAATAGTATTAGATATTTCTATGTTGTGGTTTGGATATATGGGTGAAGCCAATATATTAAGTAGAGGCGTTGCTACCATACTTGGTTTCATTCCTTTTGTAATAATGTTTTATTTAATATATGCGTGGTTTATTGTACCCAAATATGTATTTGCTAATATGGCGTTATTTATAACATATGTTGTATTGTGGGCATTATATGGTCTAGTGTATTTATTACCAGAGACATATAAAAATATTACCATGAATGTGTTAGATTGTATTGCCAAATGTTTTGTAGGTATTGGATTATGGTTATATTATAGTAAAATGGTTGCGATTTATTGAAGGGAACCTACGGACCATTCTTTGTCCTTTGGAACCCTCCCTTTATACACCTTTTCTCATTTACACCCTTGAAGATTTAAAATGGGACAATGTACGTTTTATTTCTTTAGTATACTATATTTTTATAATACAAATAAAATATAGTAAAATGTCTGAAAAATTCGTGACAATTATTCTTGCAGAAGGATTAGGAAAATATTTTTTTCACAAGTAAATATAAGATACCAGTAAATGAGTAGATTAAATGAAATTTTAAAATATACAAAAGAGTTGTTTCCTTCTCCAGAATATGAGACATATATGCGTGGTGGCATTGTTGTAAAAGATAAAAATAATAAGACATGTACAAGATTTATGATTTATGGGACAACAATGGATATTGAGGAGATAGAAAAATGTGAACAAATGACCGGAACGGCGTCACTTTCAAAATTGTTAGAAATTTATAAAAAATTTCAGTTAACCAGTATAGATTTGCATGATGCTGCACAAATCCATGGTGAAAATTGCAGTTTTACGGTTTATTTGATGCAAATTTTAAGTACAGGAAACAGTTGGTATAATAAACATGGGTTTATTTCAGATGAATATGAAAAAGAACTTCTAAATAATTCTTCACTATTGGATTTCACTGTTCGTGACTTTGTAGAACAATATATGAAAAGAATTAATGTAAGCCAAACTTCAAAATTACAAGAATTTATGGAAGAAAAATTTATAAAAAATAGATTTGGCGTTTCTTTATCCGAAAAAAATCTTGTTATGGATGAAATTAATAGAATTCCAGAATTTTTGGATAGAAGCATTAAAGACGTAACTAGAGAAATTATTAGTACATATATGAAAAACGGTATTATAAATTGTACAGGTATTCCTATTTTGCGATGGTTTACATTTTTATTAATTATTGCCCAACAACTTGTGCTTTATAAACGTGACTTGACATATAATCCTCATGAAAAAGAAGAAATAGAGAGAAAAATACAGGGACCGAAAACAGGTGGAAAAAGGAAAAAAAAGACGGCAATACGCAAAACAAGAAAACATAAAACAAGAAAACGCATTATCTGAAATGTCCCATTCTAAATCTTCGTTGGTATAAAATGCTCATTAATTTATATAATTTTCGTTAAATTATATAAAAATATGTAATTTGTTAAATTAGTATAATGCTAAAAAAACATATAGTATTATTTGAAAGTAAACACTATGGGTGGATTGCTTATTCTACAACTGGAAGTGATGCTAAAAGAATATTAAGTGTAAACAACAAATATGATATTTTTTACATTTTTGACTGCGATATAGAGAAACAATATCCATATACCATGAAATTAAAATCACCACTAAATAACAATTACGATTGTAAAAAAATAAACAAATATAAAGAAGAAAATTTTGAAGAAAAAGATAAATACATTACAATTAGTTATGAAACGGTAGATGAAGGTATTTGTTTTGATGTAAAACATTTTTGAATGGGCGTTTTACACCTTTGGACATTTAAATCGCCGAAAATTCGGCGATTTATCAGTCTCAAAGGCAACGTTACCTAGGACATTTTCAATGTCCGAAGGTGTAAATGAGAAAAGGTGTAAAATATAACAATGAAAGGAGGGGGGTAAGGGGGTCAGAAACCACGTAGTGGTTTCAACCTTATGTCGCTTTGCGACATTGAGGAACCGACCCGCGCAGCTTTTAGGTTCCCCCACTTTATACATAGAGACTCTGCGACGTCAATACATATTTCAACACCATCCCCTCAATTTGGTTCAATTTATACATTAAATCAATTGCACCAAGTGTTTCACATACATTCATTAACTCTTTGGCCACAGTAACAATCTTCATCATTGCTTTTGTAAAATCGCCGATGGATATTTCCTTTTCACTTATAACACATTGAATAAAATACTTACATTCTTCCTCGGTCTGACAATCGCACCAATTCATTGAATAGTCTACCATATCAAATATCAATGCGCTTTCGTATTTGATTCCTGTTCGCAAATCCAATCCATTTTCAATAGATTCATAATTTTTATAAAAACCAACCATATCATGTATCATCTGTTTCAACTGTTTATCTTCGGTAATAGGAATACTGTATCTTTGGTCACTAGGAATCTTAACGTCAGTAAAACATGAGAACAGTCCAACCAATTGTTTAGGTCCAAAATCTGCGAAATATGCACTATCACACATCTTTTTAGAAATGGGTAATGGATGGACCTCGGCAATATTAGCAGCAATATTACCTAGAGCAGTCAAGTCATAAATTTCGTCACCCAAATGATTAATAAACCCGTCGTCAACCAAAATTTTACATATATTTTTAGTTTGTGAAAACAGATACTGTTCCATATATTCAATAGACTCCTTTATTTTATGATATTCCATGTCCATATCTCGGAGTTCATTTACTTTCTTAACGTCTTCTAAAAGAGTGCGGTTTTCATTACGCATTTTTTCCATTTCACGCTCGGTTTCCTTACGTTTTTTATTAACAACATGTTTGTAAACCGTTTCCAATTCAATATATCTATCACAAACTTCCTTAGGTGTCTTACTCATTGTAATAGTATCCATCTTTTTATTGAGTTTATTAGTCAACTCATCTATCTCTGTTTTGTCTGCATTAATTGCTTTTGCAATTTCTTGTGTAATCATACTCTTCTCAGAGAACTTATGAAAACTACTAGTCTGGCCATTCTTCAATAAGTTCAGGATCAGTCCATACGAAATATGGAACTTAGATACTAGCTTTTGTGGCACACCACCCAACATAGTCTTATAATCATTCAGTGTCGGCACATTGAATAGGTTATTGCAATGGACGACGTGACCAACTGTATCAATTCCACGGCGACCTGCTCTGCCAGCCATCTGCGTATATTCATGGGCCATCAAATAACGTTCACCGTTACCATCAAACTTGGTCAGACTAGTGAATATGGCAGTTCGGATAGGACAATCAAGACCAATTGCAAAAGACTCTGTAGCAAAGAGCAATTTAATATACTTTTTGGAAATCATCAGCTCCACGATCTCACGCAAAATCGGAATCATACCTGAATGGTGAATACCGATCCCCTTTTCCAACAAACTCACTACCTGATTATATTCAGGTAACTGCAAATATTCTTGATAATTTGGAAGCTTCCTAACAATCTGTTCACATTCTCTGCGAACAGTATATCCTACTTTACTATCATCTTCTAACAGTGGAACAGTAATGTCTTTGGCAGATAGTTCAACATGTTTACGCGAAAATACGAACGCAATAGCGGGGAGCATGTCGTGGTCACGAAGAAAGAGTGATAGTTGATTCAAAACGTTTTTACGTTTCATGTCCACGTAATTATTGTCTAGAAGTTCACGGACTTTTACAATGTTGCGATAGTCAGAATCCTGGAACCCACCTTTATGGTCTTGCAATGGAATCAATTTATTTGTTGTATTACGAATATAATGTTGAGTGGCCTTGTCTCGGACTACTTTGAAAATGGCTTCGGTAGTAGTTAGGAAACCATAATGGGATAGAGGTACAACACGGTGATTTGTGCTAGCAAGATAGACCTGTTTGTCAGTTTGTCCACGCTCACACCATTCTGCAAAACCAGCGGGATTATCTATTGTTGCTGAAAGCATTACCATTTGGATATGGGGAGGAAGCATCAAAATTGTCTTCTCCCACACTTGACCACGCTCTTTATCATTAATATAATGCACTTCATCAAAGACAACACATCTCAAATCCTTTTGAACGTCTATCTGAAACTGAAGCCCTTCTTGGTTTGAAGCAGAAGCATCTTTGTTGCATACAAATAAATAATTCATGAGAATCTCGGTAGTCATAATAAGAACATCCGCATCAGGATTGGTCTTAATATCACCAGTCAACAATCCAAACGAAATCTCAGGATACTTCTTTGTAAATTCATAATATTTTTGATTAGAAAGAGCCTTGATAGGACTGGTATAAATCACCTTTTTCCCAAGACTAGTGAAATGCTGGATCGCAAATTCTGCTGGAAGAGTTTTGCCGCTTCCTGTATGCGCAGTAACCAAAACATGATGTCCTTCAATGATAGCTTCAAGTGCATGCTTTTGGAAAGGGCTAAGAGGGTACGGGAAACTATTAAAATAAGTTGCATATTTCTCATCTTGATCCGTAGGGTATTCATCGGAGCAAATTTTAACCATGACGCTAACGTGTTATTTATAAATAGATACGTTTATTCTATTTATAAATCAATTTTTTTGAAAGGAACTGATGGTTTCCTTTTTAACCTTCCTTTTATAATGGTTCTTTACTATCATTCTCTAATCGCCTATAATGAATACATTCTTCACAAGTATAATAAGAAACAACCACACTAGCCATAAGACAAAAGCATAATCCAATACAATCGCACATACAAAGAATGGAAAGAATTGGCGACTTATAATATTACATTATTATAAATCTCTAAATCAAATGCTATTCATATATCCAGTGGATTACAGTTGTAAATAAAAAATTACAGTACTGCATTATTAGTACTCTTTAATAAGTGCAATTTTGGCACTATGGTCTTGCGTATTAAACGCCGAGTTTTGGTGCACCCTATGTTTCACTAGTACATCCTCAAAATTATAAAACCGTTTATTGGCCCTACGCAACCTGACCCATAGCTCATAATCTTCCACTCCAGCAAACTCCTCTTTCCAATGCGCAAGTTCCTTTCTCAAGACAGCACTGCTATTAATTACAGGATTCACCAATTTAAAATTAAAATCACTGAAGTCGCCATCAGGAATTTGAGGAATGACACCCTCCAAGTTCTCAAAATAAACACACTTTGTTCCAACAACATCATATTGGTTTTTACGCACTAATTCGGCTTGAACCGCCAACTTAGTGGGGAGCCAAATATCATCTACATCCAAAATCGCAACATAATCATACTTGCATAATGGAATAATAGCATTCAATGTATTGGCCTTGCCTTTTATATCATTAAGGTCATAAACACGGATACGTTCATCTATGCTCGCATAGTCTTTCGCAATTTTAAATACGAATGAATCTGACTCATGCCCATTTACTGCTATAATTAGTTCCCATTCATGGAACGTTTGGTCTAAAACCGACTGAACAGATTCGCTGATGTATTCTATACCATTATATACGGGCATTAAAATGCTAATCATTTTACGTAAATATATACAACATTGTTGTATATCTTTATTTGATTTTGCGAATAAAGATTATTATTATGGCATGATTACACTTTCATCAAACGGATTTTGGCTTAATCTGACTACATTGATATTGTCATAACAGAATTTGCCTATTTGTAAAGTTAAATACGTTCTATGGTCAACGACATTAAATTCTTTATTATTGTAATATAAAAATCCCCGAGATAATCTATCTTTATAATGAGTAAGAAACATATTTACCTCCTTATCGTTATGTAAAAAAATCCGATGAATCATGAAATAATCTTGTGAATTCATCAATAAATTGGACTCGCAATCGTATAAATTTTCTTCTTTCAAATTATGACCAATGTCCAATAATACGGGCAAATGCTCATCAAGTGCCCAACTTAAAACTACTCTTTGTAACATATATATTGCATATTTACGTAAAAGTATTTATATTGTTTTACAACAATAACCTCTGAAATAGAAACCAATTATCATACCGCCCATCTTCTTCCTTACACAGTGCAAATTTATCCAAGTCCGATAACACACAATCCACTAAAATAATTTGGTCGTCTTTCACTAAATAGCCATTCTTAAAATATAATGCAAGTTTTTGGTCCATTGTATTGCGCCACCATTCTACCCGAGATTTATGACAAATAAAAAATCCACCAGCAATAGAAACTTGATGTGCAGGAATTGGTGTTTCTGGCAATCCATGTTGATTTTTATTATTAATAATATTCATAAGCGCGCCCATATATTCTGGATTGTTGTTTACACATGCATAATATATTTTTGCAGGGTCTAGTCCAGAAATTTTATCGGGGTAAGGCCAATTTACCAACTGTTCCCGAGTCAAATCATTGGGTCGTCCACGAAAATACCCAATATCACACCAGCCATAAAAATCCGTATCAAAATATTTATTTCTCATTGTCTGATAAACAAAATGTATTTTCTCGGACCACAACATATTTAACTTCCAGTCCACACGATCGCGTAACAAATCATTCCTATGATGGTTTAATATCCAATCTTCGCGATATTTATAGGTATAAAATTGGTTATGTGGTTTTATAATGATTTTAATACGATGATTATCGTCATATTTTTCCAGGATTTTGAATCCTTCATAATCACAATAGACTACCAAATTATAATTGTTAACATTAGAAAGAATATTGTCTATCCATTGGTAATATACAGAGGGGTCAAATTTGGCTTTAAAATTATACCAACAGGTGGAGAAAGTAATAGACATTATATATATTTATAAATAATGTTTTTAAACCTTTGTAACAATAGTTTTTAGACAGACGAAACCGAAGGACTAACGGTTTTTTTAGTTTTATTCTTTAATTTTAATTCTTTTATTGCTCTTACTGACAATTTTTTACCCTTTTTCTTAGTAGCGCTTTTCATTCTAGAACAAACGAAATTCATATTACGAAAATATCCAGGTTTACATTTTCTAGATAATTTTTTCTTATTTGGATTGTATTCCAAGTTCATCATATTTTTTATTTTTGAACCATAAAGCGCATTTACTACTTTATGCATTTCACGAACAGTCATAGTATCACGTGACAATTTTTTATCAACAGTATTTCTTAAGAATAGTCCGAGAGCAAATCTAAATGAGCGATTTTCAACAAGTATCTCATCATCAGTTAAATCAAAAGTTGTAGAAAAAGTATCTATCTTTTCTTCTTTTAACCAATCGCTGTCATGTTTTTCGTGTTGTTTCTCAAAATGTTTAAAATATGAAGTGAAAGAGTACATTGGGTCGCCATAGTTTTTATCAGATTGCTCAAGATCTGTATTTACAGGGTCTCCGTATTTAAATTCACCGTCTTCATTAAGGTCTGTGTCAACCATTTCCCTATTTTCATAAAGCCTATTTACTATTTCGGGTTGGCACAATATTTTATGTAGTTCATTGGGGTCTTTAATTCCATAGTGTTGCGCTATCATTTCCTTTGCTTTTTTATATAATTCATAATTTGAATGTCTAGACGCAAATCCTAAGAAGTCTTTTAAATAGTTTTCTTCTTCTTTTTCTTCATTGTCTTCTTCTTTTTCTTCTTCTTTTGTGCTTTTTCTATAAGTGATAACTCCGCTATTGTCAATATAATAAAATAACTTATAAAAAATTAAGAAAAAATACGCCTTTATTTGTTTCCAAGTATTTGTATTAAAATCTATTTTTTTTTCAAGTGACTCGTTATAGTTCGTAAATAAATCGTCAACGACCCCCTCAATTAAATCCATATTTTCAAGGTCTATTATTTGAGATTGAATAGCTGAATTACCACGAGTTATATTTGGGTCTGACGTATCTAATATTTCACGCATTATTTCAATAAGGTCTAACGCTTTGCACCGTAATGTCATTTGAGGCACAAAATCCACATCACCTATTGTTTTTAACTTCATAGTATTCACATCATCGTATGTGTCCATGTAAAATAAATTAGTATTTGGCTTACGATATAAACATCGGCTATCTTCAATGTTACCAATAGGTGTATACATACGTTTGGCATTATCATTAATCATTAAGGTTCCTGTAATTGTTTTTAAATCAGCCAAATGGTCAATAATGCGCGAGCATGCGTCAACGAATGTGTCTATAATAACGTTGGGGTTTTCTTTTTTCGGATTATAATAAGTTACAACATACTCAACACCAGGAAAAGTTTTGCATGAATCGGTTATGTCTTCCGAGAATTTTAAATCTAATTCTTTACCATGCTTTGTTTTGAAAACAAACATATCATTTTTGGGTATAGTTAATTTTTTGCATAAGTCGTTTACCATTTCACCGAAGTCACCGTCTCCTATGTCATTTGTTACGTTAAATTTAATTGATTTTTTATTATCGGTTTTACGGTTTTCATAAAAATATTCTAAATAAGATTCGTTTTCATGTTTTGCTAGTTTATCTAACATGGTCTCTTCTTTTTCAGCTTCATATTCTTCCTGAAAAGCTTCCATAAATTCTCTTTCCTCTTCGTCCATATCTTCTTCTTTAACACTTTCATTAAGATTAAGTTTTTTTTCCTGTCCTATAGGAATGCGAACTAATAAATAATTGTTGTCAACCTCAGTAATACTTTTCAATTTCATCTTATCTTTCAATACTCTTAATGCCAAATCTGAATTAATAAGCGAATGTTTGTTTTTATGCAACGACAATTTTGTTATATCATGTGTTTCAAATTCATATCCAATACTTAATATTTTTTTAAATGTTTTGTCTGATATTAAACTTCCACCTAAAAACATATCTATACATTAAAAAGATAAATAATTCTATGGGGAACCGTAGGTTCCCCCCCCCTCCCTTTTGTTTGTACATATTGTTATTTGTTTCATAGCATTTTAACTAATTATATTTTTAATGAAAAAGTATCAAGGTACAAAAAGGGGGGGTAAGGGGAAAAGAATGGTCCGTAAAAGCTTTGCGGGTCGGTTCCTTAATGGCGCGTTGCGCCATAAGGTTGAAACCACGTAGTGGTTTCTGACCCCCTGTTAGTAGCTCCAATGAATTTCAAATATAGAAATATAAGGTGATTTAGCGTCCATCCACTCCAAAAACTCTTTGAAATCATTATGGTTTGTTTCATTCCAATAATCATCATCCAATAGTTCATTCTCTATTTTAACAGCATTCCAATCTGGATAGAAATGCAGAAAGTCTTTTGGACGTGCAGTGAACATATCACCATTAAAATTTTTAATATATGATTTAAACTGATTACCTCGCTGTTCAATATATTCAAGATATTTCTCTGGAATTTTAAATTCCTCTGGGTCATATGTTTTTTTATCTAGAAATCCTTGGTTAATAAAATTCACATACGGCATTCCTGTTTTCTCATCAATGCTTAATGTGAAACTAATTGTTAGGTCAAACCCCATGATAATCCTTTACTTTTACTTTTTTAAATATTCGTATCAATTAATTGCGTTATTCAATTTTTCAAGAGTGTAATTGCTGAGCGGATTGATTTCTTTTGATAGCGTTTCTAGAATCCATTTGTTGTTGTTGTTGTTGTAATCTTAAAGATTCCATTGTTGTTACAATAGATTTATTCATATACATAAATGTACAAGTGTTTGTAGTGAATGTTTGCGCTGAGCTAAAACATTTTCCATTTCCACAAACAATAAGAATATTTTCCCTTTGCGGCATTTTTTTAATAAAGACAAAGAAACGTATGGCGACATCAATTTTTTTATATTCAGATACTATATATTTTAGACGAAATGGATTTGCAAAATAGAGATGATAAAATATTAGGTGTTCCTATTGGTGTATATTATGGACAAAATGAAAGAGTAGATGAATTAAATAATAGAATGGGAACTAGACATTTTCCAGATTCGCCCTTACAACCTAATTTTGACCCACGCTCTCTCCCTACAAAATATTCAAAATTCCCAATTATTAATCGCCGTAAAACTATGAATGAGCCAGTTGTACCTTATTTGGATTATAACCAAACCGTAAATTTCAATCCTGGAACTCATCGCGCTCCTCCTTCTGGTTTCCTCAACAATATAGACACAGAGACTATTTTAAGAAACCAAGCATTTGCATTGCAACGTGGTGGTGAGCAGGGTGTTTACATACCATCTAGTCAAAGTGAATTGTATAATTTACACATACCTAAGGGTAGTCAAAATGAAGAACAACCTCACCCTGACCTTTTCAAGAAGACAATACTAGACCAGAGACCACATCCTAATCTTCAGGGAAACGTCATTGGTCGTGAGAGATTCTTTAATCATACTCGCACACAATTGCGTGGATTAGATAACTAAGAAAAGTACATTAAGAATATATATAATAATACTATATATGCTTAAGTATCTAACAAATATAGTAACAACAAGTAATCCGAATTTATTTTATTTGCAACTTTTATTGATTTTAGCAATAGTTTTTTTATTAATATATCTATACAAAGTTAGCGAATCACCATATGCCAAAAAACGCAGACAGCAAGAAGGATTTACACAAGAACAACCGTACGTGTTAAAACAAAATCAAAATATATATGACGACTTTTATGCAGAACTTTACGATGGTGTGAACAACCGTGACAAAATATGTCAACGTGAGCTCTTCCAAGTCATTAAAATGACTGAGGCCACAACGGCTAATAGTGTATTTTTAGAAGTTGGGTCTGCTACTGGAACAGTTTTAAAACAATTGGCTAACGCAGGATATACTGCATATGGTATAGATAAATCTGAAGCAATGGTAACACATACTGAGTCCAAATATCCTGATTTGAATGTCAAATCAGCAGATATCTTAGACCCGATGACTTATGAAAATAGCGTGTTTACACATGTATTATGTTTGAATTTTACTATTTATGAATTTGAGAATAAGCGCCAGTTTTTCAGTAACTGTTATTATTGGATGAAACCAAATAGCTATTTGATAGTGCATTTAGTAAACCCGACAAAATTCAGCACCAGAAAGTATTTGAAATTTAAAGGGTTTACAAGCAGACTTTTTGAGAATCTTTTACCAGAGACGCAATCAGAGCCCAGAGAGACAGAAATGCATGCCGAATTTGAGGATTGTAAATATCATGAGAAATATGAGACAGCGGTGGATAAAAAAACAGTTACGTTCACACAAGTTTTTACAGATAAAGTAACTAAGAATATCAGACAAAATGAACAGACGTTAAATATGGAAACTATAGACGAAGTTCTGGATGTTGCCAAGAAGTGTGGATTTATTGTTCATGCAAAGACATCTATGAAAGGATGTAATGGAGATGCTAATCAATATTTGTATGTTTTGGAACGCACCATGTAAAAAATGTCATTTGTGAAGATAGATAAAGAGATTGTGATAAAATTAATAATGAAAATTTTATCACTAGGACTATTAATTCTTATTTCTAATACTGAATCTACCAGAATAGTACCAAGAAAATTATGCAAAGATTGTAAATATTTTATAGCCCATAAAAAAGAATGTGCATTATTTGGAGATACGGATTTAGTAAATGGTAAACATGACTATAATTATGCTAAGAACGCAAGAAACAATGAGAACAAATGTGGTGAAGAGGCAAAGTTTTTTGAAGAGAACAATAATAAAATTATGACGGTTCCTTATTATTTTATTTTGAATACTGTAACGTATTGGCCACTAACGCCAGTAATAGCTTTATTTTTCATTTATATAAATGCATTGTACAAATTTACACATCCTGAATAAAAAATGTTTTAGTAGGGTTCGGAGGGAACCCCATGTTCCCTTCTCAAAATATATTAAATAATAATACATGATTGAATATATTTTATTAACAATATCGTTAACATATATCACAATTTATGCATATATTAAACTATCATTTCCTTTTTGGAATAATCAACCAGTTTTCCACACGTATGATTACTGGCGTTTTTTCTACTATACGCCATTTGTAGTGTATAAATATCGTCCTATGAAAACCAAATTCTGCGAATTCAACCAAATCAAAACCTATCAATATTTGGATTCAACCGTGCAACAACGCAAGGATATATGTCAACTCTTGCAATCCAATTATATATTGAATGACCGCATATTGATAACCACAACAGCTAAAGATTTAGACGCAGAATATACAGGACATAGTGAGCCCGCATTTTTATCTATTTACAGTGAGAAAAAATATGAATTTACAAACACAGACCCCACGTTTGCAGAACAATATAACGATATCACAACTGCATTAAAGCCTATCGGTTGTGTTCTTTCAAAACCATTGCACTTTTATTATAGAGAATCACTACAACATAACACATACACGGAAGCACCAATATACTATATAGATGTTATCTGCGCCAAACGTGACCTAGACCAAAAGAAACTAAACCGCCAACTATTACAAACCCACGAATATAACCAGCGGTTTAAAAACCCCAATGTACTCTGTTCGCTCATTAAAAAGGAAATAGATTTATTTGATGGGGTAATACCGTTACTAGAGTACAACACCTATGTGTTTTATTTACGCAATTTGACTTTTCCGCCATTACCTGCCCATTTCCACATTACACACATAGATATAGAACATACAGATATATTAACGGATTTTTTATATGAGCAAACGCACTTTGACCTAGCATTGTCAAAAAAACATTTTGATATCATGGTTTTATCAGACATGGGGAATTTGATTGCACTTATTAAACAGAATTTGTTATGTGCATATTGTTTGAGAAAAGGCTCACATATTTATGGGTTTTATTTTTTGAAGGATGCAAAAATGCAGTATGAAGACATTGACGGAGATACATTGCAATTGGTTGGAAGTGTTATGAATTGTGATAGCGTCAAGTTATTTTACGATGGATTATTACATAGCATGCATGATATTGTAAAGAAAAAAAAGAGAAACTTGTCTCAATACAAGATGTTGTTATTTGAGGCAATTGGCGACAACACGATATTGTTACAATTGTGGCGTGAGAGAAACACACCAGTTTTTACGAATAAAACCGCATATTATACGTTTAATTTAATTTATCCAAGGTCACCATTACTGGCCGAAAGGTGCTTTGTTTTATAATCTATAATAAAATTAATAAAAAAAGGAGGGATTAGAAGGGCAAAGAATGGTCCATTGGTTCACTTCAGAAAAATTGAATTATAATGAATCAATAAATTGATAATAACATCAAAGTAATGTCACTATTAAGCAAACTATTACACTTTGTACTTTTGACATCTCAAAAATACAACATAGATGAATCGCATGGACTTTCGCATAGTATGAACGTTCTACGATTCGCCAGTGAAATATACGAAACAGAAGTAGTAAAACATCCCATATTAAAACAGCATGAGAAAATAATTTATGTTTCAGCAACACTGCACGATATGTGTGATAAAAAATACATGGACCAATCTGAAGGCATCAGAGAAATAGAAGAGTTTCTAAAAGAAAATATGCTTACTCCTACAGAGATTAATGTTGTTAAAATGATAATGTCAACTATGTCATATTCAACTGTAAAAAAAGAGGGATTTCCAAATTTAGGACCTTACCGGCGGGCGTATCATATTGTTAGAGAAGCTGATTTACTAAGCGCATATGATTTTGACCGGTGTATGATTTATAATATGCATCGGAAGCATGGAGATTTTGACGAAGCATTTAAAGAGGCATCTCATTTATTTGATATTCGCGTATTAAAACATAATGAAGATTGTCTCTTTGTTAATGAATATTCTAGACAGAAATCATTGGAACTGGAAGGACAATCTTTGAATCAAATTGCGACGTGGAAGAGGCTAGTAAAAAACCCTTTGTTAATGTAAATATTGTATTATATTATATTATATTATTTTTTTTAGCGTAAAAAATTGATTAAAAACATTGGTAAAACAAGATAAAGAAATTCCGTGTTATTTTCCTAGTCACAGTTACTCAGCAAAAATGTCCGCCATGATTCAGGCACTTGATTCCTTTACGCCTTTGCCAGCGATAGCACCTTTACCTTTGCCAGCGATAGCACCTTTGCGCATCGGTGAGAATGGTCACGCCGAACTAGATTGGCAAAGGGACGGGTCCAAGGATCTGCAGGAGAAGATTGTCCAGTTTGATTTCCAGTGCGTGCGCACTGACGCCACCGGTGTAGCTAAGCTCGCTATCGTTCTGGACGACCTTCTACAAGAGCTAAGTTCGTCTACTAACTCTGACAAAAACGAGCTTTTGGTTACCCTCTACAAGATCATCGGCAAGACGCGGGACATCAATGGTGGCAAGGGTGAGTATACACTCTCCTACATGATGATATTGGTTTGGTACAAGCACTACCCATCTCTTGCGTTGTCTGCTCTGCAGTTCTTCGTCATAGACCCCAAGGATATTTCCGCAACTTTTGATTCGCAGGAGCCATATGGTTCTTGGAAGGACATTAAATACTTCTGTAAGTACCTTCTTGACAATGGCGGTAACACTCAGCATGATCTGTTCATAGCATGTGTTGATGGCATCAACACTAATATTCGTATAGATGATGAAACGTACAACTCAGCAGAGTCAAAGAAGAATCTCACATTGGTTTCAAAGTGGGCACCTCGTGAGGGTTCCAAGAAGTTCGGCTTCATGTACGACGCACTTGCAACAGATTACTTCCCCCAGTATATGTCCAGCGCCAAGACCGATATATCCAAGGTTAAAGCATTGAATAAGTGTCGCGCTCAGTATCGTATGCTATGCAGTAAGCTGAATCGCCACCTGGATACTGTTCAGATTAAGCAGTGTGGCAAGAACTGGGCCAGTATTGAGCATGCCAAGACCACATCTATTACGATGGCAAAGCAGCGCAAGGCCTTCTTGAATAAGAAGGCTGGAAACAGCGATCAACGCACAGAGGACCCTGACCGTATTGAGTGTGCAGAGAATCTCCGGGCTCATCTGGAGAGCCTGAAGAAGGAGGGTAAGGAGGTCAAGGGTAAGCACGTGGCGCTTCCCGATTTTACCAAGCAGGCATTGGATCTGTCGGTTTTTAGTTACAATCAAAGCAAGCCTGGACACATCATTAGAAAGAGTGAGGAGGCAGATATTCTTAACTCACAGTGGCGCGACAACAGTAACAAAAAGAATGCGAACGGTCTTGGTCCCATGGTCGCAATGTGTGACCTATCTGGCTCTATGTCTGGGGACCCCTTGGCTGCTGCGATTGCTCTTAGTTGCCGTGTCGCTGAGAAGTCGGTATTAGGGCGCCGTGTCATGACCTTCTCTACTGAGCCTTCGTGGATTAACTTGGATGAGAAGACCGACTTTACTGACATGGTTATGGAGATTATTGCTAACAATAGTAATGCTGGTTTTAATACCGACTTCTACAAGGCACTTGACTTGATTCTAAGCGCAATTGAGCAACATCGGGTTCCTCCAACCGATGTGGAGAACATGGTTCTTGCGATCTTCTCGGATATGCAGATTGACGATTGCCTCTGTTTCCGGCCTGGTTCCACTAGTTACATTCATACTGAGCAGCAGACGGAGCAGGCATACCATAAGTGGTCGGTCATGCATGAGCAAATCAAGACCAAGTACGCTGAGGTAGGTATGCGAATGTATGGGCAGCCTCTGAACCCTCCGCACATCCTCTTCTGGAACTTGAGGAAGACCAATGGTTTCCCCACTATGTCTACTGAGGCTGGTTGTTCTATGATGAGTGGGTTTGACCCGACCATCTTGAACATGTTCTGTGAGATGGGTATGGAGGCGCTGAAGGAGATGACACCTTACAAGACTCTGCTCAACCTTCTGGACAATCCTCGGTATCTGCCAATGGAGACAGTTATTCGTTCGGCACTTGTAATCACGTAAGAGTGTAAGCATGTAAACAATTTGTAAAATGTTTTATAAAAATAATATAAAGAATAATCGTTATATATATTAAGTCAGAACCTAGCACCCATTTGTCCAGTACAAAAAAATGGTTCATACAGCAAAACACTTTAAAAAATATTTAGGACGTAGGCGGTTGAGGGTCAATTGTACCAGGACCCAAGAATAAAGGTAAAAATGAAAATAGTATCGGACAGCAATAAAATAAACCAATGTTTTTATTATAAAAACAGCCAGCTAATCTTCAAACATTGAAAATATGTAAGAAATTAGTAAACGTTAAAAACCGATACTAGCATTAAAACATTACCCGCTTAAAACATTACCCGCTCAAAATATAACCCATTCAAAAAATTTACATATTTTTTATGAAAAATTCAAAAACTTTTTCATCAAAACATCATCTAATATATTTTCCAGACCTAGAAAATGAATCCACCACAAAAATAATAAATACACCCAAAAAAGTATACAGAATAAATTCCTCGGTGATATTGTTTGTTTTTTCATGGCTCTGTTCCTCCAATAGGTGCACCATATAGTTTATTTTTTCCATCAATTTACTATCACTAGACCCTTGGTTAATACCCATATTCGCATAATATGGTTTGTTTTCTAATTGCTGAGGAGGTTCATAACTACGTTGATAATTGCTTAAACTGGCTGAACCACTGTTGTTCGCACCATAGTTTCCAGCACTCTTCATATCATTAGATGCTTGCAAATAAGAGGGTATATTGGCAACATAAGGTTTTGATTCTGTATTATCACTATTATCTTTTTTCACATTTAATGATGGTGGCGATATAGGTGCGAAACTACCCATTTTGTTATCAGCTGGCTGAATATCAGAAGAAGTCATCTTGTTTAATAATTCGTTTACCCGAATATTACGTTTCTCTAAAGATTCTTGATGATCATCAATATTACTAGGTTGCATTTTATTTAAATTTTCGGTTTCGCCTTGATAATCAACTTCGCCTACACCATCTGGTCTTAATTTAACAGTCTTTCTCAAATTCATACTAGATTGTCGTTTTTTAGGAGTATCTTCATTTGTCCATGTAGATGCGGATGTTACTAAAGAAGACATTTTTATATTACAGTTTACTTAAAAAATCAATAGATTTTATTTTTACGCCCTTTCAACAATAAATTCTATTAAAATGTGGTATTTGTTTTTCCAATAAAATAGCAGTATTATATAAATAATATGATATACACAGTAGCTCAATTCATTCCAATTCTTGTTTTGTTTTTATTAATTTCATATTTTAAAGAGATTGCCAAATTTAGCAATACAGTTTTAGGGAAATTATTAGCAATATGCATTATTGTATTTTATACATTTCTTGATAAGTTATTAGGTGCACTTGTTTGTCTTATGTTAATCTTCTATTACCAGTCAGACACGGTTGAAACTATGCTAAACATGGACAACGATTTGACTGATTCCAATGATTTGACCGATTCCAATGATTTAGAAATTAATCAGCATATGACAGAAGACCATGTAGACGATTATGTTTACTTTGATAAGGATAACCAGAAGAAAAAAGAGGGAATGGTGAATTACGAGAGTGGTGGCAATAAAGATATATTAATTACGAATGATAAAATGCAAAATGAGTTTAGAAAAAATAACTGTGTCAATGGAGAGCTTACAAATAAAGGGGTGTCAGTGAATTATGAGATGACAGAGCATGTTTTTCCTGAGGTTAAATTTAGAAGAGGGTTCTGTAATCCATGTTTAAAAGACTGCGAATTTTCTATTATAGAACAAAAATTAGCATTGGAAGACAAGTTGAGGATACCTTTACAAATAAAATAATGTAGACATTGGCAGGTCTCTAGAAAAATATCCGGATTAAGTATAATGGGTAAGAAAAATAGACAAGAGAAACAACCACAAAGTAAGAATATATTAACACAGTTATTTAGTTATCTACACAACAATATTCAGGCAATAAACAACAGTAAAATCTTCGCTGGATTAATGATTATAACATTAAATATTGTGTCTAAATTCGCCAATTTTAAATTAAGTAAAACATTAGAATCTTACTTCAAATTTACCTTTAGCAGACAGGTCCTAGTTTTTGCAATTGCATGGATGGGTACTCGCGATATTTACATTGCTCTAATCATGACTATTCTTTTTGTTATTTTTACAGAATATCTGTTCCATGAAGAAAGCAGTTTTTTCGTATTATCCGAGGAATTCAAGGACTATCATATTAGTATGTTAGATAACGAAACTAACAATACAAACATAACAGAAGAAGATGTTAAAAAGGCCAAGGCCGTTTTAGAACGTGCAAAACAATTAAAAATGATTTCAGATGATAATGATTTTAAGAGTTATACTTTTTAATCCGATAACAATAATGTTTATGAAAGAAACATTATTATTAGTAAACAATTATAATATTCGCATTATATAGATAGATTATGTCAATACAAATAGACCCGAAACAATTAAAAATTACTTTAGACACGAATATACCTATTGGAAATAACTATGAGAAAGATATTTTAACATTTGGTACATTAATAAGTGACAAATTAAAAGAAGTTCGTATAACACCTACCCAATATCCATACTTTACATATCAGGTAAAATATGACGAATCAGTTCTTGGTTTTTATGCTTATGATGAGGTAGTGAAAACGTTTTTTAAAAAAGAGTTATTTTTAAATAGGCTGTGCAATAGCAGTGATATTATAAAAGCGGAAGAAAACGAGAGCGACCCTAATGTATTAAAAAAGAGAAGAGAAAACATGGATAATAACGTTATGTTAATGCTTAAATATTTATTGCCTACAAAATGGCCTGTGGTGAATAATCATTTTAGTTCATACGACATGTTCAAGATGAAAGACCCTATGAATACTTTATTCTTTAACCCATTTCTTACTAGAAATTATGTTAATTTAAAATTATCAAGTGGGGCTTATAGCTTAAAAAAGGTAGTATGGTTGAATGACATTATTAATTTGGTTGACATTAACACTCTAGAAAATATTAATACACTAGCAGCTAATTATTCAAACAATGATCTAATTAAAAACAGAGATACTCATGATGAATTGATGGGTAAAATAAAAGAATGTTATGAAAAAAAATGTGATATTAGCGAATTAACGTATCTTGGAATGCTTATAAGAAGTGACCCATATGAAATAGTTGTAGACGTTGAATTATTTGAAGGTGAAATGAAAGACGGTGATGAGAAAGATGTTAAATGTCCATATTACAGTGATTATTTGGGTGAGCAATTAAAGGAAATAATGAGACCAAATAGGAACCCAGTTCGTGGAAAATTACCGAAAAAACCATTGTTTTCAATTACAAGCAAAATTTCAAAAAAAAAGGGTTTTGTAGAGAAAGAAGAGCTAGATGAAAAAACAAAGGCAAAACGTAAAGATGAAGATGCTGAGTATATTGAGGTTGATGAGGGAGAGCGAAAGAAATACGAACTTTATAGTAAGAAATTTTTTGAAGAGGAGCGCCAGGGAAAACTACAAGCAAAACTTAAAAAATACGATATCAACCCTAAGGGATTTTTTATCTATTTATCAGAAGATTTAACGCCTATTATTAAGTATATTAATTCTGAACAGCGAGAAAACCCCGGCAAGGATGATAAACCTAAAACAACAGAAACTTTGGAAGATTTTAATATAAAAGAAAAATTGGAGTTTCCTAACTTTTCAATAAACTCAAATCAAAGACCAGAGACCACTAAACCTCTAAATATAGACGAGTTCGTTGAAAAGAAAATAGCTCAATATTCAGAAAGGAAAAAAACAGATAGGTCGTTTAAAGAAAGGTTTGAGGAAGAGAAATTTAAACTAACATTGGCTAAAAAATTTGTTTACAGTATAGCGTCTCAAGCCAAAGCCCAATCCCCACCCCCACCTAAAAATATAGGTGGTAAAACACAAAAACGTCGTAGAATAAAAAAGAGATACACTAGAAGACGATATTGATATTGTTTATTTACTTCTTATAGAACTTGGCCTTTCCATCCTTGAATTCACCAATCTCATCACCAATCTCTTCGTCAGAATCAATCTTGTAAATCTTGCCATTTTCCTTGTTTGTTGTGTAATATGACTTGCCTGATACAGTAACTACAAATACTTCCTCAGCCTCCTCCTCACCAGCATCTTCAGCATCTTCAGCATCTTCAGCATCTTCAGCATCTTCAGCATCTTCAGCATCTTCCTCTTCCTCCTCCTCACCAGCATCTTCCTCTTCCTCTTCCTCACCAGCATCTTCCTCATCACCAGCTTGCGCAGCCTCCTCCTCACTAGCTTGCGCTTCCTCCTCACGAGCTTGCGCCTCACCTTCCTCTTCCTCTTCCTCACCAGCTTCCTCTTCCTCTTCCTCTTCCTCAGCTTCCTCTTCCTCTTCCTCCTCATCAATTTCATAAACAATATTAATCTTTTTGGTTTCGTTTTCAGGGGCTACAAATACAACTTCATCATCCTCTTCCAATGTTTCACATTGGACAGGAATACTATCCTCCCTTTCCTTTTTAATCTCTACCTTAATAGAAGGGCTGTAGCCTCGGCAATCACACCGAAACTCAGGAAGAGAATAAATCAAAGACTTCATAGACTTGTTCTCCTTTCTAAGCTTGGCATTTTTTCTCATAAGTTGCCGAACAATGGGCAAATTCAAAAGTGCGACGTAATTTTCCTCAATAGAACTCATGTTGTTAGATGCTATTCAACAATATAAAAATAAACGAATCAATTTTTTATATTGTTATCAAAAATTGTTTCAGATGGAAACCTCCGGTTTTCTCTACCATTTAATATGATTCCATTCACAAGGAAACATATCCTGAACATCATGTCCGGCTTTCGGACCAAACCAAGTATGCGGATAACAAACAAACTTGCCAGGACTATCGTTCAAATATCCTGCCCACCAACTGAATGAACTATTTGCGATAATATTATTATCACAGCAACTCATCAACAACAACTGTTTCCAATCTTCAATATTGTCATTAACTTTAACAAACTCAACCGCATCATATTTATAACGCAAACGTTGTATATGAGAATTCACAATATCATTATCCTCTTTTTCACAGAAATAAATAACACGATATGGCTTGGTAAACGGTCTGTACAATAAAATATTAAACATAGAATTCTCATAATATTCATATGGCATAATAGGGTGATAATCCTGCTTCTCTTTATAATCCCCCAAACGGAAATGCATTGAAATTGTAACATAGTTTGGGTCAAAATATTCGGAATATTGGGTTTTAATATCTTGTTGTTGTTTGTGTATATTTAAAAGTGCAATGATATGGTCTTTTTTATCCTCAAAATAATTATAACTTTGATAATAACCAAACAACATTACGTTCTGGTTTATCAACGGCACTTCTTTATAATGATGATGAGGCTCTCTATATTTTGGTAGTAGCATCAACTGTTCATTTGTATATTCTATATTATCATTTGAAGTGGTGGTTTTTTTTATTCCTGATAACAACGTATCCCAATAGGTTGGACGAGAGATACCAACGTCTAATGTCTCAGAATAAGGCAAAACCATCTTTCTACGATAACGTATACAATAAGCCATTGTTGTAAATACTTGGAACAGTTGGTTTCCTAAGCCACCCATCAAAAAACATGATACGATATTTGTATTTTCCATCTAACTTTATTGTTTTAATTAAACAATATAGTTTTATATTCTTTGTTAAAACATTATTGGCTTTATTGCGCTAAGCCAAAATTTTCTTTCATAATACTAGTCTTACTAGGACCCTTTTGTTTCTCACTTTGTTTCTTTACTTTATATACTCCATTTTGCACTGAACTTTTCCCTCCATAAATATTCATAATAAAATCTTCACTGTCTTCATGAAGTTCTGGTAAAATCCGCGTCATAGGTTTATCTATCACCAGCAACATATGCTCTGTCTTCAACAATTTTCTGTATTCTTGTATAGTTAGATTACCATAAAACTTATCTAATAAAAAGTATGGGTTAGGAGCGGGCTTAATATTCTTCTTAAAATCATAGATTTTGCTGTATATTTGATTCAATAAATGATACCGTTCAAATTTGGTAGAATCATCAATGTTCTCCTTCATTAAAAATGCCACAGCGCATTCTGGTCTACAAAAAGAGCCGTAACCGAACAATTGGCCGTCAATATCGTGTTTTGGTACATAACATGATGGATTATCATAGTCGTATGTGCACCAAAAACACGCGGATTTCTTATCTGGATTTGAATTTTTGTATAATTGTAATTTTAGTTTCTTTAATTTCATATTTACGTCTTTAATATTAATGTCATCATCTTCCTCTTTCTCACCTATTTCTATTTTTAAACTACAAGATTGACAAACATTTTTATTAATAATCTCTTCACCGTCACATTCATTATAAGCGAATTCTTTTTGCTCATTTTGCGCAGTTGCGCTAATTTCGTTAGATTTGTATTCTGCAAACATATTTGCGTTATTAGAATTGTATGTCATAATGGTTGGAGGAATAACTGGATTATAAGATAATGGGTCAGTAACAATTTGGTTTATTTGATTATTATGCTCGTTTAAATCTAACATAGAACACTTCAAATGTAAAATAACATTTGTTACAGGCTTTACGAATTCCTTCTTCTCTTGTGGTTTCTCAATAAGTTTACCACCCTTCGGCTTTCTACCACGCTTCTTCGTGGTTGGTTCGGTACATTGTACCTGTTGTTGTGATTGTACTATGGTTTCTTCTGGCTCCTCAATAATAATTGTAATGTTGTTAGATAAGACAGAAGTTTCCTTCTTCTTCCTTCCACGCTTTTTTTTAATCACTTCACTATCAGTACTCATTGACTACCAATTATTGTAAACAATGACTATTATTTTTTATATTGTTTAAAAAAACAAAAAATGGATATTATTTACATAATGTATAACATATTAATATTTTACATAGCTTCCAAAGCTATTTCAAAGTCAGTGAAAGGTATCTTTGTAAAATTTTCGGTTACGTAACAACTTCGGCAAAGAGGAACATAATTATTAACGCCAATAACTACTTGTGTTTTTTCACTTGTAATTCTGTGTGAGAATAGTGCGGGATTTTCGCATTGTTCACACTTGGATCTAAGTTTTGTTATCTTATCACTTAATGGCACCAAATCTAATATGGTACCGAACTTTTGCCGCTTGAAATCCCCATCTAGCCCACATATATAAACCGTCTTGTTTAGTTTTTCTACAAGATAAATTACAGATTCATATAGGTCCTCAAAGAACTGACCCTCATTGATTAAAACAACATCATATGAATTTATGTCATTAGAATTTATCGTGGCAAACAGTGTTTTACTAAACACACATGGTATCATAACTTGGTCATGCGAAGATAGCATTTTATCTCCATAACGGGTGTCTTCAGAATAATTAATTACGAATACATTATTCCCCTTTCTGGTGCATTGATTGTAAGTATTTATTAAATACGTAGTTTTTCCAGAGAACATTGGACCAAAGATAAGCTCTAAATACCCGCTCATTTTGATTGTAATAGTAAGATATATTTTATCCTCTAAATATTCATAATTTAAGTAATCAATTTTTTGAGATAAAAAATTGAACCACAATATAAGAAAAATAACAATAATAAAACACAGAGACAATGGGGTGCTTCAGCTGGATAGCGCAAGACACTAATGAACCAATTTACATTACTGGTTATCAAAAACCAGGATATGAACAACACACATACTATATGTGGGACAATAAAGGAAACTTGTGGAAGGAACCAGATTACGAAGGCTATGGAATGTTTGGCTCGAAAGACTATTACGTTCTTTTAGCCGAAATGAACCGCGTTTATGGCGAGGATGTTACCGAAGACCAAAAACGAAATGAAGGAATTGCGATTGAATTTGGTTCCAATCATGATGGAATAGTATTTCCAAATCTTACTGAGACTTCAATTTGGAAATGGAAGAACAAACAGCCAGTTTATCATAGTAACCAAGGATGTTATGAAGGTTATGAAGATGATGAATGATTTATATATAAATATAACCAAAATACATAAACACAAATCAAGAAACTAATTAAAAATGAGTGTTTCAAAACAAAGTATACCCTGGGTAGAAAAATATCGTCCCGTACAATTTGACGATATTGTTCTTGACCCTATTAACCGTAAGATATTCAAAAACATATTAGATAAGAATTATTTTCCGAACCTTCTTTTTTATGGTCCACCAGGAACCGGTAAGACAACAACCATTATCAATATGATTAACGAATATCAAAACAAATACAACCAGAAAAATAAGGGCACAGTAATTCATTTAAATGCCTCCGATGAGCGTGGAATAGATATTATCCGCAACCAAATATATCAGTTTGTGAAATCAAAGAACTTTTTTGATGTAGGTTTAAAATTTGTTATATTGGATGAAGTAGATTATATGACGAAAAATGCCCAACAAGCACTCAAATATCTTTTACAATCATCTAATTATAATGTACGTTTTTGTCTGATATGTAATTATATAAGCAAAATAGATGAGTCACTTAAAAACGAATTTATTTGCATACGTTTTAATCAATTACCAAAACAAGATATCTATAAATTCGTTCACAATATTGCAGTCAATGAAAATCTAGATCTTTCAGATACAATTATTGAGAAAATACAGCAGATTTATAATTCGGATATTCGTAGTATGATAAATTTCATTCAACTTCACCAAAATATTAAACTCTGGGACACGAATATAATAACAGATACTGTTCTAGAAAAAATATACAATCAACTCTTGAATAAGTTATCACGCGAAACAATAATAAATGGTATTAATGAAATCAGTATTCAATACAACATGGATAAGAAGAATATTATTAAGAACTTTTTTAATTATATCATACGTAAAAAGAAGGATGCAATAAATCCTGATTTTTTAACTATGGTGGAAGTTATTATGCATTCCAATGACTCTAATATTGAGTACTCAATAAACTACTTTATATATAAAATGCAATCATTATTGGCATAGGAGAACGTTGATTCCCTACATAAATAATCATATTATTACACATTTGAACATTTTAATCCGCACAAACTACGGATAATCTTCAAAGCCAACGTTACATTTAAATTATTTTTTAGATGTTTTTGTTACGGTTGTTTTTGTTACGGTTGTTTTTGTTACGGTTGTTTTTTTTTCATTCATTTCTCGTTTTGCCGCATTTGCTGCTGCTAACATAAAACCCGCTGCTTTTTGTGTTAATTCTGCTGACGTTTTTGGCATACTGTTATTGCTATGCTATTACATTTTTAATAGTTTTTCATTTCAATTTTTTCAATCGAACATTGAAATGAGAAAATGATGGGGTAGGGGGGGGCAAGGAACGAAAACACCAGTTCCCCCTAGCATAAATAAAAAATTGAAACAATATAAAGAAATATGCCATTCTTTATATAGTTTGGGAATATGTCTATTGTTGATGATGAATGGATGCAATTCATAAGTGGTGGAAATAACACATCGTGTGGATTTCCGTCAGTATCATGTAATACATCTATGAAAAAAGAAACTCTTAATAAATCTTGCAAAGTGTCTCTAGAAAATGATTCAGGCAAGGCAGTTCCGGTTTGCGATGACCTTTATATTTCAACAAAAACCAAGGTATTGTTCTTGAATCAAGAGGTTGATATTCAGAATGTATTTTGGAAAATTCCTATTATTGAATACGGAACAGCAGCAGATGGAGTTACCAAAAAACAAATGAAAATAGTATCTAAAAGTCCAGAAGAATATGAAGAATATCGTACTAAACTGGTAGATGTGCCATATTATACAGAAAATATAATAAAGCAAATTGACAATGCGTCAGGTCGCAGAATAAAATATAAGGACGAAAGAAAAATAACAATTGGCTTATCTAAAAAGGATATTATGAACTGCCGCGGCAAGGTTAAAAATGCGTTTTATAATTGTTTTGCTACTATATTCCGATTCAAGTATGATGGACTTTTCCGAGAAATTCACGTAAAAGTATTTAATACTGGTAAATTGGAGATTCCTGGGATTCTGAACCCAGGATTATTGGTTATTGTAAAACGTATGTTACTAGAAACAATTCAACCCTTTATTGAGAAACCGATTGAGTTTATTGAGACGGACTCTGAGGAAAATGTACTTATTAACTCTAATTTCAACTGTGGATATTTTATTAACCGTGAGAGGTTGCATACGATTTTGAGAAGCGACAAATACAGGATTGAAACTGCTTATGACCCATGCAGTTATCCTGGTGTGAAATGCAAATATTATTTCAATAACGAATTGGGGTTTGACCAAAATATTCAAAATGGTCAGATTATTAGAGAAGACCGAGGTCAAAAAATGAGCGAACTTGGTGACAACAACAAGTATACCGAGGTGTCATTTATGATATTCCGAACTGGAAGTTGTCTTATTGTTGGAAACTGTACTGAGCGCGTCTTGAAATTTGTATTTGAATTTATCAAGAAAATCCTAGTAGATGAATACCAAAACATTTATGTTGCGAACGAAGAACCAATAATAAAAAACAAAAAGACTAAGCTTAGAAAGAAGGTAATTAATGTAACAAGCGCGTATTATGTGGAAATTAAGGGAAGGGAACCATGAAAGCTTTACGTGTCATTTCCCGTTAACAGTAAAGCCACTTAACAAATTCTTTCATGTTTCCATTTTCAAATTTCTCTCTGCATTGTGGCTCTTCTAAATAAAATTTGGTCAATATAAAGTCGTTTAAATCTATACCTGTTTTTGAGCGATTTGATTCCATTTTTTTTATTATCTCTTTTAATAGCTCAACATAAACATCATAATCCATGTCCATTTTTTCTTGAATTACTTCTAAATATTGTAATGAGCTATCAATCGCATCAATTTTATTTAAGTACCTGCTCAAATAATTATTGGAAATTGCTTTTCGTTCATGAAATTCTATTGTCGTATTTTCCCAATGAAAAATAACATTAATTGTTTTAGCAATACGCAATAAAATAATGCGCCATTCCTTATCATCAAATACTAATGTTTCGTTATTTAATGTCATAATATTAGTTAATGTGTGTGAATTATCATTATCGTCACCATCGTAGGTATCATAAATGGTTTTCTTGTAAACGAATAAAATAATATCCATATGGTTCAAATTTTGAGATAAATTTGCACGATAAATCTGTTCAATATATTCTAAATAATAATAATATGCCCTCTGACAATAGTAATAAGTTTTTTCAATACTCTTTGTTTTCATTAATATAATTTCAAACACCCTATGTATTGCATTCACACCAATATAAACGCTAGAACTAGGATAATTCATCTCTTTCATGATTTCCGATTCATTAAGTAATCCAAAATATTCATTGATAAGTTTACTATAGGTATCCAATATTTGCAATTTAGGAGTTTTGCCAGGAGGCATTCCTTGTATACAAAAAGCATTATAAAATAATTTTGCCTATTTCGTAAAAAAGCTCATTGCTGGGAATACTTTAGGCCAAACCAATAAAACAATTAATATAAGAATGATTTAAAGTAAAATCTAAGATATAATTTATAATTGTTTAAATATAACATGCAGAAAAATCCCGAGCAAGAAGTTGGTTCCACCGACCCCGCACAACAATCTGGTTACAGATTACCTGAGAACAATACACTCCAACATGCTGCCAAATTAGCCATAGTTGAGGACAAACCCATTATGTTAGATTACTGGACCAACTCTTTAGATAAGTCTGTTTTGATTGGTGTCAAGGAGAACAAGGAGAAGTTGCTCGTAAAGAGTGAGGAGGAGTACACCAGCCCTATCTCTAAGATTTACAAAGTAGGAAAGGAGTATATTATTGTCACAGAGAACTCTATCTACTTGGTAGATGTTGAGATCCCTACAAAGCGCATTAGCTCTTAAAAGGAACCGATTCGCAAAGCTTTTATGGTTTCGTTCCTTGTCCTTTTAGAAACCTCCTTTATATTTAAAAATTAAGTAGTATTATTTTATTAAAATTTATTAATAAAATAATTACAATTAGAGTGTTTCATTTAATTTATTTATTTGTTCACTAGTCAAACTCTCAGGAAATTCTATTTCAAACTCAATAATCAAATTACCAGTAGAATTTTCACGTGTCATTCCCATCCCCTGCACCATCTTCTTAAAATTTGGTTTAATCACTGTAGGATTATGAATATTATTGAGAGCTAAACGCTTACCATTCAAATGGTCTATCTCAAACACAAAACCACACAACGCCTCTTTCAATGAAATCTTCTTACTGTAAATTAAATCTGTACCTTGTCTCTTAAAGGGGGTATTGTTTACCAATTGTACTTGAATTCTTACATCACCGTGAACTTGACCATTAATACAATGTCCCTTATCACCTACAACAATGGTTTCATTATTATCTATTCCTGGAGGTATATTCAAATACATTGTTTCTTTCTCAATAGTCCTAACATTATTATCAATATTAAAACGTTCAATATCAAGAGGTATATTAAACCCAGTAAAACTTTGTTCTAACGTGACCTGTATTTGTTTTACAATAGGCTCTGGTTTTTGAACCTGGTGAAACATTTGAGTATGAATATTTATGCCGGGTCCACCGCTATGAAAAACACGGATGTTCGGACCGCCCATACCGGGCATACCGCCCATACCGGGCATACCACCCATACCGGGCATACCACCACCAAACATCATGTTAAAAATATTATTAATATCATTAAACTCATTCATACTGTTCATATGGGAAAACGGCATACCAGGTATTCCTCCTGATAATTCCATATCATATTGATTGCGTTTATTTTGGTCACTAAGAACCTCATAAGCTTCATTTACCTGTTGAATCTTAGTAATAGCCTCCTCACTAGAATTACGGTCAGGGTGGTACTTCAAAGATAATGCCCTATATGCCTTCTTTATCTCTGTTTCATTCGCATCGTTAGAAACACCTAATACTTCATAATGATTTGTCATAATTCAATATATTACATAACTCCTATTGTTTTATATATTTTTATTATTTTTATATAAATAGTATTTGTTAGTATTATACAATGTTGCCTACTACTACTTTTATATCAAAATATAAACCCTATTTTATAAACGACTTTTGCATAGATAAAAAATTATTAACTGCATTAAAAACACTTCTAGAAATTAATAACCTCAATATTCTTATAATTGGTAATCCTAGCTCTGGAAAAACTACAATGCTTTATGCGCTTATACGTGAATATTATAATTTAGGTAAAGATCATAGCTTTCCAGAGAACAATATTCTATTCGTCAATAATCTGAAAGAACAAGGTATTCAGTATTTTCGTAATGAAATGAAAACGTTTTGTCAAACACACAGTGCAATCCATGGTAAAAAAAAATTAGTAATTATTGATGATCTTGATAGTATTAATGAACAGAGTCAACAAGTATTTCGTAATTATATAGACAAATACAAGCATAATATTCATTTTATTTCTGTTTGTACAAATATACAAAAAGTTATTGAAAGTATTCAATCACGTCTGCATATTATACAACTTACACCGCCCACCAATACGCAGATTAAAGATATCATGACTAAAATTATCACAACGGAAAAAATAGAGATTGATGAAGAATCAAAGGACTATATTATGATGATATCTCTTGGCTCAATAAGGGTTCTAATAAATCTACTGGAAAAAATATATATATATGGAGAACCGGTCCATATTGTGTCCTGTAAAAAAATATGTTCTACAATATCTTTTCAAGAGTTTGAAACTTATATTGATAGACTTAACCGGGGGGATTTATCCGGAGCAATAGATGTTTTGTATTCAATTCATGACTATGGTTATTCAGTAATTGATATTTTAGATTATTTTTTTGCGTTTATAAAGATTACAAAAACAATGGATGATGAAATAAAGTATAAAATAATCCCCTTTCTGTGTAAATACATAACAGTGTTTCATAATGTTCATGAAGACGGAATTGAACTTGCGCTGTTTACAAACAATTTACATGAATTATTGCAACATGGTTTAGAATAAAATATAATTTCATTATATAGAGAACTTTAAATGTCTAAAAATTCAAACACTAGTGAAAAAAGACTCAGACAATTAAGACAATCCCAATTAGGAAAAACAGAAGGAAACCAAGAATCACCACACGATACATTCCTTGGTCAAGGATTAAAACTCATGAAAGAAAGACCTGAGTTGTTTAAAGGGGTTAAACATTTTGATTTAAGACCTGCGGACACAAGAACTCCATCTCCTTTCAAACGTGGAAATGCGACACCCAGAACTACTTTGAGAAACTATGAGAAATGGAAGAAAAGAATGGATAGCTTCCAACAAAAAAAGATGGATAGATACAATAGAAAATTAGCACTTGACGACAGAAGTCTTATTAATCAAATGCCAGAAAGAAGGAGAACTTCTTCGAAAGACAAGAGTGGATCGCAAAAAAGTCGTAGTTCAAAAATAAACAGACACGTTCTTGTTAGACAATCCAGCGTTGGTGGTAAACGTAGTATAAAAAATAGAACACGCAAGAATAGAAAGTAAACTTTGTAATATAACTTCTAGTTCAGAATTTATATTCTTCGTAAATTATTTAATACTAGCGTATTTTAAATAGGATAGTATTATAAACAATTTATTATGTCTAGTCAAATATTCCGTAAAAAAGTGCCGAATGAAATATTGTTTGACTTACTAGAAAAGGTTTGCTTTAAAACAGATAAATATTATTTAATTGATATAAACGCATTCCGCAAACTAATGTTCCATAATTATCATACGGAATTCTGTGAGCAATTAAAAGACTATTATAATTTAAGCAAAATGTTCTATATAGAGCGTAAAATGGTTTATAATTCATTTACAAATATTGTTAGACAAATATGTAAACTAAACAACATCATGTTTACATCACTAATCAAGTACAATGAATCAAAATACAACATTGATTTTTTTATTTATTATCACGAAATCTAACCGTTAGTTTCGTAATTTTTTATAAGTTATTATACTATATAAGTTATAAAAATGTTTAATTCTAAAAATGTGTTATTCTATGTTGTTGGAGCTGCTGTAATTATAACAGGCAGTTATTTAGCAACTCAATTTAAAAAAACGCTCGAACCAGATGACGAATATGACCTTATTAAAAAGTATTTATTAAACGATTCACCTCTATATGGTTACAATCGCCCAAAAATATGGATTCACAGCAAATACGAAATAAATGCTCGTAAATGGAAAGATTTCTATTCTCGCAATACCACGGATTTAAATCAACCCTATATTCACCTTACAATCAAGACCATTATTAACCATTGTGGTAATGATTTTAATGTATGCCTAATTGATGATGAAACATTTAGTAAATTGATACCTTCTTGGGATGTGGATTTGAGTACTATGGCTGAGCCTATGAAATCACACTTCCGTCAATTAGGAATGGCCCAATTGGTTTATTATTATGGTGGAATGGTAGTTCCTAATTCCTTCTGTTGCACCAAGAATCTTAGCGAATTTTATAAAGAAGGTACTGCTGGGAATCGTGCTTTCTTCTGTGAAGCTATTAATCGCACAGTAAACAACATGAACCAAAAACGTAAGTATTTGTTTTTACCTGATATGTATTTTATGGGGGGCTTGAAAAACAATGAATGTATCCTTGAGTTAGTGGAATATTTGAAAAAGATATGCAAGAATCCTCATTTCTCTAGTGAAGTAGATTTTAGAGGTGATGTTTCTAATTGGCTCTTAGATGCTCATCGTGACCTATATATTAATTTAATTGGTGGTGAAGTAATTGGAGTTAAGACTGCTGACCGCAAACAGATTTTATTAGAAAACTTAATGGAGGAGGAATTCTTGAATGTACATGATAGTTTAGTCGGTATTTATATCCCTGAAGATGAGATTTTGACTAGGCCTAAGTTCCAATGGTTTGCTGTGATGCCATCTGAAGAGATTTTGCAGACAAAATGCATTATTTCCAAATATTTGATGGCTTCTATTGTGGATAGTACAAGCGAATATTACAAAACAACGGAAATTAAGAGCGTTGTCTCTATTTAAGGGAACATTGGTTTCCTTTAATCTAGTAATATAGTAGATTAATTATGTTTTCTTCATTTAATAGTTTTCATGGAACATTAAGAAACGCTAAAAAAGGTATTTCATCAAATGCACCAACTAGTTTAGCTTCATCAAATATATCAAGTGTCGGATTTACTGTGTCTTTTACACAACCAACAACGGGCTCTCAAATATCTAATAAACCAGTAATTAATTTTGTTACTGTAAGTTTAGGAAGCACGACAGCAACAATTTCATTCACACAATCATAATAATAAAACCTTGCTATACAGTTTTATTATTATTGGAAAAATCATTTTATACTATATAATGAGTAATCCGAGTTATTATGTCGGAATAGCAGAACCAGGTAACGTAATTGCGTCATCTACGAGTACCTCATTGAGTTTTACTGGATTAACTGGTGGAACGGCATATAGCATGTATGTTATTGGTATTTATGCTAACAATACGGTAACAAGTATCGGGACTTATTCATTTACTACGACTAGTGCGGTTACTGTATTGCAAACAAGCACGTTTGCATATACAGGTGCGAATCAAACAGTTACTGTACCTACTGGAACTACATACGTAACTGCTCAATTATGGGGTGCTGGTGGTGGTGGAGCAGGTAATGGTTCAAATAGTACATACAATATGACATTATTAGGAAACGGAGGAGGTGGAGGGTATACTACTGCAAATCTTACTGTTACGGCAGGAACCACATTAACAGTTATAGTTGGTCAGGCTGGTTCATGTTCTGCAACTCCAGGTGCAGCCATAACAGCCCCTTATGGTGGAGGTGGTGCAGCTCTCGCATCTGATTCAAATTGGAGACAAACGTCAGGTGGTGGTAGGTCCGCAATACGAATAAGCAGCACCGAGATCATTACAGCGGGAGGAGGTGGTGGTGGTGGAAGAATGGGTGATAGTCAAGCTCCTACTAATGTTACTGGATATACTGCAAATGGCGGCGCAGGAGGAGGTTTGATAGGTGACGATGGAGGATCTGGAGATCCAGACACAAGCTTTCAGGGAAAGGGTGGAACACAAAGTGCAGGAGGAGCTGCAGCTGTTAATGGGCCCAGCGGTGGAACTGCTGCGACAGCTGGTTCTCAATATCAAGGAGGAACGTCTAATACTTATGGTGCCGCCGGTGGAGGTGGTTGGTATGGTGGTGGAGGTGGAAACTATTACTCGGGTACTAACGGTCGGCAATTTGGTGCAGGCGGCGGTGGTTCCTCCTACGTTAGTGGGACTTATTTACAGGCAGGTACATCAGCTACTCTTACTCAAGCATCTAGGTCAACTGTTGCGGCCAATGCTTCTTTACCAGCAGGTGTTCAAGGAACAATTGGTGGCGGTGGAGCTGGCTCTACAACTGGCTCAGCTGGTCAAAATGGTTATGTAGTATTAACATTCTATTCTACAGCAACAACTAGTACTGTTTCATTTACTCCACTATTAGTTAGTGGTCTTAATCTGTGGTGGGATGGCTCCGACCCACTTAATACAGGAACTGCCCCCGCTAATGGTGCTAGTCTTACTACATGGTTTGACAAAGGCGGTAATGGTTATAATGCTCCAGCAAGTACTGCTGCAACATATTCTTCCACAACTAAGGCTATAACGTTCAGTAATAGTTTTTACACTTCTACTTATCCTGCAAATCCAACGAATGAATCTGTATTTATTGTTTATAATATAACAAGTGCGAATGGAACTGTGATGATGATTGGTGCGAATACGGGTGGTCGTGAAGTTGCTATGTCATCTAATACAACTTTTGGAATTGTTAATTCAGGTGTTATTTGGGGCACTACTGTATCAGGAGTAGGAACCTTAAACCAAAGTTATTTGGGAGAAACGTTCGTTAGTGGTGGAACTAATACTTATGCGTCAATAAATGGTTCTTTAACTTTAACTGGTCCAACAGCAGTTACTGCTTTTACTAGTGGTGTAGTTACAAATCTTGGTCGTGAAGGTACGGCATCATTACCATTTTATGGTAACATCATGGAGATTTTAATTTATAATTCTTTTTTACCAATATTAGAACGTCAAAAAGTAGAAGGATATTTGGCATGGAAATGGGGAATACAAGCTAATTTACCTGCTACTCATCCTTATTACTCTGCTAAGCCAGGTGGTATAGTTTATCCATTGACATCTTCTTGGGCACCCGCATATTCAAACTTGGTAGCCTATTTTATGTTGGACGAAACATCTGGTTCTACCCTAGTCAAAGAACAAATTAGCTCATACAACGGAACTGTTGTAGGTGGCGTTACATTTGGCTCAGCAGGTATAGTTGGTAACAGCGGAACATTTAATGGCTCTACTGGTTATGTAAGTGTGCCCTATCAAGTACTTAACAATTTAACTACAGGAACCATTATGGCTTGGGTGTATCCAACTGCTATAACTGCCGCTGCTATATGCTCAAAACAACGTGATGGGTCAAACACAATGGCTATATTTTCTATTGGTTCAGCAGGGACAGGGTCAGGAGTAATTGCAGGTACTGCTGGAAAATTATATTGGCATGGGCAAAATACACAATCACCTTCATATGTATCTTCTACGTCTAATTTAACTGCAAATAAATGGTCTCATGTTGCAGTAACATTTGGTGCTTCTTATGTAAATTTTTATATTAATGGTGTATTTGATAGCACATCTGCTGCTACTAATGCAGCAATTCCAACAGAGGCCACTCCAACACTTACTGAAATTGGGGCTTGGTATAATAATGGAGGCATGGCCATGCCTTTCCCTGGACAAATAGATGATTTCTCTGTTTGGAACACAGTACTAAATCCTAGTCAAGTATTCCAAATCTATAAAACACAACTTTATGGTCCTGATACGTTCTATTTGAATACGAGTCCATATTTGATTACCTATTACCGGTTTGAAACAGCAGATGTAAACGGCACTAGTTTAACAAATTATGCTACAAATACCGCTGATGCAACTTTAACATCAGCGACAATATCATCAACAAGTGGCAATTATAAAATCGGCTCATCAGCACTAGCGTTAACATTGCAATATGCCACTATTAACAGAACATTTACAACTGCTCAAACATTTTCCAGCGGCGTTACATTCGCATGTTGGTTTTCTACACCTGCACTAAATGGATTTCAAAGAATTTTTGATTTTGGTGTTTCTGGAACTAGCGGTATAGCCATGTTTACAGATTCAACTACTGGTAAATTAGGTATATATATTCCTTCAACATCACTAGGTACAACTTTAACAGGAACAGTAGTAACCGATGGTGTTTGGCGTCATGCTGTATGGACAATAAACACTGCTGGATTAAGCACTGTTTATATAAACGGAGCAAGTGTTTTAACTGTATCAAGTACGTTTCCGTCATTAACTATGACAGGCAATTATATTGGAAAAAGCAGTTTCTCTGGAGATGTTAATTTTACTGGAAAAATAGATGATTTCCGTGTTTACAGTACAGTCCTAACTGCAAATGATGTAGCGCAATTATATGCTTATAGTGGTTCTAATCCAACAACAAGTTATTACCCACTCAGTACTACTTGGACACCCTACTATGGTAACTTATTAGCATACTATATGCTTGATGATGTAGTTAGTTCCACAACAGTGAAAGACCAAATAAATGCATATACTGCGACCGTTGTAGGAGCAGTTACTTTTGGGAATGCTGGTAAACTTAGCACTTGCGCGTTCTTTAATAACTTATCTAGTTCCACGGGTTATTTAACTTTACCATCAATTCCAGTTACTAGTTCAAATATGTCATTCTCTTTTTGGGCGAATATTCCAAGCATTACTGGAAACGCAGAAACTTTCATTGAATTAGGTAATTCATCAAGCGACCATATTCGTATTTTCTTAAGTAGCACCAATTATTTAGTAGGAACTATTAACGCATCGGATAGCAATTTGTTTTTGATAAACCCTTATTTTAATCAGTGGATTCATATTGTGATAACTATTTCTGCTGGAACAAATTGGACTGTTTATTTAAATGGAACTTCCATAGCTACTGTTACAAAGACAGCGTTCACATTAAATACCAAAACATTAAATAATATCGGTAGGTCACCCAGTTATAGCGGAAATCCTTATTATTATGGTTATTTGGATGATTTTGCGATTTGGAACACTGCATTATCGGCAGCTGCCGTAAATGGTATTTATAATACCCAAAGATTGTCTATTTATAATGCGAATCTTTACACTGTTCCTAGACAAGGAATTAACTTTGAACTTATGTTTTACACAAGTACTTTGCCGACTGTGGATAACTTTGGGTCTACGTTGACTAGTACGGGGTCACCAACAATGGTTTTAAATGCAAATAGGGGAAATGTTCTATCATGTGCAGCGTCTCAATATATCACGACCACTATAAATACTGGTACAGGTAGTTTTTCTAGATGTTTTTGGTATAATCCACAAGCACTTAACAATAATAACACATTATCTTCACTTAATTGCGCAATGTGGTATAACAATACTAATTTTGTGCATGTTAGATTTAACTTTGTTAGTGGAACGGCTTTAACTCTTATAGACACAGTCGCACGTGGAACAGGTACATGGACTCATTATGTTATTACATATGATGCTATATTATTAACTGGTTCGTTATATGTGAATGGGTCTTTAATTTCAAGCGGTAGTGTTACATTTTCAGAAACAGGACCTTTAGTTATTAGTGGATATAGCAATGGAGGAAATAGTACGACTTCATACTACGATAATATTCACTTATATAACAGATCTATAACTGCAGCAGAAATTACCGCAATGTATAACTACGAATTAGATAATCCAACGGATTCAATTGCTCTTATAAATGACGTAGTAAGTACTGTTGGATTAACAAAAAGATATAGATTTAATTCAGGAGACGTAGTTGGTGGAAGATTATACAACTATGCAACTGGAACATATGATGCAACAGTATATAATAGTCCAACATTCTCAACTTCATTATACAAAGTTGGAACAAGTTCATTGGCTTTCAACGGTACAAATCAATATGTTAACATTGATGCTTTCACTCTGGATTCAACAAATATAACAATTACTGGTTGGTTTTATGTTCCTTCCGGTGGTAATGGTTGGGCAAGATTCTTTGATTTTGGAAATGGGGCTGGTTCAAACAACTTATTATATGCTCCTGGAAATGGTCTTTCTGTATATGGGTCTACTCAAACAACTCAACCTGGTTATGGTGGATATAATAACTCAGCATGGCATTTTATGGCATGGACATTAACTAATAATGGAACAGGTAACGGTACATGGAACGTTTATATGGATAATACAGTAATTTACACAAACACAAATGCCGCATTCCCTACTGTTATTTCTAGAAGTAACAATTTCCTCATGTATAGTAATTGGGCAGGAGATGGTTACACAACTGGTTATCTCAATGATTTCCGCATTTACTCAAGGATATTAAGCGCTGGTGAAATATCTGCGCTTTATACTTATACTGGATAAGTAATAACAATAAACCCGTAAAACCATATATAAAAAACATTTTTATATATGTAAAATGAATCGTGAAGCCGCTATAAACACCATAAACGCCATCTACGACAAATATGAAAAAAACCCTTACATGTTATCCAAGACCAACAACTATATTATTAATCAACTCCCCACAATTCTTGACAACATTAACAACACACATATTGAGCGCCAACAGAGAATAGATGAATTGACACAAAATCAGGACCAATTCATAGAATCCTTTCTCAACAACAATCAATATTTTTATATTCCATCCACAGAAAACTTCTTCTTCTATGACGGTATCCATTACCAACAATTCAATGAGGATGATATTCTCTATCATATCCTTTCCACCATTAGTAGAGAGAAAGAACTTTCTTCCTGGAAACAAAGTACAAAAAACGCTATTATGAAACGTATCCGAGAAAATTCACTCATTAAGTCCATTCCAGAATCTGAAACCATACAGTTTGTTATTGATTCACTCTGTCCTCTACTATTTAAGACACGTACTGAAGCCAAGTATTTTTTGACAATCCTTGGTGATAATATATTTCGTAAAAATAACAATATTATTCATTATATTGATGCAAAATCTAAACATTTCATCCGTAATTTCAATAACTTCTGTCAGATGTGGATAGGACAGAGTTTTTACCAAACATTCAAACATAAATATCATGACCATGACTACAATGATTGCCGTGTAATAACAATAAGTGATTTTGTCAAAGTTGAAACCGTATGGAATTCTATAATTACACAAACTGGACTAGATATGATTTGCGTTGCATGCCATTATTCTGAGCGTTATGGCTCATCAGATAACTATGCGCTTCAATATAGCAATGATGCCGACCTAATAAACGATGTATTTTATTTAAAGCAAAACACAACCGCTGATATTGTTAAAGCGTTTGTTAGCGAATATTTGAATGTAGAACAACGTACCACACTAAACATAGATACTCTGTCTAGAAACACCCAAGTAACATGGCGTGATATGCAATATTTATGGAAGAATTTCCTAGAGACTAGACGCTTACCATCTATTATGTTCTTTCAAACCTTAAAAACACAACTTATCGCATCATTGTCGCAGTATTATAATGAATCTACAGATTCTTTTGTTGGTATTTGTAGTAAGCATCTGCCAGAAATACAGAAATTCTTGGCATATTGGGAAGAGACCATTATTGTAGATGAAAATGAAATGGATTTTGAAATAGAAGAGATTATTATTTTATTTCGTAAATGGTGCACAACAAACAAAGAAACCGTTACAAATTTGAATGATAAACAAATATTGGATGTGATTTCTTATTTTTATCCCGAGTTGGAAATAGAAAGAGATAAATATGTATCTCATATTCGCAGCACTATTTGGGATAAACAATTGGACATACAAGTTGCCCTAGATAATATGAAAAATAGTATACGTGAAAAGAGTCAACAAAATAGTGACCGTGTACAATCGCCATCACTTCGGAGCAACATATCTATTTACGATGCATATCGGTTTTATTGTAAATACTATTCAAACCTGAATACGGTAAATAAATTAATTGTCAGCAAGGCTTATTTTGAGAAATATGTATTTGATAATTTATCACAATACATAGTAGATTCTAAGTTTTTATCATATGAGTGGTATCAGTTATAGATAATTATACGGATTTAATTTTTCTTTCATTTCCCAATTCTTTGCCCACTTCTTTGCCCACTTCTTTTTGGGGAAGCGGTGCACTATCACTTTTCTTTTTAAGAGTAGTGTTTTTTTTTCCAATTTTAACATACCCAAACTTACCTTTCTTGGCTCCATAGCCGTATTTTTCTAAACGCATCTCTTGTTTTGCTGTTTTGTACTTCTTTTTAGATACAATTCGACCACGATCGTTATACATTAAATTCTCTTTTGTTAATAATCCCTCAGTCTTGTACGCTGTTCCATTCATTACTTGCTCACGTGATCCAAATAATTCTTTGTATTTTTTCCCCTGAATTGTATATGTTCCATCTTCTGCACGAACAGGTCTTTTCATTATTTTATTAAATATATAATAAAATAATATTTTATTTACTTAGTGTTTTCTTGTTCTGTTCTTACGAGTCTTGACATCCTTCTTTACAAAGCCAAATTTACCCTTTTGGGTAAAGTATCCAGCTTTCTCTAAACGTTTCTCCTTCTTGGCAGACTTGCTCTTTAAAGCAGAAACAATACGTCCAGCCTTGTTATACTTTAAATCGGATTTGCGTAAGCCACCATTGGTTTCAAGGGCAGTGCCATTCATGACTTTTACGCGTGAACCATGGAGTTCATTGTATTTGTGTCCGTTAATGTGGAAAGTTCCATCTTCGTGTTTAGTGCGGCGATGCATTATACTATATATATTGTATACAAAAAAATAAGGGAGTCTTTGTATCATTTTTATTTCTAAATAACGTAAAGAGAACAGGTAATGAGGAACCGACCCGCGCAGCTTTTAGGTTCCCCTCAACGAATATTCGATCTACTAAATACTTTCTCACGAGGCATATTAAATTCTTTCAAGTTAGTGAATTGCAATGACACCAAAATAGGACTGAAAAAAGCCTTAAAAGTAATACCTTGTTGTGCCAATCTCGCTGCTGCGTCACTACTGTATACAGTTCTAGGTTTGGAATTTCTAACATATTGCGAGTATCGCATTGCTTTTGTAATACTCGGGTCATTACCGCTAGTCACAACTTTATTATAATTTACATGCGCACATGAATTCTGTTGATTTTGCAATTCACAAGCTTTTGTAATATCAAACATTGTTGGCATTTTATAGTATATAGACATAATAATCTATTTGCGGCTTTAAAAAATCATAGGGGGTCCCCCATAAAAAATTGATTTTGAAAAAGACATAAACAGATTACTTCAAATTATAGGATTACTAGGATGGCTTCAAAGCTTGTGATTAAAACTGCGACTGTTACTGCGAGTGCACCCGCTACTGTGTCTGTTGGTGCCAACACAAAAAAGGAAGATGCGGTTCTAGCAAAACAGTATCAACAGAAGACCGATAAACAACACATCTTGGACAACCCAGATACGTATATTGGTTCCGTTGAGAATGTGGACTCTAGTATGTGGGTCTTTGATGATGTCAGTAAAAGAATTGTGTTGAAGGACATTGAGTACATTCCGGGTCTTTACAAGTTGTTTGATGAGGGTATTGTGAACTGTCGTGACCATGTTGTTCGTATGATTCAGTCTACGATGCTAGAGAAAAAGTTTGTGACTTTCATTGAGACCAGCATCGCGGAAGATGGCTCTATCACCATGACCAACGATGGCAACGGTATTGACATTGCTAAGCACCCTGAAAACAACTTGTGGATTCCTGAGATGGTTTTCGGTCACCTTCGTACTTCTACCAACTACAACAAAGAGGAGAAAAAGATTGTGGGTGGTAAGAACGGGTTTGGTTTCAAGCTGGTTTTGATTTGGTCCGACTATGGCAAGATTGAGACGATTGACCATGTCCGTGGTCTCAAGTATGTCCAGGAGTTCAAGCGAAACCTGGATGAGATTTGCCCACCTGTCATTACCAAGGTTTCTACGAGCACCAAGCCGTACACCAAGGTCACATTTAAGCCCGATTATCGGCGACTAGGTGTTCATGGACTTACAACAGATATGTTGGCGCTACTTAAGAAGCGAGTCTATGACATCGGTGCTGTGACGGATCATTCTATCAAGAAAATCAAGGTTGTCTACAACACGGAAACTATTCCTGTCAAGAACTTCCAGCATTACATTGACATGTACATCGGCTCAAAAGAAGAGTCCAAGCGTGTCTATGAAATGTCGGATGACCGCTGGGAGTATGCAGTTGCCATGTCCCCTACCCACGAGTTCATGCAGGTTTCATTCGTAAACGGTATCTGCACATTCAAAGGTGGCAAGCACGTGGACTATATTACTGGCCAAATCATTCGTAAGCTCTGTGATTACATTGAGAAGAAGAAGAAAATTAAAGTCAACGCATCGGCAATCAAAGAACAAATCGTTCTGTTCCTGCGTTGCGATGTGGAGAATCCTTCGTTTGACAGTCAGACCAAGGATTTCATGAACACTCCTGCCAATAAGTTTGGTTCATCTTGCACCGTCTCCGATACTTTCATTGAGAAGGTTGCGAAGATGGGTGTAATGGAATTAGCGATGTCCTTGACAGAGGCAAAGGAGAACAAGCTTGCCAAGAAGACGGATGGTTCCAAGACCAAGACAATTCGTGGTATTGCTAACTTCATTGATGCCAATCAAAGTGGCACTGCCGATTCCAAGGATTGTATCCTCATCTTGTGTGAGGGACTTTCAGCTATGTCTGGTATTGTTTCTGGTCTTTCCAGTTCGGACAAGAATACAATTGGTATTTACCCACTTAAGGGTAAGGTTCTTAATGTTCGCGGTCAACAAGTCAAGAAGATTGCAGAGAACAAAGAGATTACTGACCTTAAAAAAATCCTGGGTCTGGAGACAGGTAAGACGTATGATACTCTAGCTGATGTCCATAAGAATCTACGTTATGGTAAGGTCATGTTCATGACGGACCAGGATTTGGATGGTTCTCATATCAAGGGCCTTTGTATCAACTTGTTCCACAGCGAATGGGCCAGCTTGGTCAAGATTCCAGGTTTCCTATCGTTCATGAACACACCGATTCTGAGAGCAAAGAAGGGTCCCATGGTCAGGTTGTTCTACAATGATGGTGAGTACAACAAGTGGAAGGAGACTGTGGGAACAACTCTTTCATCTTGGACTATCAAGTATTTCAAGGGTTTGGGTACTTCTACAGCGGCAGAGTTCAAGGAGTATTTTGCCAACAAGAAAATCGTTGACTTCGTATATTCAGGCCAATCTAGTGATGACTCTATTGACAAGGTCTTCAACAAGGAGCGTGCGGATGACCGTAAGACTTGGCTAGAAAACTATGATAAGACTGCTTATTTGGATACTAGTCATCCTAGTGTGAATTATGAGAATTTCATGAACCAAGAAATGATTCATTTCAGCACCTACGATTGTGCTAGGTCTATTCCCAACATGGTGGATGGTCTTAAGATTTCGCTTCGTAAGATTCTATTCAGTGCGTTCAAACGCAAGTTGACTAGTGAAATCAAGGTCGCTCAGTTTTCGGGTTATGTTTCAGAGCATTCGGCCTATCACCATGGTGAGGCTAGTTTGAATGGTGCTATTGTCAACATGGCCCAGAACTTCGTAGGTTCTAACAACATCAATCTATTGGAACCAAATGGACAATTTGGCACACGTCTTCATGGTGGTGATGATAGTGCTTCGGAGAGGTATATCTTTACCATGTTGAACTCGCTCACTCGCTATCTGTTTCCAGATGCGGATGATGCTGTCTTGTCTTATCTTAATGATGATGGAACGATTGTGGAGCCAGAATTCTATGTACCCATTCTGCCGTTTGCTCTTGTGAATGGTATCTCTGGTATTGGTACTGGATTCTCTTGTAGCATTGCGCCTTACGACCCCAAGCTTTTGATTCAGTATTTGAAGCTCAAACTCATTGGCCAGTCTACAGACGCAATTGACTTCGTTCCTTTCTATGAGGGATTCAATGGTTCCATTCGTAAGATTTCGGAACAGAAGTACCTTATCAAGGGTTGCTATGAGAAGTTGGCCGAAGATAAGATTCGGATTACGGAGTTGCCGGTCGGCTCATGGACGATGCCCTACACGACATTCTTGGAGACATTGATGGATGGCTCTACAGATAAAGCTGGTAAGAAAATTGCGCCAACCATCAAGGATTTCACTTCGGTCAGTACAGAAGTCACTGTGGATTTCACTGTTGTATTTCCAAAAGGTAAGTTGGTTGAATTGGAGGCGAGTTCTGATACAAATGGTTGCAATGGCCTAGAAAAACTCCTCAAGTTGTTCACCACTGTGAGCACAACCAACATGCACATGTTCAACAGCGATTGCAAGTTGCATAAGTATGCGACTGTGGAGGAGATTATTGAGGACTTCTATGGTGTTCGTATGGACTTGTATAAAAAGAGAAAGACACACTTGGTGGAGACTATGGAAAAGAAGTTAGTGAAGCTGTCTAATCGTGCTAGGTATATCCAGGAGACTCTTAAGGGTACTGTGGATTTGAGGCGTAAGAAGGCGGAACAAGTCACTGAGTTGTTGACTGGAATGAACTTCGCACAACTGGACGGTGACTTCAAGTACTTGATTAAGATGCCTATGGATTCCGTTACAGAGGAGAATGTGGCGAACATCATGAAGGAGAAGACGGATACGGAAGCAGAACTGGCTGCACTCAAGGCAAAGACATTGGAGAAGATGTGGTTGGATGAGCTTGATGAGTTAGAAAAGCAGTATACAATTTACAAGGCCAAGCGTGTACAGATTCAAGATGGAGGCGGAAAGCCTAGTGAGAAGAAGAAGGTGAATAAATTGGTCGTGAAAAAGTGAAAGGAACCGTATAAAAAATAATAATAATAATAACTGTATATAATTATTTTTTACTTATTTTCTCCTCGTTTTTTTTCGTTTTTCCTTCGTTAGCCATTCGCCTTCTCATAACTACCCATGGCTCATAATTTGACTGATAATTTTCATATGCTTTTTCATAAGCATCCGTATCTTCTACTAGTCCAGCCTTTTCTAGTTCTGCATATTCTTTAGAATCGCCAAACTGCTGTTCCATATGCTCCCAATATGGGTCCCATGGATTTTCATCTATATATTTATCGCATGATTCACAATATCCTACACCATCCACATCCTTATGTTCTCCTATGTATATTTTACATCCAGTGAATCCACCGCAACACTTTTTACGGTATGTTCGCTTAGCTTTGGTATTCATATCAAGTTTATTTACTTTACTTGTAATTAAGCATTATAAATCAATTTTTTTACTATTGGGTAAAGAGCCAAAATAGCTAATCCTATGGGTAAAAATAAGGGTTCGTAATAATTTAAATATGTCCAAGTCATAACAAAAATCACTGGAAATATTTTGTGACTCGGTATCATTTCATAACATTGCGCTGTTCTAAAATAAATCCATAATCCACTAAATATCAATGCAATATATACCTTTGTATCAAAAGAAAGATATTTATCTAGTATCATTATATACTATTATTATAAAATGTTTACAGAAACATATTTACAAACCACAGACCCCAAACTTCCTTTTTCGCAATTAATTACTGCTCCTATTATAACGAATATACTTGTCTCGGTTGTGTTTCACACCATCGTTTATAGTTCATTTGTAAACCTATTGAGTTTTATTTTTACAGGAAAAATACTTTCCACGTCCATAAATTACAGACTGTTACTTTCTCTTTTTGTAATAATGATATTTGGATTTGTAGCCAGATTTCTCCATGTAAAAGATATTTATAAAGCTTACCACAATGATTTAGATAAAACACGTAGTCATTTAGATAAATTGTTTATTAGCTGGATATTCATATCGTAAATTACTATTTTCACAATTGTAAATAAAAATTCGCATATATATTGCAGTGGATTTTTGGGCGATATATAATTATTTAACCGAATAATTATATGACAGAAAAAATAATCAGAACAAAATACGTAAACATTGATGCCCGTTTCAGTAATGAATTTCCATGTTTTCCTTTATCTGAATATTATGTTGAACTTCAAGAAATAATTCATAATGTAAAATCGTTGTCTATTGCATGTATAGAAATCCCAATATCTTTTTTCAATATTTGCGATGCGCTAGAAAATAACTGTTGTAAAATTACAGATATTGATGACCAAAAAAAACAGGCTGTAATAAAAATTAAGGATGAATATTACACCAAAGAGTCTCTTATTGAAACTATAAATAAAGAGCTTGTATACAATAATTTATATGATTTAAGTTTTTCATTATCCTCCAAAAACAAGACCAAAATTTCAACTACGAATAGTAGATATATTATTGATTTTACCGTAAATGACCAAGGTGAAAGCAGTGAAAACAAAAACACAATTGGCTCTGTTCTAGGATTCAATAATCCAAAGTATTATATTGAACCCGATAAAGAGAAAGAAACAGAGAAATTATGCAATTATTTAAATCCTCGGTATTTATATTTGGAAATTAGAGAAAGAGAACGAAAAAAAGAAAATAAAATAAATTATGCATTTGAATCTAATATTCTATGTTCTAAAATGAGCAAATATATTATTGCGAGAATTACACTTGATTATAATACATTTCCATATGGTTCAGTTTTACCTGCCAACATATTTAATGGCTTTTTGATTAGTGACGTGCGCCGATATAAAGAAAAAATCCGATTAGAAGATCTAGAAATCAGATTATTAAATGAATTTGGGTATCCTATTTGTTTTAATGGGTTTGAAATATCTTTTTGTATGGCACTTGAATACGAAATCAACAATTAAAATATCCATGTATACTATAAATGAATCATAATAAAACACAAAAAAACCCCAAAAGAGCATGGGCACCCAATATACATTTATATTCTAATCCTCGCAAAGCACAGGCTCAAGCATATAAATATTTAGGTAAAACCGCGAAGCTTTATCCAGGTATTGTAAAAGGAAAAAAATATTCTATCTATGATAAGAAAAATGACCATTGGGTAAACTTCGGTCAACTAGGATATGAAGATTATACCAAACATCAAGATAAGAAGAGACGCAAAAACTACCTAACACGTTCTGGTCGTATTAAAGGTGATTGGAAAAAAAATCGCTATTCTGCTAATAATTTGGCTCGCCACGTTTTATGGTGACGTTGAACGTCTAGTTATTCAAAACAAATCATCTACTGAAATATACACAATGCATTTCTCTCGGTATTTAAATGAGCTGTAGTGAATACTATCAAAGTGTTCGTACTGGTACGAAAACGTATACTCCTCTTCATCCGGATTCTTTTTTCCATCTATGTATTCTGATTTGATTCTCATATCAGCGGCCAAGATTCCGGTTCCTGTGCATAAAACATTCAAAATCTTTTTGGTATCGGGTAATTCAATAACATATCGTTTACCAGTTTTTATAAACTTATATACGTCAGAACTTTTGTTGCATCGCACCATGTTTTTTCCATCCATCAAGATGCATGTTTTGCTATCAAATTGGGGGTTAGTAATTTCAGCCATTGTTTTGTTTTAATTACCCAATAAAAACAAACCACAAAATCAATTTTTTACTGTTTTACTGTTTTACTGTTTTACTGTTTTACTGTTTTTTACTGTTCGTATCGTTTTTCATATCTATTTCCTGTTTTGTTAATGCATATTGACCACACGGACCACAATGATCTTCGTTAGACAAATCAACCTTTTGAATCATTTTTTTATCGCAATAATCGGTGCTCCATCTACCCATTGGTTTTGGCAATTCTTTTGGCATAAATCTTTTCACGATTGATATCAAATATTTCATAATATTAATACTATGCGATTGTATTTAATCTCTTTTATATTAGAAATTATTTAGGTTTACATACTTTTACATAAAATAGTCAAAGGGAAAACAAGGAAATAAAGTCGGGGTCATTTTCAAAAAAGGACAAAAATAAATGTCCATTTTTTATTTTCTGGAAATAGTTTCTGAAAAGGGTCTCCGATTTTTGGTATTTAAAGCATAATGCAGTAAAATCTGAAAAAACACAATAAGAGTGTGCTGCATAAGATTTTACATAGTTTTGCGGAGAATACTTTAGGCATTTTTTCCCATTCTAAATTATAGAACGGAAATAATGCCAAAAACTGCCAACAATTTCCTATGTATATTTTGTAACCATCAATGCAGTGACAATGATGACTATTTAACACATCTTACCGAGCATAGAACTTTATTGAATGAAAAAAACGCCGAAAAATGCCCAGAATTTATATGTAAAGAATGCAATTTTAAATGCAGCAAAAAAAGTAATTGGACCACGCATATAGCCACTGCAAAACACCAAAATAGAACCATTTTCACTGAAAAAAATGCCGTACCCAAACCAACTCATAAATGCAGTACTTGTGATAAAGAATATACGGCAAAGAACAGTTTATGGTATCATATGAAGAAATGTCCGGGGTTAGTTGCAAAACAACCGGTACCAGAGCCCTTAGAAAATAAAAGAATAGAGCTTGATACATCTAAGTCTTTGGAAATAATTACAGATTTATTAAGACAAAATAAGGAGCTTCATGAACAAGTAATAGAAATGTCCAAAGAACCAAAAATCATAAACAATATCACGAATAACAACAACATCTCTAATTCTAATAACACTACAAATAACCAATTTAATCTCAATGTGTTTTTAAATGAGGAATGTAAGAATGCACTGAATATAATGGATTTTGTTAGGTCTCTTAATCTTACTGTGCAAGATATAGAAGAAACCGGACGATTAGGATATGTGGGAGGCATGACCCGTATCTTTGTGAATGCTCTGAAAGATATGGATGTAAAGATGCGTCCAATACATTGCACTGATATAAAACGTGAAACAGTATATGTGAAAGACCAAGATACGTGGGAGAAAGATAACACAGATAAGAATAAATTAAAAACCGCATTGAAACAGGTGGCTCGTAAAAACTTGCAGATGTTACCAGAATGGCAAGAGCAGAATCCGGACTTTAGAATCTTAGACACACCAGAAAATCAACAATATATGCAGATTTCATTGAGCTCATTGGGTGCATATAGTGATGAAGAATCGCAAAAACAAGAAGATAAGATATTAAAAAATGTATTGAAAGAGGTGGTTATAGATAAGAAGGCTACATAATGGTTGCTTACCAGAATCTACGACCATAACCTAGACCATATCCTAGTCCTCCGTAACCTAGACCTCCGTAACCTAGACCTCCGTAACCTAGTCCTCCATAACCTAGGCCACCGTAAATTGGTCTAGATAAATATAAAAGAGCAAGTGGATTAGGTCCAGTTTCGTACTCGTAATAGTAGTAATCGTCACCACGACCATGACTATGGCCATGACCATTATGGTTGCGATGACGATGTTCACATCTGTCACTGCAGTGACTTGACCTAGAAGACTCACTACGGGGCATTCTATATAATTGTCATATTAAATAAATTTTATGAAAATTATAAATTAACTAAAACCTCTGCATTAATGCTTTTTGTAAATCACAAACTGTAACAATAATCTAGTTGTAGAAAGTATTATCTGTTAAAAAATAGAGCAAACGGGGGTCTCTATCATTACCATATTCATACTCATAATAGTAATAATCATCATGGTGGCGACGGTGATGGTGATGACTATGTTTGGACGAGCAGGATGACTTGGATGACTTGGATGAACGAGATGAACAGGATGACTTTGAACTGGAAGAACTGGATGAACCAGAAGAGCGGGAAGACCTGGAAGAAGGCATTCTATATAATTATCATATTTAAAAAAATATATGAAAATTATAATTTATCTAAATCCTTTGCATGTATGCATTTGTAAATTACAAAACTAAATAAAAATTCAGAAATAAAATTATGTAAGGAGGGGGTGTAATGGGGAACGTAGTTCCCTCTATTAAAACCAATTTTTCAATTCTAATTGCTTGTAATTGCGGTCGTGATGTAAAGGAATAGCCAAAGGAACAACCAATGTGCTAGCATCAATACGGTATTTTACATATCCAACAGCTTCATTATAAACTGTAGGAACTGCATAATCAAGAACCAATTTATTGAGGCGCTCAATTTGCTCGGTAATCTTATGAGGGTAATGCTCCGCATATTGTAAGTAAATACTGCGCATTATAATTTTAAGGGTATCAATATTTTGAGGGGCAATCACGTATTGTTTTGCAGACATTTCGTAGACACCTGCACGTAATCCATTCTGTATAATTTGAATATTTGCTGCGGAGAAAAATGAATTTGAAAGAACGCTATTTTCCCATGTTCCAGCTAGAGCTTCGCGATATTCAGTTGCCTTGTTTTTAACAGCTAAACGTTCTTGCATTCTAAACACTACATCTGGTGACTCTGGTTGAATAATATTTATTCTGCCATTATAATTTTTAACATCAATAATTCTACCTGTTGAATTAATATCACTAGGTACTATTTTGGACATCTTATAAACTTATGTAAGAAATAATTTATCAATCATTCACACTAAATATATATTTAGTAAATTTATTTGTTCTAATAGTATATATCATGGACGTCTTCTATTTAATCGTATTAGGAATCGCTGCAGTTTTATTAATTATAATATTAGCATTCATAGGCGTAGGTATGAGAAAGCACGGTGGAGGAGGTCCATGGCCTCCTGTTGAATCTACTTGCCCAGATTACTGGTCAATTGATCCATCTGATAAAAATTATTGTTTAATTCCTCCATCTGGAAGCCGTAATGTTGGAAGCATTTACAGCGGAGGTTCTGTAAGTTCAACTTTTGCGCAATCAAAAGGGTATGATGCAATAAATAATAGAATAAATTTAAATGACCCCTATTATATTACTTGCAATAAACAAAAGTGGGCGAAGAAATGGGGAATTTATTGGGACGGGTATACCAATTATAATGGTTGTGATGCGCCAAAATAAATAGAAATCTAGTGTTTGAATTCAATGAAATCTAGCATTTGATTCTAGCATTTGATTTGGTCCTTAATAATCTCATCAAATTCTTCCTGCGATTTTTTAGAGAGTGCTTCGCTAAACTGTACTATTAAATTAATTTTCCTGTTTTTTTCAGTATAGTATTCTTTAATGATATCTTGGTTTATATGTTCCAAAGTATGATTATTATCCTCTAAAAATTTTTCAAAGTCATCACCTGATTCAACGATGGCATTAGAGTATTTTAATAATAACCATGCACTTACAGGATTAATTGCGATAGATTTAATATATCGTGCAGCAGTAATTTTAGACGCAATTATAAATAATATAGATCTTAATACTTTATTATATTTTTTACCCTCTTCCGCAGTGTCTGTTTTAGAATTAATAAGAACCTCACCGGTAGGTGAAATTACTAGTTCAATAGTAGATATGCATTTTTCATCTGGTTTCGTACATAATGCTAATATTAATGTTTCATAAAATTTACAACCAATGCATACATGCCCTACTTCATTGTATCTGATAACAGGCTCAGTAAATTCATGGAATGGTTTTAACTTAAAAGTTAGATGCGGACATTTAGCTTCAAGAGCACTGTTTAACGAATTTATTTCGGATTGCGCATTACCTAGGTCAATATCAGGAACACATGAATTTAAAAATACAGCATCTTTGCATAAATCAGTATTCCGTGTCATCTTTTTCTTTTTTTTAAGGGCTTTCTCAAAAATATCTTTTGATTTCTCTGAAATAGGTTTATTCTCTAAATGAAACATGACATAGTTACCAATTTTGTTTTGGAATACAACATGTTTACTGGCGTTATCCATGTAATTTATGCATGAGTTACCGTCGGTTAATTCAAATTCTACTTTATAGACAGTTTTACCGAGATGTTTGGTAGGCAATTGCGTTATTTTATAATCAGAGTCTGGTTGAGCAAATTCAATAGAAATTTGGGAAGAAGCAGCTGTGGATTTTTTACTTTTTGTTGCCATTTATATAATGGTAACAAAAAATATAATAAAATATCATAATTTAAAGACATGGAATATAAATAAGGGAGGAGTTAGAGAGGGCAAGGAACGTAATCCGTAAAAGCTTTGCGGGTCGGTTCCTTTCAGTCTTTATTATATTTAATAACAGTAGCTTTCTCGCCAAAAACATGGTCTATTTTATTAAGAGCAACAGGATAATTGAATACTGAAAATATACCATTATCTGATTCGTTTAATTCAACTACCTCATTCTTCAATAATTTTAAATTACGTATTTCAGGGTATAAATCTTTTATTTGCATATCCATAGCGGTTTTTAAAATACTAGGATTTTCAGTTGTCTCATATTCTTTCAATAAATCACGTATCTTTTCAACAATAGTAAAAATCTCATCGGATTTCTTTTGTACCATCTCTTTTGTATGTTTATTGTCATATAATTCATTGTATTTATTGAGTAAATCAATATATATTTTGCTATTGGCATTATACGTTTCCAATTCCTTTTTAAACAACTCAACCGATTTCTCCTCAGTAGTATAACTAAACAATGTATCTAATTTTTGCCTGATAATAGTGTCTTTAACATCCGTAATCTCTTCTTGGTATATCTTTAAAATATAAGGTAAATTGACAGTTTTACCATTAAATATTTTTATATTGAGATTGCATGGATTACCTTTATCACCACAAATAGCAGTATATTTATTATCAATACGATTAGAAAAAACGGTTCCAATGGGACGTTTGCAATTAATACATGGTGGTTTTACAGATAAAGCAGCTAGTTTCCCTAATTTACGACTAGGCTCTTTTTTGAAAGCATCTTTCATCATTTTACTTAGTTTAACTTCATATTCACGTTTTATTTTAAAAAACTCATGTAACGATTCCAAATAGTTTTTATGATTTTTCATTTGCTCTTCACCGTCTTTATTTTCAGCACGTAATTCGGGTAAAATAGAATTACGGAATTCAATACTAGGGGTATTTTCCATTTTAAAATCAACTACACCGGTAGGTAAATTCTCAATTAATGTTATTTGATTATTGGAGATATTTAGTGATTTTAATTCAGTCAAACCCTCTAAATCTAAGCGTTCTAATTTATTGTTATCACATACTAACTCACGAACAGTGACTGGGATTTTCTCCAAAGCCTTAATTTTATTATGGGATATAATAAGTGTTTGTAATTCGGCCAAATTAGATATGTCTAATTTTGTTAAATGGTTATCAGAAACTTTTAAATGTCTGAGAGAACTAGGCAATTCGTCCAAAGTTATCAATAGATTTCCAGTGCATTCAAAGTGTGACAATCCTTCTGGTAAATTATCAATATTTGTTATTTGCCCATCTTTTAAGATAATGGTTTTTATGTTACCATACCCGAGTTCTTTTAATACTGAGAAATCCATATCACCAAAAAGAGCCTCGTCTATCTGCAATTCTTTAGAACTTTTGGTCATACTTTCTAAAATACTAATTAATTTATCCTGGGCAGTATTATTTTCTTTAATAATTTCTTCACGTTGTTCTTCCATTTATAGTATAAACAGATATTGTATATAATATTATATCCGAATATAATATTATGGTTTGTGATTTTATAGTTTACGTTTATTTGGAGATAAAACATAAAGAAGGCATTGCTTATGTTGAGTTAGCTAGACGCCAAGAATGGTATTGCGATTGTCTGGAGCCAAATATTGACAGTGATGATGAAGAGGATAATTTTATAAGAAAATGCGATGAATATTATAAATCCTTTCTAAAACCTAGTTTTGACCCTATATTAATATACAACGGGGAAAGGTTTCTAAGGAACAGTTATGTTGATAAATATTTAACTTTAATATATGAGAAAGTTAATGAAGTTAAGTATTGGAGAGATATTGGAACATTCTTAAACATAGATGATATTCAACAAATACGTAAAATAGAAATCCGTGAAAAAACAACATTATAATTTTCGTTTATTTCGTCGCAGAGATTTTCTTTTTTTATATTTTCTCCCTCCTTTACTCATTACCTTTTGACTTTTACGAATAACACTTTGTCTTCTAGTATTTCTAGCACTAGGTCGCCCATTTTTGATACTATCTAAAATAGCTATTTTTTTATTTTTAATAGTTTCACATATTGTATCTTTTGGAATACCCTTCTCATCAAGATTGTCTACGTGAATTTTTCTAAACGTATCGGAACATCTATTTTGTAGTAGTTCATAATCTTTTGCCAAAAGCTCACATGTTGATTCGTTACAACAGGTTTTATTCTTTAAATATTCATAATGCGCAAATATTTCATTCTTTTTTTTCCTATCAAGGTAGCTTTCGTAATCACAAGCCATATATTATATATATTAAATATAATATATTTTACTCAACTACATTGGTTATACTAACTCCATTCCAGATAATTCGTGCATCATACGAATACTAGTGGTTTCAACTAAAAGACCATTTGCATAAACACCATAATTCATGCGTTTATCCTCATGTTCAAGGGCAAAATGCCAGATATTGTGAACACCTTCTACTTCATATATATTCTAAACATTTTATTTAATACGGAGGCATTCCATTGATATATGGCAAGTCTGTTATTCCGCTCACCTGACTTTGCTGCCGTTCTTTATTATCTTCCTGATAATAACGAATCTTGGACATTATATAAGACTGGTCTTTCATCATCTTTTGTTGTTTCTCATAATCCGTTAATTTTTGTTTACTGCAATAATATAGGACCAAAGCAACAATACCTACAAAGAAAAAAAGCACCCCAAAATTAAGAGCATAATAGTAAATAGAAACACGATTTGTATGGCATTTTTGTAGTGTATTAAATAAATAGTTTTTCGCTGAATTCTCAGTTAGCCTAGCACTTTCCATATTCAAAATAATTAACAATGTATAATTATTTTGATGATTTTTATTACACATTCTATCCTAATTTTTTTAAATTAGGAGGTAGTAAGATACAGCAATATAACTAAGTATGGCTAAAACAATAGAGACGACCCAAATAGGAATTACAGTTTTATGGCGATATCCTACACCAAATTCACGAAAACTACCATCTTTATCATAAACTAGTCCTGGTTTCAATAAATGCACTAGAGTAAACAAGACCAGAAACAAGAATATTGTAACATTCAATTTATGATATCTTACAAAACCTTTTAAATACATAAGTTAAAATATCCGAATATATTTTTTAAAGTGAAAAATTGATATAATTCAATACAATATATTGAATCATAAAATAATTACAAAATGTTCTTCAATCGCGTATATTTCACAACTAGACAGACATATCGTCGTCTAAAGAATCAAAATGCAGGCAATAGAAAACTTACTACATTTGACATTCCTGGTGGTGGTGGAAATGATCCAAATGGTGGTGGGAATGGTCCAAACGGTGGACAAGGTGGACCTAATTTTGATTATATTGTAACTGTGTTTGTATTGGGTTCTGGATTCTACTTCTTAAATAAAAAGAATTAGAAATCTCCATCTTCATCATACTCTTTATCTTCATCATAATAAGCGCCATCCATAAAGTTCTCACCTAAATTACCTAAGTCTACTGCACCACGATTATAAATATCATCAGCATCTTCACCTTCAGGGTCCACTACAATATCATCCGCATCTATCATTCCTTCTGTATCTACTAATTCTAATTGTTCACCTTGATTTAGCATCTCATCAATTTCTCTGTCAAATGTTTTTTTATCATATTGATACAAACCTTTTTGTTCACCTACATTCCAGCGACCAATTCTGTAGTTTTTCAAATCATTCTCTACTGCACGCTCTTCAATACTCATATTACCTAATCTCTCAATAATACCTTGTTTTTCAACATCTTTATCACGTTTTACTTTCTGCATTATTTCCTTATATGTCAAATTAATAACATCTTTATTATCTTCTTCCACGTTCAAAAAGCACAATAACAGGGAGGCAACACGTTTTTTCAATTCATCCAAATCACCTGTAACTATTTCCATTTCATTTAAGTCATCTCCCATGCCAGTTAAATCATCAGACATTGAGCTACCTCTACCACTCAACGAATTCGCAGGATTAGCTAAGTCACGTATTTCTTTTCTATGTGATTGCTTTACAGTCTGAACGTCAGCACGTAGTAGGTCGGGGTCATTAGCGCATACAATGTATTCATATATAGCAGAGTAAAAACAGTAAGTATATAGCAAATAAACAGTGGGTTTATCAAAGAGACAATAGAAAGAGCGGATGCGCTCACCCTCAACTTCATCACCCATGTCTTTCACAATTTCTGTGAAGAACGGCAAATTCTGTAAGAACATAGGTAAATCGGCCAAACGAACATCAATGTCCTGTAATAATCGCATAAGAACAGTATCTCCTTTGAATTTCTCTATTTTTTCATAATATTGGTCAATGAATTTACTAATAATTTCCTGATGTTTTTCTGAAAAACCCCAATGTTTGGGGACATTTTTATAGAACCCACCATCATTCAATAGAATAGAAGGATATACCTTGCACATATTTTGAACGGCATTATTAATAAACTGTGTAACTGAATATAACCCTTCGTCGTAATAAAGACCGCTCTCTTTCATAGGAATATCCGATTTCCATTTATCCACATTGGTTAAAAACTCATGTAATTTCTGGTATTTTGATTCCGAAAGGTTACCATAAGTTCCAAAGAACTGGATGATTTGCTTATATAAATCACGATTCGTAATAATCAAATAGTTTTTCAAATCATTCAATTCGTTAGTGATATCGTAAGACATACATTTGGGTTTGTATTGGTCAAATATCTTGAATAACGCACGGCGCAATGGTTCATCCACAATTGTTGAATGTTTGGTCTCTAAATGCTCTAACAAATCCTTCATAATAGTTACCTTAGTAACCTGAAGTGGCTTATCAATAACAACAATATTATCATTATTTACCATAGTTATCAATTGTTGCAAATGGTCAACTTTAAATTGATGTGCGTGAGTTTTTAGATGTTCTATCTTCTCATAAATCGTCCAATGAGGGTTATATCTGGCAGGCTTCTCATTGCAAATGGTTTTAAATTTCTCAGGAATAGGGCGATTTTTATCAAAATTGCAATAATGAATAATAGCAGAATAAATCAACTCCACATCATCCATGTTATTTTCAGACACAGATGCATAACGAACTCCAGAGAAAACTGGGTGATATAAAAACGGAGGTGTTGCAGCTTCTCTAGCCACTTTTGATAATTCAGCTAATTTGGCAGTAGAAACAATATATTGAGCTATCTTATCATTCTCATCATTAAAATAAGAAATAGGATTTGTAAGAGAAAGTTTATCATTGCAACAAGCATTCTCAACGAAAGGAATACTGGCAGAATTTTTCAATACCAAGTCTTTTGTTTTTACAATAGTGTTTATGCATTCAATAACACCATAACCATACTGTGTCATTTTACTTTTAATAACTCCGATAGAATTATGTTGGTCAACGGAACCTTTACGTAAATCATCTTTGAACATAGACTCAAAGTCACTGGCGACATTATGTATTGACTTGATTACCGAGAAATCTACTACAGGTGGTAAATAATGTGTCCATTTAGTTATCTTATGCTCTTCGGGTGCAACTAATTCGGGATTTAATATCATATATTCACGCTTCTTCACATAAAGGTCAAGTACATCGCCACGTTTCATGATATAATTATCAAAAATATCTTTCATACGCTTTACTAATACATCGGGTTTAAGTTTGGCAATAGCAGACCAGGGGTCCACATCTTTATTTTTGGATTTTTCTAACACACATGCCAAATATTGTAATCCACTCATGTCTTCAACGCCGCCCGCTAATGGGTAGCCACTGAAAGAACGAATGCATCCAGGCATACTCTTATTTGTTTTAAAAGATGGAACAGCGGTTTGAATCGCAACAAACAATGTGCATGTAATAATAACAACACGGGTTTCATCACGGTAGTTTTTATAAGGCTGTAATGCTTTGCCCTTATCTTTGAGGTTTTTATCAGAGCGTTTCTGATAAGCAGCTTCACTGAAAATGGCCTTATCAAACAATTCTCTAGACATTGTTAAAATCAAATCTTCAATAGAATCAATAGGAATATCAATGTTACGGCAAATCGTATTGGCTACGTTAAAAATAACCTCAGCAACTTCGTTCTCAAATACGCGTTTCTCTTTCTTTTTGTTTTGTTCCATGAGTACTTCACCCAGGTCTTTTTCAATAATGTCATGGGTTGTAATACGGAATCCAGCCTCGTCAAAACCTTCTTCCGCACTGAAATCTATTTTACGCATTACAAATCCACTGTGTTTGTCTACAATGGCGTCGCCATCGTCACTCATAATACCAACACTATTACAAAGCTCATCTAACTTACGCAAGTAATCTGCTCCAGAAATAAAGGTTTTCGCCAGTGTGTGAATAGAAACAGGGAATAATTTGGTATTCGTATCTTTGCAATATAACCAATTTTGGTCTTCGTCCAAATTATCTACCATAGGCTCACGACAGTAGGTCTCTGTAAACCTGCAAATATCGTATTGTTTCTTTACGAAGTCATCCTGCCCTAAGACAATGTCGCGTAATTTCATATGAGGAGAAATAATAATGTCGTTTACATCGGCCATATTACCAAGTGCGAATGCTAGACGTGTAGGTTTAAACATTTTGATTTCATCCAAGCCACGTAATTTCTTTATCATTTTAAGACCATTATGAATAGCTTCTTCCAATTGCTTCTCTAGTTCTTCCACATTAACATTGTAACGATTATCAAATTCACCCATCATCTTCTTCTTAGCAATTGTTTTCATGCGCTCGTATGCGTCATCAGCTGGTTCGCAAACATTATTTGTAGGGTTCTTATAACATTTCTCACTTACGTTACAGAAAATAGTATTGGTATCTAAGAATGCTTCTTCATCAATATCTTTATCTTTTACCCAAGTGCCTTTTAAACGGCGATAATATTGGATTTTCTTACGGGCGTCGGCTTCAATTGCCATAGCCTTTTTCTCTTTGTCTGTTAATTTCTCTTCATTCACATCTTTAGGCAATTCGGGTTTAATTTCCAATACAGCATAATCTGCATCGGCTACCAACTTTTTACCTGCAATTAGTGTTTTTGCTAATTCAGGTGCTATTGCACGAGGACAATCATGTTTATCCACCAATGTTCGTTCTAAGAATTCCAGAAAAAGCTCGGGTATCATAGAAGACTTTTCTTTCTTGTAGCGTTTCATAATATCATAGGGAGTATCATCCAAATCAGTGTCAAAAAAGACTTGGTCTTCCTCATTATCCTTTTGCATATCACGAATAGAGGAATAACGTTTGGCCAAATATTTTCGCCCACAATCCGCAGGTTTTATTTTTTCAGCATCGCTCATATCATCCACATTAGGCTCTGCCAAAATATCTAATAATTGATTGGGTGTCATTAATGATATCAAAATAGAGGTGATAGTATTGGTATAAAGAGTTGCGTTATCACAATGAATAATGTTTTTTAATATTTCAGAACTGGAAACCGTTAATCCTGATTTATCATCTAAGTTTTTAAGGTGATATGCTTTGAAAAATTCATCCGTAAAATCCTTTTTCTCAGTAAGCAAACGCAATATAGGATTAGGTTTTGTCTCAACGTTGTATTTTGCGTTTCGTAGAGTAGCAAATTCAAAAGAGCGTTTCTCAATTTCAGTACGGACTTCGGCAATTCGCTCTTTAATAATATAACGTACTTCCATGTATTGTTTATAAGAAATGTCCGATGCATACACCATAAAGGGTTCTAATTGTTGAACTACATCCACAAACGAAAGCTTATCTTTCAAATATTTGCGAATAAGACGTATTAGAAAACGAGTCTTGGGTATAATAACATCTAAAAATTTATTCATTTTATCTTCGTCATCTACATTGACTTCTTCGTTATTTAATATGAATTCATGTATACCTGAAAAGAATGCGGTTTTACTATCTTTCTCCATCTGCTCATAGTTTAATTCTTTGGATAAATCATTAATTACATGGGGTACAATATCCAAATTTTTACGGAGCAGGCGGAACAACATAAAATAATTTTGATGTAAAGTCGCCTTATCCAATATACTTGTAGATGGCAATTCAATGGTGGAGAAACGAATAATAGATTCGGGTAATGTAATAATAGATTTTACAGTCATTTTGTCGTTGGGTGTCATGGGTTTACGTAAGAATATACTTTTTCCAGTTTTTAGAACCTGCTCTTCCAATTTGCTGTAACCCAATGTATATCTTTGAATTACGAATTGTCGTCTTGATGCATTGTTTTTATGATAGACTGTACTGTAGAATTTCTCTAAGTTATCAACAATAGAATCAATACCGGCTAGTACTGGTGTTGTATGCAAAAATGTATCCATATGGAGAGGGGATTCAAAAGGTGTGAGAGATTTTTGAATACGGTCATACATACTAGAATATTGGACGCTAGGATCCTTAGAATTATTTTTGTAATATTGTTGTTGTTTGGCTTCAATTCTGCGCAATTCCGTACCAGAATTCTCAATAATAACTTCGGGGTTTTCTAGGGACACATCAATATCGTATAATTTACGACGATTGGTAACAACAGGTACAATCCACTGTAATTTCTTATCCATTTTCTCAATGTGTTCTATGAGTGGTTTATGTGCTGCACCCACCTCTTTAATATCGTAGACATTATCGTTCTTATCAAATTTGGAATACATTGAACGTAGTTGTTTGTAGCGTTCAATTAACAAATGGATATTATCAAGAACCAATTTATTACGTTGACTGTTGGGTATAGTGGACAAAAGCTCATCCATTAAATCATTGACTTGAACATCAATACCGAAACGTTGGTTACCTTCGGGTATTTCTACGAGCTGGGCGATTTCGCCTAATTTCTCACCGAACACAATACCTGTGGATTCAGTATATAAATCATGTAATTCATCACGGATATTCTTTTCAGCCACTGCACCCTTAGGTATAGTAATCATAGTCTCACCAGATTCAGTGTATTCAATGGTGGCCAAGTCGTTGGCAGGGTCATAAAGTTCACCTTCTTCTAAGTCACCCTTAAGCATAGCCAATGTCGGAACTTTTAACATAGCAGGCTTATTACGTATCATAATTTTTTCAATAGGAATATTTTCAGGAAGACCCTTGTAACCGAAGTTAATGTAAATAGTTTTTAATTCAGGGAACGTAGTGATTTCAATCATATCTTCTTCTAAATTACTTATTTCACCACTGATAATTGCAGGTATTTCACCACCGAAATGAATGTCAATCCATGTGCGAGGCAATAAATTATTTTGTCTGGCATACCCCTTCTCTTCACTACGACTAAGCAAATTAATCTGAATAATGGACTCGTCAGATAAATTACCATCTTCAGATATGTTTATTTTGTAGTGTTGATAATTAGTAACATCAATCATTTTTATTTTTTCATTATCAATATACGTAATTAATGCACTCATTTCATGAATTTCAGGGTTCGTAGGAGCAATAATTTCAATAATATCACCAAATTCTAAAGTAATAGAAGTATCGGGTTTATCTGGAGAAAGATTACGTGTTTCTAATGATTGAACAACGGTTTCTTTCTGGGATAAAGGTGATTCGTTATCCGAATTACTTTCTACTTCTGAAGAATCAACGGTTATTGACTTTTCTACTTCTTCGTCATCATCCATATTATATAACAAATATATAATATCCATCTAAATTATATTTTGTCACATAGATTTATTAGTATTATAAAATATAATAAACAAGAGACTATTAGAAATATATAATCATATATGAGGGAGCAATTAGAAAGTAAAATGGTAGTTAAATACCATTTTAATTTAGATAGCACGTTTAATTCAGAAAGTATAAAAACAGAAAAAATTAAAAAGAAATGCTATTATACTCCAGCATCTACATATTTTATATTAAACTACGACAAGCATTTTATTTCGTTTGATGACAGAAACACTGGTCTATACCGTTCTATTATTTTTTCATATCCTGACAAAGATATTATGTGTTTTTCACCACCCAAGTCTATTACCCAAACCGTATTTTTAAGTACGTATCCAAGTCCAAGTGAAAATAGTTGGATAAACGAAGCAATTGAAGGAGTATCTATTAATTTGTTTTTTGATAGACACATTAAAAAATGGATGATTGCGACGAAGAGTTCAATAGGGGGTAAATATTGGTTTTATGGTAAATCAAACCCAGTAGTAAAACAACCAACATTTTTTGATATGTTTATTGAGGCATTACGGGGTAAATCAAAAGACGAATTAAATGATTTGGCCGCATTAGAATGCTTTAAAAAAGACCATTGCTATAATTTTGTTTTACAGCACCAATCTAATAAATTTATACTGCCAGTGGAAACTAATGCGCTATATTTGATAGGTGTTTATAAGATAAATATAGTGGAAGTAGAATATATTCCTCAAAGGGAATATGAGACATGGCCAGAATTCAGTGATTTAATTGGCATTATTCATTTTCCAAAGCATTATGATGTGTTGAACTACGACGACTTACCAACCAATGGGCTAATGAAAGGATATATGATTACAAATATGGAAACTGGCGAAAGAACGTGCATAAGAAACAAGCAGTATGACGATTTAAAGGGACTTTTGGTAATTAAACCAGAGATTCAATATCACTTTCTATGTTTATTTAGGATTGGAACAGAAAAGATAGATGAATATTTGAATTTTTTTCCGAAGATGAAAAAGGAATTCTTTTTGATGCGTTATTTTCTGGACCAGTTTATGAAAGGAGTACATAATGCGTATTTATCAAAATACGTTTATAAAGAGAACACACCAATTTTAGCGAAATACGAATCTCATATTTATAAGATACATCATACGATGTATTTGCCGGTTTTAAATAAGAAAACAATAGCGAGAGTTCGTTATAGAACAGTTGTAGATTATTTCAGTAGAATGGAGCCTAGAGAGTTGATTTACATATTAAATTGGGATGCAAGGACAGATAATTTATAATATTTAGGGTATATATAGTAAATATTATCATGGGTAAAACAAAAGGAGGTTCATGGTTATTTCCAACAGAAGAAGAAAAAGCTGCCGCAGCGGCAAAAAAAGCACAAGATGATACTGCCGCCACAAATACACCATCTACAGGATTTTCTATTACTAATCCATTTGCTGGATTATTTGGTTCTTCTACACCAGCAGCAGCGCCAGCAGCAACACAAGCAGGTGGTCGCAAACGAAAGTCCGGTAAGAAATCAAAGAAGACTAAAGGAGGAAGACGTAAGACATCTCACAAAAAGAAATAAATATATTAATACTATAATTATTTATTATTGATGATACAAATCAGATAATTTTGATAGGTTTTGCACATATTTAAGAGCATGAGTTTTATTTGTTTCATCCATTTCACGAATCGGTTTACGTATATTGTCTATCATTTTCATTATTTCTTCAGACTTATTTAAATGAGATAAGTCCGAGCAATAATCTTTATCAATAAAAAATGTAATGTTGCCGTTATCAATAACATCTTTATATGGCAAAAATACAAAGTTATACCAGGATTTAATAATTGCTCTAGGGTTGGCTCGTTTTATGGTTTCAAATGATGTTTTTGCATAGGATATTTCTTTGTTGTCTGGAAAAACACGCAACAAATCGTCAAGAAATTCAAAGAAATGCGTATTAAATGCACGAAGTACAGTGGTTTTATCTGACATATGAGTTATATGTATTTCTGTCTATTTTTTATATAATTTTAATAATATTAATTAAATAAACGGTTGCTTAGGAACAATCTGAGCAACCTCATCCATACGTTGTTGTTGCAATGTATCTATTGTAACGCTATTGGATAATTTGTCTGGCCTGTAGTTATCAGCTGGTGTCTCAATAAATTTAATATCATCACCTGCACTAACATAGTTATACATTTGGCGATTCCCACCACGACCTTTTGCGCTTAATTCATCAGGACTCATATTATACATAGTGTATTGCTCAGAGACAATATTAGTTCCTCCATTAGAAGGTAGTAGGGGATATGCCATAGGCTCACCATTGTAATTAGTTGCTTTTTCGTTAAGAGATTTCATTTCAGGATGATAATGCTTTAATATGTCGTCACCCATAAGTACTTTATAATTTTGTTTTATCAATAGAAGAGACGGAACACTGTGAATATTAGGAGGCATAATGACCTTACTACTGTTCTCTAAAACAATGTAAGTCTGGCCATTTTTAGGGTCGTTTACCCGTTTATCAATGCAAATAAAACTGATTTTACCGGACATATTTGCTTTTACTAAAGTTTGTAATAGTTTTTGAGAATGTTTACAATAATTGCTATAATATAAAATATCCATGCGGGAATTATATTATATAGGGAAAATCAAAATCTTAGTATTTAACGAAGGCCCTTTATTTCTTAAGTGAGCACATAGTATGCAATAATCGGTTTTGGAAATACCAGAAAAAGTAACCAAGACAAATAGCTATTACATTAAGCCAATACATGAAATTGGTCTTTCTTGTTAATCCAAAGTAAATGGAAGGGATTAAAAATAAAATAAGATAAACAAATCCTAAAATAGAAAGAAAATAAAACCAGACACAGTATTCTTCACCGAGAGGGCCGAATAAATAATCCATTGTACTATTAGACATCTTTATAGTTTATACGAAGAAAAATATTAGAATTTACTAAATCTTTCTCAAAATAATTTACAATTACAATACATTCAAATAAAAAAAGAATCTATCTTTTTACACCGATTATTTTATCAAATAATGTGTTAATAATATTTGCCCTATTCCTGTATAACACCATATAGCAGGTCGTTCGTGTATGTTATTTGTTAATAAAAACCCCAAATATGGTCCAGTTAATAACATTGCTAAAAAAGGTTTTATTTGAAGAGTGGTTAATACTGGTATAACCCACATAAAAAAATACAATCCTATACTCGGAGTGAACCAATGCTTTCCAGGCGCACGTAATCTTATATTCCACGCAATGTGTTTATTTCCTGAAAATGAACAGGTTTCTTTTCCACACAATGGTTCATTATTAGTATCACACAGTTCTTCATCTGTAACAAAAAACAACCTACTCAACAATAATAACCCAGCAAAAAATGACATATACAAAAATAAAAAATTGGGTTTGTAGGTAAATGCGAACAACCATAAATTAAAAAACAATGGCTGAAAACATATATGAATGTATCCAATGTTTGTCAATAATTTATTATAATAGTTATTACATTGGTTAATTACTTTATATTGAAAAAATTGTAGTATTTCCATAAGAGAAAAATATCCTATCCCAATTGAAGCATATTTATTTTTATTATAAAAATAAAAACTAGATAAAAGTCCAACAATGCCAATTGTTAATGAAATATTTTCAGAAAAACACATATATAGTACTACTATATTTTTGGCGTTTGAAATAAAAAAGGTGTAAAATGTTTATTAGATTAATGATAGTATTATTGGTGTAAACGTCTGCGTAGTTCCTTACTCATTATTAAATAGTTTCAATATTTTCTTTTGCCAATCTTGTTCAAAAGAATCAATGTTTTTGTTTAGAACGTTACCCAATTGTTTCCACAATATTCCGCTAATTCTTAGTTCGGGTGCTTGATTCCACAACGTATCATAAAACTTACGCAATTGATAAAGCAATTCAACTTCAGAATCAGGAATTAAATCCATAATTTGTTTCGTAATATCATAAATATCACGAGGTTCTGGCTCTGGTTCATGTTTACTATTACTGCTAATGCTATTAGATTCAATCATGGGTGAATATGAAGAAGAACTTGAATTTGATTCTAACTCTTCCTGCTTTTTACGTTCTTGTTGAGCTTTAATAATGGACATTACAACTGCTGTGGACATTTTCAATAAAAGGATTTGTTTTTAATAATTCAACAGAGAACAAGACAGAATCAATTTTTTGATAAAGTACATAAAATATATATTCTATTTTATATACAAATCTATCATGGATAATTCAACGATATGGAAGATAATCAATACGTATTTTGAGGATAATCCACAAAGTTTAGTAAGACACCATATTGATTCTTACAACGATTTTTTTAAAAATGGTATATTCCAGCTGTTTAAAGAGAAAAATCCATTGAGAATCAATACACGTTACGATGAATCAATCGGTGATTATCGCTCTCAATGCATTATGTATTTTGGTGGCAAGAACGGTGATAAAATCTATTTTGGTAAACCCGTAATTTACGATGATAACAATTCACATTATATGTTTCCTAATGAAGCACGTTTGCGTAACATGACATATGGTATGACAATTCATTATGATGTAGAAATAGAATTTATTACAATATTGGGAAAGGATGAGGAACCAACTATACCTGGTCTAGAGACTGAAGGTGGATATGTAGATGCGCCATTTAAAAACACAAAGACAAAAACCGTGGCAGAATTAGAGGAAGAACAAATTTTATCTAATAGAACCGGTGACCAAAACCAAGAGAAGGCAGAGGAGATTATGACGGGTGGCGCACCTAAACCACCCCCACGTAGAAAAAAGAAGAAGTTAGATTCTGAATTAACTGCTGCAGAAACTGCAATGTTCCGAGAAGCCTTAGAAAAATCAATGGTAGAGCCTAATGTTCAAAAGGAAACCATTGTTTTAGAGAAGATTTTCTTAGGTAAGTTTCCCATTATGATTCAATCTAATTACTGTGTTTTAAGTGGTATGCCTAGAGAAATGCGTCATACTATGGGCGAATGTTTAAATGATATAGGTGGTTATTTTATTATTGATGGAAAGGAAAAGACTGTTATATCACAAGAGAGATTTGGGTCTAATATGTTAAATATTCGTGAATCGGGTGATGATAAGTATTTATTTTCGGCGGAAATTATGTCAGTATCTGAAAATGTATCAAAACCTATACGCTCTCTTGCAGTAAAAATTGTTGCACCTACCCCTTCTTATACGAATAAACAAATTGTTGTGAGAATTCCTAACGTGAGAGAACCTGTTCCTCTTTTTATTTTGTTTAGGGCTTTAGGTATCGTATCAGATAAACAGATTATTACAATGTGTTTACTAGATATTGAGAAATATGAATCTATGGTAGATTTGTTTGCACCATCTGTTCATGACGCTGGGGGGATTTTAACACAACGTAATGCTCTCAAATACATCGCCAATTTACAGAAACATAAAACAATACCACATACATTAGAAATCTTGGCGGATTATTTCTTACCCCATATTGGTGAGATGAATTTTACGCAAAAAGCATATTTCTTGGGAAATATGGTATTCCGTTTATTAAATGTATACAACGGCACAGAGCCATCAACCGATCGTGATAATTTTAAATTCAAGCGTATAGATTTGGTAGGCTCACTTATGAATGATTTATTTCGTGAATATTATACAATTCAACAACGCCAGATCCATTTGGCATTTGAGCAGCAGATAACATACAACCGTGGTATTTATGAGAATAATTTGAAAGGGTTAATTCGTGAAAACTATAGAGAAATATTTCGTGAGCGTACGTTGGAAGCAGGTTTTAAGAAGGCTTTCAAGGGCAATTGGGGAGCACAAGCTCACACAAAACGGGTTGGTGTAGTTCAAGATTTGAACCGACTTTCTCATAATTCTATGATGAGTCATTTACGTAAGACCAATTTGCCATTAGATGCTAGTGCGAAAGTAGTAGGTCCACGTGTTTTACATCCTACTCAATGGGGTTTCTTTGACCCTATTGATACACCCGATGGTGCGAATATTGGTATTCATAAACATATGTCTATTTCGGCATACGTAACACAAGGTTATTCTAGAGAGCCTATGATAAAATGGTTGCGTGAGAAAGTAGATATGAAATTAATAGAAGATTGCAGTCCATTGATTTTATCTAGAATGTCAAAGGTATTTGTGAATGGCCATTGGGCAGGGGCTCTTAACAATCCAATTGAAACTGTAGAGAAAATCAAATTGTTTCGTAGAAATGGTCTTATTCCAACATATACCAGTGTAACGTTTGATATTAAACAAAACACGGTTTTTATTTACACAGATGCAGGTAGAATATGCCGCCCCATTTTTTATATGGATAATGATTCTGAAAAGTTCTCCTTTGAATCTGAAAAAGTATCAAAAATATTGGGCGATGCAGATAAATTCTCATGGAATGAATTAATTACAGGTTTCAATCGTAAGAAGGACCCAACATTTAAAATCAATATGGATACTATCTATGAACTACATGAAGTATATGATGGTATAGATTCTGAGTCTAATCCCGCAAAGTTAAAGCGATTTTTACAAGAGAAGGCTATAATAGATTATATTGATACCAACGAATCTGAGGGTGCTTTGATAGCACTTAGTACAGAGGACTTAGAGAAAAACAAAGCGAAGAAATTCACCCATATGGAAATCCATGAGTCGTTGATATTTGGACTAATGGCGAATATGATTAATTTCCCCGAAAACAACCCTGCGTCACGTAATTCTTTCTCATGTGGTCAAAGTAAACAGGCTGTCTCTATGTATCACACAAATCATCAAGTCCGTATGGATAAAACTGCTGTTGTATTAGTATCCGGTCAAAATCCTTTAGTAAAATCTCGTTATTTGGAACATATTAATCATGAGGGTAATCCCTATGGTGAAAACACAATTGTTGCGATTATGTGTTATACAGGATACAATATGGAAGATTCCGTATTAATTAATGAGGGTTCATTAAAACGTGGTCTTTTCCGCACAACCTACTATACCACATACGAATCACATGAAGAAAAATCAAAGACTGGAAATGCTACAGTAGATAAAGTATTTTCAAATATTCAGTCCGAGACCAATATTGTAGGAACTAAACCTGGATACGATTATAGTAAATTAGACCGCTTTGGTTTAATCCGTGAAAACACAGAGGTCAATGATAAAACGGTTTTGATTGGACTAGCCGCCGCTAGCTCAGAATCAAATGAAGTAAAATTAGATATGTCTAAGACACCTAAGAAGGGTCAATTGGGTATTGTTGATAAAGCATTTATTACGGATGGCGAAGAGGGATTTCGTATTGCCAAAATTCGTATTCGTGAAGAGAGAATTCCCAATTTGGGTGATAAAATGGCGAGCCGCGCTGGTCAGAAGGGTACTGTAGGTCTGGTCATTCCAGAACAAGATATGCCGTTTACTAAAGATGGCATTCGTCCAGACATTATTATTAATCCACATGCTATTCCAACACGTATGACTATTGGACAATTAGTAGAAGGTATAACGGGTAAAGCATGCGCAATGTATGGAGGGTCAGGTGATTGCACTGCTTTCAATAACAAGGGTTCAAAAATAAAGATTTTTGGTGAGATGCTTACTAATGTTGGCTATCATTCCAGTGGTAATGAAATATTATATAATGGAATGACGGGTGACCAAATCAACGCAGAGATTTTTATGGGACCTACTTATTATATGCGTTTGAAACACATGGTGAAAGATAAAATAAATTATCGTTCTTTGGGCCCCCGTACCGCATTGACTAGACAACCCGTAAGTGGACGTGCTAATGATGGTGGTTTACGTATTGGTGAAATGGAACGTGATTCCGTTATTTCACATGGTGCAACAGAATTTTTACGTGAATCAATGATGGAACGTGGTGATAAATATCATATTGCGATTTGTAATAATACTGGTATGATGGCAATCTATAATCCTGCGAAAAATATATTTATGAGTCCTATGGCAGACGGTCCTATTAGATATACTGGGTCTTTAGATGGTAAAGATATGAACATTGAGAATGTTACCAAATTTGGCCGCAATTTTAGTGTGGTGGCCGTGCCCTATTCATTCAAATTATTGTTACAAGAGCTACAAACCATGAATATTCAAATGCGTATAATAACAGAAGACAATATTCAACAATTTGAGAATATGTCATATTCTAAGAACATTGAGAAATTAATGTTTACGGATAAGTTTGACCCAAAATCTATGGTGAATGAAATGAAACAGCAATTATTAACTAAAACTGATGTTTTTAATACACCGGATAGTATTAAAACTCCTTCGCCACAATATGCGAAAGGCTCACCTGCTTATGTCCCACCAGAAGAAGAATATCAACGTTTACAAGGTATATATAAGAAAACTGCTGAGGAATTAGAAAAATCACCAGAATATGACCCAATGTATAGTCCACCATTTAGTGTGTGGAAACCTGGAAGCGGTTCAGGTGTTGACGAAGATAGTCCACCATTTAGTCCTTGGAAACCTGAAACAGATTCTCCTTCTACAAATTTGGATATATTAAAAGAACAAGCACAAACATATAATGTTGGCGAAACAGTGCATTATAGTGGAGACAATAAACCTGAACGCATATGGAAGATTACCGAGATAGGTCCTACATTGATAACAATTAAAGCACAAACATTCTTAGATGAGCTTTATGATATGGATAATACATTATATGTGACTGCACTGGATATCTACAGACCAGGCGATTTTGTTAAAACCTCTCCTTTGGGAGATACAATGCCAATGATTCCAGTGGCGCAGGCCACAATGAATGGAGGAGCGCAAGGACAAGGATACGGACAAGTATATGGACAAGGATACGGCCAAGGTCAACAGGGAAATCCATTAGCAGGAACACCTATTAATTTTGCGCCGGTTTTTAAGATAATGAATGGAGGTAGTGATTTTTCAACGGGTAATCCAGGAGATGTTCAAATGGAGGGTGGAAGCGCAATAGGTGATTCTGCGCCATTATTAAGTTCAACTTTAGGCCCTCCAATGATGTTTAAACAAGATGGAGGTGAAAAGAAAGCCGAAGAGAAAAAACCAGAGGAACAAAGTGGTGGTGGATTTTTTGACTTCGGTAAGGTAGTAATAAAGAAACTTGGATTTTAAGCATAAAAAAATATATCCATAAATAAAAAATTATTATTATTATTATTATTATTATTACCAATATTTATTATCTATTCTGTATCACTTTCTGTATCATAATCCCATGCGTTCTTTTTAACTAATTCAAAAGAACGCATTAAGTCACTTGCTTTTGGAGCTTCAGGAAAACAACGCTCCTGGTATTTAAACAAGTGTTCAACATCCATATTCAAATTGCACTCTTTGCAAATTAATAGTAAATTATCAGGTGTAGACGTTCCACCATGCGCATGTGCCTTAATATGCCCCCTATGATACCCATTGAGTTTGTTTTTATAAATCATAGTTTGATTGCAACAGGCACAGGGTGCTTCGTCATCCTCACCAAATTGACGTTTGTCTAAAGCACGTTTTGTTGAAGTAGGCACAGGGAGACGCTTGTTCCAATCCTTATCACGAACAAAATTGTAATCTCTAAGGATTTCTAGTAAATGTTCGTATTCCTCTGCGACATCTTCCATAGTGTACTTCTGTTTCGTCTCTTTGTTCTTTCTTCCATCCCACATTCGCGGATTTTTATCCTTCGTTCGGATGAAATATGGAATATTACTTCTCAATGTCTCTTCAGTAACATCAGATGATGTAGACATTGTGTAAAAGATAGCAAAATAGGCAGGTAATGAAATTTTATAAGACACCAATAAGCTGCTCATGAAGCAAAAGAATTTGCGAATAGCATTCTTGAAATTTTCAAACTTTTCAGCATCGTACTGCAAGCATGAGTTGTTCTCAATGATATACTCATTGATAGTCTTATCGTTCATTGAGAACATTTCCAGACTAGTCTTTTTTGGCTTAGGATGAAGCATCAAATAAAATTTAGCACACCACGGGAGCCAATACTTGCTAACGTCATTATGAACATGTTTGAATGTTGACATCATAGCATCTTGCCACCTCATTGGCTCAGTCTGCTCTTTGATAAACTGAACAAGAGGGCAATCCACCTTCAGTTTCAAAATGTCAGACCCAGTAACCTTGACACAATTTTGTAGTTCCAAAAACTTTTGGCCAAGTTCAATATCATTCATTCTATTTGTATATGTTGTCATACCTAACTTAATACCCAAAAATGCATTCTGTTGGGTTTCTGTCAGTACAGAAACTCGTTTCTTGGTCTTCTTCTTATAGTCAGTCGCCAAATCTAAATTATTGAAGAATATTGATACCTCCTCCCCATCTATCATTAATTCACAGCAGGGAGGAATAACTCCTTCTTTAGTACCACTGTTCATATAGACGCCATCAATAAATGCGCAAATTGCCCGACTGCGATTTCCACCATCAAGACACATCATTTGCCACGATTCTCCTGGTTTCAATTGGTCAAGGTGATATTTATAGTAGACCAGAGGTGGAATATACAATGGCTTATCGTAAAGAGCGGATTCTATCATAGTTTTTCGTAGAAAGTTGGCAATAGGAAAAGTCCAAGCATTCAATGCTCTTTGCATAAACGGCTTCATATTTATTACCTCATTGGTAATCATATTAAACAATTTTTGCACAGTATTTACAGTGAGGGAAACTCCGTTTCCCAAATCAATTACGTTAGCTGGTTCAGAATGTTCATTTGTAATCCTCAGAGGTTCAGTCATGATTAAAAGTTTTGTTGGTTGTTGTTAACTAATATAAAGTTTGATACCAAAGTTTTCAATTTTTTCTCATAAAATTAACCAATAAAAGTTAATATTATTTAATTTCTCCGAAGGTTCCATTCTAAAAAATTGAATAATATTAACTTAAAAAGTATAAAAGTATACCTGTTAAGTATATATAATGTCAGCATCAAACAATCGTATTTTAAGTATTTATAAATCTAGAGGGACGATTCTAGAGATTTTATCTGATAATTTAGGATATGACACAACGGAATATGAAGCTTTTAGTATAAATGAGATTGATGCAATGTATTCAAATTCGCAGTTGGATATGTTGTTAAAACAAAAAGAAGGCGAACGCAAGGTATATATTAAATATTATCTTACTGCCAAACAAATTCGTCCTCAGAATCTAGACGATATCATTGAAGATTTGTTTATTATTGAGAATGTTCTTACAAAGGAGGATACATTGGTAATTATTACCGAGGATGAGCCCAATGATACGATTACAACAAAACTTAAGTATCTTTATGACCACGATGGAATTTTCGTTGTAATCCACAACATCCGTAGACTTCAATTCAATATCTTGAACCATAAACTAGTTCCTGAGTGCACAATTCTGCAAGATAATGAGATAGAGGAACTAAAGAAGAAACACAACATTACAAATCCTATGCAGCTTCCTGAAATTTCTCGGTTTGACCCGCAAGCTCTAGCTATGTGTTTGCGTCCAGGTAATATATGTGAATTCAAAAGAACTAGTGCAACAGCAATGTTTTATAATTATTATCGTGTTTGTGTGTGATAAAAATATCGCATCAAAATATAGATAAGAATGGCAAATAATGTATTAGTTGGATATAGCCCAAATGATTTTTATTATGTGCAGGCAGAAGAAAGCAATGTTATAAATCCAAGTTCTGATTGTGGTAGTCTTGTTGTGAGTGGAAATGTAATTTTACCTAATGGAACTACAATAGCTAACGGATCTTCATTATCTTTAAACGATCCTGCATGGGATACAATATGTAATAATTACTTTAGCCAAAATCAAGATAATTGTGTAAAGCGAGAATTGTGCAACAACAAGAACAATGCAACACAATTAGGAGATTTACAAAATAGTAAATCAGGCGCTATGGAAAAATATATGAATGAAAAAATGAATTACGATAGCATATTAATGAACACAATAAATTTAGGAATAGGTATAGTTTTTTTAATTGTTGTTATCTATAAAAATCAGAAATAACAATGTATTATAATTATATATAAATAATTATAATAGAATGTCGCAACAGATTTATGTAAATGATGCAATGGAATCAAACTATAAATTAATGAATGATTTGAACACATTTAATATGAAATATGCCAAATATGTGAAATGCAACGACAATAATGCTCCTGAGATTAAAGGAAATTGTGCCCCTTCGGATTTAACATGTTGTTCAAGCACTGATATTGGAACAGTTGGGCTTGGTGGTCTTACTACATTGCAAGGAACATTGATTGCCGACATAAACGATATGCGTGAAGCAGGTAATTTATTAACGGGTAATTTGATTTCAAATTCGCAATTTAATACTAACCATAGTAAAATTCTTAGTCACGCAAAAGAAATAAACAAAAATAGATCAGATTTAGACAATAAGATGAGAGAACTCTATAAAATAGATGGAAACCTGCAACAAGATTATTTTTTGCAATATGATTCAGTAATGTATACTGGAATATTGTTTTCTATTTTAGCAACAACTATTTTGTATTATACATTCACAAAATTATAATAAAATATGATAATATAGATATAGCATTTATGGAAACAAACACAGATTATTTTACATTTAATGTATCCAATCCAATAGATGAATATATTAAACCATTAAATATACATTCATTAACGATTTCTAAGCTCGAAAAAGAACCAACTATAATTCCATTCACGGCAATCTGCATTTTAGCATCAGGTATTATTTATTTATATTTGCAAGAAAAGTAAAATCTGAATATATAGTAGATTAATGAATTTTAGCAGTATTAATTCAAAACCTAACAATAGTAGTGATTATTCAGCTTATTCTGAAAATTTTGTCGTGTATGAGGGGTTTAATGACCGTGGATATAAAGTAGGAACAACAGGAAATACAATATTGTCGGATCAAGTTTTACCTTTATCTCTTATTGCGACGGATTATTCTAATAAATTAAAAACAGTTAATCAAAATTATTATGACCTCTCATCAAACATTAGTAGTATAAAAACTATACAAAACGATATATCCGGAAACTCTTATTATGATTACAATACCCCTTTTGTTTTGGAAAAACCAAAAACTTTATTGGATGGTTTAGTTTACGATAATAATTTGTTAACAGTCCAAGAAAACGCTATGTATGTTTTAGGAACAATTGCGGCTGCAACATTAATAGTATTTGCTATAGTTATTGGAAAAGAATAAAGGGTTTAGTCAATCTTTCTCTATTTATATACAGCTTTGCGCATTTTAAATGCGCATGGTAACGTTGCCATTCCACTGATAAATCGCCCAATTTTGGACGATTTAAATATGCAATGGTGTAAAACAAAATATTCAGTTATTATATAAATCATGCCAGAAAATTACCCATATGTTGATTTGAATGGACTATTAAATATACAGAAAGATTATTTGGGAAATTTATCTGCATCAGACCCCGATTCAGCCGCAGTTATAACCCAAATACAAAGCAATTTATCTAATATGTATACTGATTATGCTACAGCAAACGTTTCTACTAACTCGGCTCTTACTCGTCAAAAAGAGGTTCTTGAAATAGTTGACGCTGAGAAAAAAAGATTGGAAAACAAAAAGCAGGGTGTTGATAATGCTGCTTTTGGGCAAAAACGTGCTGTGGAGTTAAATAATAGCAACCGTTTAAGACAAAATGGTTATACCAATTTACTTATTGTTCTTATTATTACTTTAGCTTTATTTATTGGAATTATGATAGCAAGTAATTATTTAACTTTTATACCTCAAGTTGTTTTTGATTTATTGTCTATAATTGTTATATCTGTAGGAATTTACATCTCATTATATTCGTTTCTTGATATTCAAGGAAGAGATAATATGAATTTTAACGAATTAGACCTCCCTGGTATGAATAATAGTGTAGCAGGTAATTCAAAGGCAGCTGGGGCTGGAGGTACAAAAAATTTAATATCTGGTGATTTCGGTTGTGTGGGTAGTGATTGTTGCGGACCAGCAACTAAATGGGACCAGGGAAATAACATATGCAGACAAGGCTTCACCACTATGAGTTTCTCATACAATACGGGCGATATTACCAAAGTTGCCGCAAATGGTCCTTATGAGTTTGACGATTATGTTCCATCAAATTAAACAACGAAGAGATAAAAAATCTAATAATAATATAGTTAAATCATTATTAGATATGTCTGTTGAACCAAATCCTGTAGCAGTGGCTCAGCAATATGCTGCTCAGCAAAGCATTCAGACTGAATCAGAAGAAGAAACCAAGAAGAAAGCAGTTGCAGAGGCAAAGGCTAAAGCAGTTGCAGAGGCAAAGGCTAAAGCAGATGCAGAGGCAAAGGCTAAAGCAGATGCAGAGGCAAAGGTCACTGCAACAATGTTAAATCAATATGAAAATGTAGTAAAAGAAAATACGATTTTAAATGACAAAATTAATACTCATATGTTTAGTGAAAACAAAGGTAAAAAGGATATTGATGATGAGAAATCTAAATATTTACAAGAAACCATACTTACTATGCGATTTATTAATAATTGTTTATTTGGTGTTTATTTGACTTTGTTTGCGGGTTTAGCATACACTATATATAACAAAGATTTGAACATCAAAGCAAAAATTGCATTGTTTCTAGTATTTTTATTGTATCCTTTCTATATTAGTGCGCTACAAGATAATTTGAGATTTGTTTATAATTTTTTGTTTTCAGCAACAGCAAATATTAATACCTCATCTCTTCCAGAAAGCAATGAATTAATAAACAACAATACATCAAATATTCATAGTTCCGAAGAAAAAGAAGTAGATTACAACGCATTGTTAAAAGAAAATTCTATATTGGAAACAAAAGTAACTAACATTAAAAACGATAAAACAATGAACAGTAGAAATTCTATTTTTACGGCTGAACAATCTGAGCAATATAAAACAATGAATAGTTATTTATTTGTATTATATTATCTTTGTGTCTTAGGATTTGTCTATGTATTATTTGCCACCGCTTCATTCCAGTTTAATATATATCTAAAAGTAACATTGGTTGTTTTATTAGCTGGTTATCCTTATTATATAGATATGATTGCAATAGCGATAATGTATGTTTTGACCGTTTTATATAAACTTGTTATGGGACAAACATATAAAGACCCACATGCGAAATACGACACTTCACTGTTGTAGTTTGATAGAAATTATTTTGTAAAAAAATAAAATAATTTATTTGTTTGTTTAGACTGCATGACTATAGGTCATCAGTATTTATATCATCATCAATATCTTCTTCAGTATGTGTGTTTAAATTGTCCCTATCATAAATAATCTTAACACCTCGCCAAGCATTATCCTTCTGCTTTCCATACTCCTTGTCCATGTACTCATGCAAGTCCTTAGGTCCAGGACACTTTCCACCATAGTTGGAACCATACCAGATTGCGAACTCGCTATTTAGTTCCATCTTCTTGATACGGCCATTCGGGTCACGCTTTACACAGTCATTCGTGAACTCCGAAATGTAATCCTGGCTCTGGCGATACTCATTGCTCTTGGCCATCACAATATTGCAATCCTTAACCATACCACCAGTCTCAAACGCACGCTTGACCAACATTGAAGCAAATACTTCTTTCCATGAGTCAAACTTTTCATCAATATACTCATCCAATTGGAACTGGAATGGTTTCTCCTTGTCATCACTCACAGGGTTCTTTGTAAACAGAGACTTGAAAGGGACAGCACGAATACGTCTCCAAGTGCCATGGTCGTTACTCTTCACCTCCATAAAGACATTACAAGTAACAACCAGCTTGAATTGGGGAAGGAATGAAATAGTCTGAGGCATGTAGGGTGCACGGCCCTGAAGACGGTCCTTACCACTAGTAAGTGTCTTCATCATACCCTCATTAATCTTGTCACCCTTCTGAGGCTCAGCCATAACAGCATAACGAATGCCCTTTAACTCTACAATCTCTGGAGTAAGTCCACCAACCTTGCCACGCTTCTCGGTAACCAAAGTAAGAGGTACATCGCCCTTGTAGTCACCAAGAACCATCTCCATCAAGTTCACAAGAACAGACTTGCCGTTCTGGCCGATACCAATGTACATGTTGAACGTCTGGTTAGCAGCAGTTCCAATAAGGGTGGAAGCCAAATGGTCCCACATGTACTCACATAGCTCTTTTTCTGGGAATAGTTTATTCATGAAATCATTAATTTCATCCATAATTTTCTGGTTAACAGAAGGATTCAAAGGAGTGTAATCAATGTTGGTGCACATAGAGATGTTATCTTCAGGATGGCCTTTTCTGAAAACCTTCTCCTTGAAATCAATTACACCATTCTTGTAGCACAACAAGTAAGGGTTTGTATCCATCTTCTGCAAGAATGTTCCATCGTAGAACAATTCCCTAGCCTCCTTCATAATCTTATCCTTTCCATTACTGTCGGATAAACGAGTGCAGATATTGAGAATACGAATAGACCTACGCTTAGCAGGATCATCTTCCGTGTTTTGCTGTTGGGGATCTCCATTGACAATCATTGTGTTCATTGCATTGAATGTCTTCTGGTTATACAAGTCGCGTAACTGCTCCGAAATAGCCTTACGAAGAGTAGTTCCAGAATCCACCTCTTGCCAACGATTGTTAATGTACTGATACCAAACATTACCCTTGATGCTTACACAGACATAGTTGTGTTTGAACAACTCATACAGAACCTTTGCGATGTCAGTGTCACCACAACCTGAACGGTCATCGTGCTTAGAAGTGGCTGCGCCACGAGTGCGAA